ACTGAGGTCCGCGCCTCTGAGGTTCGCGTCCCTGAGGTTCGCGCTCCTGAGGTTCGCGCTCCTGAGGTCCGCGCCTCTGAGGTCCGCGCCACTGAGGTCCGCGCCTCTGAGGTTCGCGTCCCTGAGGTCCGCGCCACTGAGGTCCGCGCCACTGAGGTCCGCGCCTCTGAGGTTCGCGTCCCTGAGGTTCGCGCTCCTGAGGTTCGCGCTCCTGAGGTCCGCGCCTCTGAGGTTCGCGTCCCTGAGGTTCGCGCTCCTGAGGTTCGCGCTCCTGAGGTTCGCGCCATAGAGGTTCGCGCCACTGAGGTCCGCGCCACTGAGGTGCGCGCTCCTGAGGTTCGCGCCATAGAGGTTCGCGCCACTGAGGTCCGCGCCACTGAGGTCCGCGCCTCTGAGGTTCGCGTCCCTGAGGTTCGCGCTCCTGAGGTCCGCTTTGATTCCTCCGGTTTCCCCACGTACCCACTTAGCATGTACTTCTAGTATATGTTTCAACTCTTCGGGTTTCATTGAATCTCCTTTTCGACTGTGTAGGCGTCTTTCATTGTTGTACCCCCAAGCATTCCTGGCGCGGATTGCGTACGCCGCGTGCATTTGTCTTGCTCGAAACTGTGATAACATCAGGCGCACATTGGATCGCCTTGGTTGCCGCGTCGATCAGGTCGGCATCATCGAAGGCATTGTAGAACTTATTGCGCGTCACAAATGCGGAGCGCGCTTCGTTCACAACGTGGAAAGTATCAGCAGTCTTGTCGAATTGGATAGTCGTTGCCATTGCTATTTGCCTCCAATCATGAACTCGGCATCGGGAAACATCTCGAACAGTTGGAAGGTGCTAATTGTACTTTTGCTCATAATTCTGGATTCCCTTGGTGATTAAACCCAACCGTAGAGGCACAGTTGGAACATTTGGCAGTTATAGGCTGTAAGTTTTTACTGCTGTTCGTTTGTCCACATTTCGGGCAAGTCCAAAAGAGAATTTCATCGTCTGGCCAATACCCTTTACCCTCGGTTAAGTAAAATGGCTCACTCATGATAATTCTCGTAATACGAATCCCAGCGCATTTGGGTGAAGCTCTGTTTCTCCGCAGTACCCTCTCCCCGCAGGAGATGCCATTGTGTCTGGGGAAGATAGGAAACTGCACCGGTGCCTTTAACGAAGTATTTGACGGTGACCACGCCGCGATTGACTCGAATTACTGTAGCAAAGTATTCGCCGTCAGCCGCGCTATAGATAACCTTGTCGCCCTTGGTAAAATGTTCCATTGTGATTCTCCTTTTCGGTTACTGTACTCATAGTAGATAACTCGCTGCATTTTGTCAAGCACTTTAGTCGCTTTGTTTTGAATGGGCTAGCGATTCATGTATATAATTCCCAAAGAAAAGCAAGTAGTGATAACATAATGTCCTCCTTTGGGAATTCTCATCCATGCACCCGAAGCCCGGACTTGCGGCACTCATTCATTGGAGTTTGTCGCGTGTTGCTCCTATTGGCTGGGATGCATGGGGAAAACTCTGTGCAAGGCCTCCAGCCGTTCCCAGCCGAAGATTTACTGCGGGAGCCCGTGGTATCGGTGACGTAGGGTTTGATGGCTTGCTAGGCCAACCCGGTTATGACGCGTCTTTCGCTCTCGCTCGCCTCTGGTGATTCAGCTTGCTTTTCAGCTGCGGCTGCTACCTGGAAAACCCCTCACGAAAGCTCCAGTTTATCGCTGCCTACTCGACTAGCCTATCCTCCAGCTAACGCCTTACAACCAAGGATCGCACAGCGCGCCCGATCTTGCAAGATTTATTTGAACTATTTTTCGCAAGGGGCCAGCCAGATATTAAAACGTACGTGAGGCAAGGCGTTGGAATTGTTGTGGATAGTAGCTTTTGGCTGTATCCACGGCGTCTAATCTAGCTTGTAAACTGAACCGTTCAGGGAATGAAAGCACAACTAGTGACCATGCGCAATCTTCCTCAAACCATCCAAGGGGTGCGTAGATATCCCCACGCATGTCTTTGTCCATCCGGCGAAGTAGTCCACTGGAAACGTGGAAACCGCCGTGTCCTGCTGTGCTGTACTGGATAATGCCACGCCCAAAACTACGTGCCGTTTGTGCGGTTCCCCAAGGTGTTGAGGTTTGCACATTGTACCGCGTCATTGATACCTCTGGTTCAGGCAAGCTAGTGAGTTTGCGCATTAGACTGTTAGGCGCTCCCACTGCAACGTTTCCGTTTTCTAGTGTGTTCATGCTACTTTATATTGCAACCTGCTTGCCAAACTTATTATCAACAACTTGCACACAGACTCAATGACTTGAGCATGACACAGAAGAACATTTGTTACACTTTGTGGAGCAAGGATTACCACATTGTGTCATACGTTCCCTAGCGTACGTTGGCAACCCCGGCCTGCTATGCACTAACCCATAGAGAAAGACAGAAGCACAGCCAAGGGACAACCGTAGCCGCATAGCTTTTGCCGATCACTTTTGCAAGGAAGTGCCAATCCACCGCATCTGTTCATTCTGAGGACAAGCACCGCAAAGCAGGGCTTTTCCTTGGCTTGAGCAACTAATAAACTAGTTTCTTATCAACTAATTAACTAAGTGGCAACCTATGGAAAATCATAGATTAGCCGCTGGAAAATCATAGATTAGCCGCGTGAGCACCGTTGTGCTTCCTCTCTGCTTTCCCCAAGGGCAACCAAAACCCTTGCAATGCAATCACTTGCACTACTTCACATCTTCTCCTCGCGCTTCCTGGCAAGGCTGGGGGTCCCCGCTCCGCTCCAAGTCATTCTCGCGCTTGCGCCGGTTGCCCTTCGCTCGCCCCGAGGTGGCCCCGAGGTCTAAGTTGTACATAACAAAAGCGGTTGCCCCTGGTATTCGCCCTGCATTCGCCAGGGTTTCCCCTTGGGCTGCGCCGTGGCTGTGCCTATCGGGAGTGCTTAAGGTCGAGGCGGGGTCCAGAGCGTACGTCAGACAACGTATGAGAAGCATGGTGGAGAATCCTACACTCTACGCCAGTGTTGCAGTGGTTAGACTTAGCTGGTACACTGATACCACAATGATACTTGAGTCAGACTGAGGACAACCTAGGACAGCGAAGGGAAGGCGAAGGGCAACCTAGGCAAGGCATTGATTCCCAAGCTGCTACGTGGAAGGCCCCACACCCCTAAAAAATAATTCTTATGGCAAGGGCGGCACGGTTGTAGAGTAAAATGTACCAGGCGCGATGCATCTATGTAATTTCTACACCAATTATATACATACCCACCCACTCTTCTCCAGTGCTTGCCTCTAGAAAATTTTTCTACACACGTGGACGGGACCCCTTGACAACGGTAGCAGATCTATGGTATAATATTTTATTATGAAAACGCACTGTAAAAATGGTCACCCTAGAATACCTGAAAACCTGGCAGCCAGCGGAGAGTGTAAAATTTGCAGGAAAGTCCGTGCCTCCAGCCATTCGCGCAAAGCTTACAACCAGGCTTATAATGCCCGACCAGAGCGAATAGCCAAGTCACAAGCTCGCAATGCGTCTCCTGAGGAAAAAGCCAAGGCTAAGGATAGGTATAAAGCGCAGCATCCACATGTACCCAAGACTCATTGCAAACGAGGACACCCCCGAATCCCAGAGAATCTTTCGAAGAACGGTGGGTGTAAAATTTGCACTAGTGAACGTGGGCATCAACGCTATGTTGCCCAACAAGCAATCCTAGGTCGCCCCGTGCTTACCCGGGAAGAATACAAAGAAGTGCAGAGAGCCAGAAGGAAGACCCAGTGCATCAATGGGCATCCATACACACCTGATACCCGCAGGAAGAACCGCGGCTGCATCGTGTGCAATCGAGAGCAGGAACGAGCAAGGAGAGCCAAGAAAGCTATGCCAAAAGTGCCCAAGACCCATTGCCTTCAGGGGCATCCCAGAACGCCAGAGAATACCCTCAACAACGGTAGTTGCAGAGTATGCCGAAGGCTTGCCGAGAAACGCAGAGACCAAGCCCGGTCTGCCCTCAGCAAAGCTAGGAAAGCAGAGCTTGCCAAGGTATGGATCAATTCCAGCACGGGGAACCCTGTGTCTACTTCCAGAAAACTGGATCTGCGCGCCCATGGATGGACTCAGCAAATGTATGAGACAACACTGTTTGAACAGGGTAACGTTTGTGCTTCCTGCAGACTGCCTTTCACCAAAGAGAATCCGCCCTGTGCTGATCATCGTCACTCTAAGCCGCCAGAGCCTCGCGGAGTATTACACGCCAAATGCAACTCCCTTATAGGCTTTGCCAAAGAAGATCCCGCGGTCTGCAGAGCTGCTGCTGAGTACTTGGAAGCCTGGACCGTGTAAAATTTTCCGCTATGCGTGGGCGGGCCAAGGAACACCAAGGGGCACCCCTAGGCATGCGCCGGACTGCAGCGGTAATAATTACACACCCCACGAAGTGCAGAAACAACACCCCCTTGCGCCAAGGAGTTCTTTGTGGTATAATGTTTCTGGGTACGACACCGGGAAGGACCGGCAGTGGCTTGTGACGCCATGTGAATGGGGAGCGTTACCCCGCGTACCCTCCATCAAACCCACCGAGGGGAACTCGGATGACAAGGAGCAACAATGACAACGCTTTTACAAGTCTTGGCTGAAAATAAACACCTAGAAAGCAGTGATCCACTTGCATTTTCTCAACACTTCGGAAACTGCACACTCGACTCCATCACCTTGACTGATACGGACCTTGCTTGCCTAGCAGCGCACGCACAGCAAGGAATTGAAGACCTAAAACATACTGAAGTAAGCTACACTAAAAACATGAAGCGTGCTCTCTCACTTATGCGAGAAGCGGCAGACTTGATGTTGCGTGAGCGTACTCTTCATAAAGCACGAGTAGCTGCATGGACTTCAAAAGATCCCAGTCCCGCTGATCTGACTCAGGACCCCAAGAAATCTAATGTACCTATCAGCAAGGAAGGACTCATCACTCAAAGGAGCTGAAATGAAATTACCAGGAGACCCTGGCTACAATCCGAAATGCTACATTGGAGAAGCAGGCTGTGACTGCGTTCATGGCGTGCTCAAATTTCCTAAATCACTCACCTTCGTGCAGGAATTGGAAACACTGCTCAACAAGCACGGCTGGGACAGCACATTGGGTATTCCCGATTATATCCTGGCCAAATCTCTGGATCGAACACTGATGAACATGCTGGAAACCCAGAACGAAGTCAAAGCGCACGAGAGGGGAATATGAAGATTTTGATCCTGCACGACAATGTGAATGAGAATGAGCTGGTGGTCTTGGACGCCGAGGATTTCTCTATGGTGTTTCCCATGCTCGCTGGATCTGCTGTGAGGATGAAGAGCGGTGGGTCAGATGCGAAGCTCGTCCAAGAAACCCCGGCTGAAGTTCTGAGACTACTCAAGGAGGCACTAGGACAATGAAATACCTGGAAGACAGCGCAACTGAAGCTGTAGACGAAGCTTACCGTGCCCGCGCAAAGTGGGGCCTCAAATTCGATGCAGCCAACACATTGAACGATTGGATCACCTATACCGTTAGCTACATGAGCCGTGCATCTCGCATGGACAACACCCGGGAACAGGTGATTGAAGATCTCAGAAAGGCTGCAGGCTTGGCGCTGAATGCCTTGAACGCAGCTGAGAACGACAAGCTCGCCCCACGGCATTACGATCTGTAGAGACAAAAAAAAAGCCCCAGAAGAGCCGACCTTGTTGGTCAGTTCCTCTGGGGCTTTTTTGCGTTTACTGCGGGTAGCGTAGTGAACATGGGGGAGCTTTGATCTGCTCCACGTAAGTGACGTGCAATTCATTCCCATCGGGGGGATGGCCTGAGCACTGTGGCGAATCCCAGCTGTTGAGCTGTGATCGCGGTGTCGATCAAGGTGCGAACCTCAATTACGTTGAACTGCTGAGGCACGCCAGACAGAAGCTTGCTGTTCATCTCGACCGGGGTTTCAGACTTCTTGTAGTGAGCCGCAGGCTGAGTCTTACGATTTTCCAGGGCGTACAGATAGGCCCTGACATCCTCAGCGAGTTTGTTGTACTTCACCTGCAGTAGTTTATACTTCTGCTGCAGGGACAGCTTTTTCACTTTCGTTTTCTTCATTTCTGAGTCTCCTTGTTGTATTTCACGATGGTGTATTTCCAGCCGACGCTTTCATCTTCGAAGCGCTTGGCGGCTGCTTGCGCAATTGTTTTGTTGCAATGCACGCCAGCAAAGAAGGCTAATTCCCAATCTCTGGTTCCGACTTTGCGTTTGTACAGTAGCCAGATCTGTTTGACCATTATTTCTCCTTGTGTCGTTTGTGTCTATCTCGTTCCCCTTGGATAAGCACTGCGATGACAATGATCCCACACAGTGCCAGGATTGCATCACTCATCCTAAGAATTCCCTCACTTTCAGGGCTGCGTTCTCGTATGAGCTGGCTTTGCCCGAGAAGTAGTAAGAACTATTCTCACGATCTTTTGCAGTTACATTGCAACCTGAGTTGTACAGTTGGTTTACCTGTTCCTCTTCCTTCTCGGCGCGCTTGTGATTCTCTCTCTGACGCCGGGTGAAGTAGGCCACGAGACGATCAATATTCTCTGCGTAGCTCTTCACCAATTTCTCTCGCTCGGATTTGAGGTCTTCTAGATTTGCTAAGCACTTGTCCACGCGAGCGTTCAGCTCCGCAATTTCCTGCTTCTTACACTCAGCAGCCCTGGATGCTGGACTGCTGTACTCCACACGATACAGAAGGTTTTCCCAGGATTGTTCTCGTAGGGCAACCCTAGGGCTTCCCTGACAACCAACCATTGCCAGCAAGTGAGATTGTTTCCTGTATACTCCATCCCCTTGGGTTGTTGCAGGAGCCATTGAAGGCGCTCTCGCATAAAGATGTTTTCTTCACGAAGTTGATCTATCTGATGGTTGCGCCATGCAATTGCGTTGGCTGCGATCACAGCAGTAGTGTTCAGATCCTCATCTTCCCATGCTCGATCAAGGCTCTTCTGCAATGTTCCTTTAGCTGCAGTGATTTTGTCCAGCATAAAAGCAATTACCTGTCTTACATCTTCTGCACTATACATTCTCTTTCTCCTTCTCCTTCGGTAGCCCCAGGCGTCCCATGATCTGCTGTGCTTCTAGAACTTCTTCCTCGCGCTTCTTGGCACATTTTTCGCAAGGCACATCGTTGATGACGACTGTCTTCCGAGTTGAGTCATTCTGCGGATCTGACTGACAGACGTACTGACAACACTCGGGACAGTAGAGAATCCATCCGTTGGGAAACATCTTGTTGCTACTCGCAAGTGATTCGCGGATTACACCCTTCGGTTTTTCCATGGTCCTCCTGGTAGTTCTCAAGTTCCTGGCGTTGCTGTGTGGGTGTGAGGTCTTCATAGAAGTCCATACCTGTGCGCTCGGCATACGCTGCGGCAGTATCAAATACGAGTACCAAATCTTGCTCAAGAATGCTGTCTGACATTGATCCCCTGCTTTCTTAATTCGTCGTTGCACAAAAAATCTACCAACTCGTTGCCTGTATTACCGGAATGACCACGTACCCAGTGCAACATGTGGCCACCTCGGATCATCAAGGCTTGTGCAAGGTCTCGGAAGGGTCGTAGCTCTTCATGCTTGACCTTCCATTCTCCAGACACAAGTCTGACAACCAGTTGGCTATCACAGTTTATGTCCAGCTTAGTGATGGAATTCTGTGCGGACCATTTGAGCAAGTCAAGCAGTCCTTGAAATTCCGCGTAATTGTTGGTATATAGCTCAGGACCTAGGTAACGAGAGGACGCTTGAAACACAGCATCCCCATCGTAGATAGCATAGGCACATGAGGTTTGGCCTGGGTTTGAGACCTTGCAGGCCCCGTCGCAGTAAGCGTGCATATCAGTATTTCTTCCCATTAACACCGCAACGGGCTGCATGTGTATGATCCTCTCTTTTTCGGTTATACTCTAATTTTTCAATCAGAGCACCTCCAAGGTCAAGGCCGTATTCACCCGCATAATCAAATACTCTGATTAGCAAATCTGCTAACTCTACCTCTACCATACGACGATGAGGAAGTTTATCATCCATCAAATTTTTACGATGACCTTCCATCGCCTCGCTGATTTCAGAGACCATAAGCATGAAACGCTCACCATGGTTATGGAATATGCGCTCTCCTGTAACTGGATCATGATACCACTTGTCTGCCTCATGACGGCATAGGTCGCTTAACTCCTTGATAACCCTACTAGTATAGTCTTCTGGAACTACAAAATCACCATTAAGATCCACATGAACCTCCTTTTCCTGAAATCTCGCAAATATCTGCCTGCTCCACAAATGTTTCTCCCACATGCTTTACTGCGGTTGTCCACTTTACGGGGTTCAATGGTTGCCCTGAACGGGCTGCCTCAGGATAAGTAGTTAAGCCACGTAAGCTTGGCAGATACTTAATAAAAGCTTTGCCAAATTTTTGAACAGTGTCTGTACTGTTCAGCTCCGTGCCCCATTGCGGCAAGTTTATAGTACTTGAGATACCATGATCAACATACTTTTGAACATGTGCTTGGAAGTTTAAACGTCTTTCAACGTCTTCGGCTAGCACATAGGCGTCTTCAACATCTTCCGGGTTTAATCCTCCTTCTTCTATGAGTCGCTTAGCGGTAGGATCAAGGACATACTGATAGTGCCACACACTGCCTTTAAGGTAACGTCTTTTGTACGCAGCACAGAATATAGGTTCAATTCCCGTGGAAGTTTCTCCAAGTATTCCTATGCTACCTGTGGGGGCAATAGCGCGTGTCTTTATTGGGTGTGATAAGTCCCATTGATTAGCATAGTGAGCGGAATGCTTTCCGCTTTCTGCATACACCTCCAAGTATTTATCCAGTTCAATATCTGGTCCATACCTTTTTCCGTTCAACAGAAGCCATTCGTGTATACCCATCAGGCCTAATCCCAACCTACGGTTCTTAGTTCTGATCATATCTACCTTAGCATATGGTACATCGCTGTACACGGTTCCTGCCAAGAGGAACGCAGTGGCACACTCTACTACGGCCTTCATATTTTCCAAGTTACTTATACGTGCCAGATTAACTGATCCCAAATTACATACATCAGAGTCGTCTTCACTGGTTAATTCGCAGCATGCGTTACGAAGTGTCTCCTTCTTATTCTTTCCTAGGTCTATGCTAAATCCAGGCTCACTTGTCTTGAGCATTCTCTCTACAGCGGCCCAATATACCATGTTAGCCTGAGAGTTCTTTGGATGTTTATCATCAGCGAATGCAGCAAAGAATTCATCGTCTAATAAAACACTGATGTTAGTGCCGTCCATCGTAGCCGGAAAATTAAAATCCTTAGACTTTAATTCTCTGACTTCTGGAATCCAATCCTTCATGTGGATGAATTTTTGTATATCCCCATGAGACCAGGAGAGTCCTGCCCACAGCGCCGAGCGACGAGATCCGCCCTGCATTACTCCTCTCCCAATCTCATTACCCATCTGCATAGCGGCCAACGGCCCCGTAGCATACCCTCCGGTTTTTCTGATTATCTTACCTTCAGCTCTAACCGCAGAGTAATCTGTGCCTATTCCTGCACCGGTCATAAGTCCCATAGTAAGTTTCTGCATTAGCTCTGACCAGCCCTCTCTACTATCTACAGCTTTCAACAAGAGACAATTGTTCACCATATGAAAGGGTCGCCCCGTGGCATACAGATACCGCCCTCCGGGGATAAATTTCCGGTCAATGACATACTGCGTTGTCTGATCGACTAGGCTCTTAGGGGCATTCACTGCTTTGAACACTGTCTTAACCACTCGATGGGCAAGCTCTGCCCAAGTTTCGCCATCCTGGGCATACTTCTGACGTAGGACGGTCTCTGCAAACACTGACATCTTATCTTTCACTTACTTTTTCCTCTTCTTTTTTCTCAAAGTTTTTACTACAATCCATTTTATGCCAACGGTAAATACCACTTGTTACACCATTACATTCTTGGCATCGTGTTGGGTTGTCCATAGGTCTGCCACCTTCCATGTCATTCATTGTTCTTCTCTTCCTTCCTCGAAATCATGGAGGATATAAAACTCATGTTGAGCAGGACATTCATAAGCCTGCATTAAATTCTGCATGAGGCCCCTAGGGAAAGCTTGTGCTGGACACCAGGGGCACGTTAAGTGAGTTGGTATTTTCTCCATTAGATCTCCTTTACTTTTGCCACCTATCTGCAATGTGGTAGTCGGATTCCATCACCACGCTCTTCATCGTTTCTGCGGCAGCGCGACGAAAACAGTCCGCTACGCATTCTGCTACTTCTTTAGCATGGCGCTTGGGAGCTTGCAAAACTAGCTCGTCATGCACCATGGAAAGAAGCTTCCCTTTGTACTGAGGTAGAAGGTGCCAAAGATAAGGTTTTCCATGAGCATCAAATCCTGCCCCCATACTTCTTTTTATTATAGATGCGTTGCTGCCCTGCACACAATGGTTCTTACCACGCCTACCAATACTCCCCCAAAGACCTCGCATCGCTTGTTTGATCTCATATTCATTAGGCTCTCGGTGAGTAAGCTTGTATTTCTCCTCTTCCGTTGGAGTACGCAAATATGCAGCGGAGAAGTTGAAGAGGTTTGTTTTCTGAGTTTCTTCTTCTAATTCTAGCCGATCTGCATGTTCGTCCTTGTAATACTCTCTAGATGACTCCCAAGTAGGAGCAGGCAATAAGCGTCTGCGTCCATACAAGTCCCGGGCTTCATTCAAACGCTGCGCACGTTCTCCGCTTTCTCGAAGGTAATTCCAGATATCAGGGAACTTCTCCTCATGCAGCTTCATCAAACCCTTTGCTGCGTCTATAGTTATTCCCAAAGCGTCTGCAAGTGCGTTTGGTCCTGCGCCATAGCACAACCCAAAGTTCAAAGCCTTTGACTGATCTCTCAACTTCTTGTGCTCAGGGCAAGAACATTTCAATCTTTTCGCTTCTCCTTTCTCATCTTTTTCGTAGTACTTACATTCAGGCAGTGCTAGGGTTGGCCATCGTTCTGGATAGAGTATTTCGGTACAAACCGAATGGACATCCCAGTTAGAATTGAAAGCATTGATCCACGATGTAGCCTGGGCTAACTCTGCAATGATTCGGAGTTCAGCTCCACTCATGTCGATTGTGATCAGCTGATAACCTTCAGGCTCTTCTTCATTTGGTGGGTCACAGACAAAGCAAGCACGCACTTCCTCTTCGTGCGGAAGGTTCTGCATATTAGGTTGACTGCTGCTGGATCGACCCGTCTCGGCTTCTAGTTGATTGAACCTAGCATGTATGCGACCGTCTAACGGGTGGACCCAACCTTCAGCAGCGCAAGGCTTCGTCACCCAAGTTTGTGTCCAAGATTTTCCGTAGGTAGTCGTATCTTTCTTTCCTTTGCGATATTTGCGCAAGACTTGAATAAAGGGATGGTCATTGAATTTAAGCAAGTCTTCATCTGCAGCACTTGCCAAAGTCTTCAAGCCTTTGATCTGCCGCAACGCTGTAACCAACTGTTCGTTGGAAGCGTAGTTGATGTAGGCTTCGCCTTCGCACTTCTCAACTCTCTTCTTGTACTCGGTATATTTCTTGCTGAGTTCAGAATATTCGCGGCGTGCCTGAGCTTTCTTTTCTTTTCTAATTTTGGTCAAAGCATTCAATTCTGCGCGCAACACGGCCTTCTGGGCATTATCCCGCGTAGCACGAATTGCTTCAGCCTTGGCCATCTCTTCAGGCGTAGATTCTTCGAACCCAATACGCCATATATTTTCGAGACGGGTCATCTCCTCGAAGTCTATCTGTTCGGACTTTCGGCCAACAACTTTGATGAATTCCTGGTCAAGAACTGCTAGCTCGCCTTTGCGACGATTTTCAACGTCTATGATACGCTTCATCCAACGCTCACTAGCGAGACGCATGCCGTTCAGTTGCATGTCTTCAAAGGAACCCAACGCATCATTTTCGATTTGCGCAGTGGCAAGCAGTTGTTCCTGCGTCATCTCATTGATCTGATGCTCGCGCATCGAGAGAGGCATGCGCGTATCGAACGCGGCATATGCAATCTGCTCAGGGCGCAACGGGGATTCCAGATCGAACTTGTCCTGCTCCTGTTTGTCGATCCATAATCCGAAGCGTCGAGCAACAATCTGTTGCATCGAGAACTCAGCCATCTTTTTCAAACTGATGCGACCAGCTTGAATGACGCGCTCTGCGAGATCTGTGGAGTAGAGATGCCAGATGCGCACACCGAAGCTCCAGAAGAGAACGCAGTATTCGAAGGAGAGGTTCTGTCCCACCTTCAAACACTGGTTAGAACACAATGCTGGAATGAGAATATCGAAGATGGGTTTGAAGCAGTCGAGCATTCGGAAGTTGCCCTGCTTGCAGAGCGTATCCGTGGAGCCAGCGAATGCGAGCAGATCAATGACGAACTGTTGATTCTTGTCTCCCACTTGAATCGTACGAACTTTTCGGCTGGAGAACTCGTTACACCAGTTGGTCTCTGTGTCCAAACCAAACATCCTACGCTCGGCAAGTTTCTTTGCAATGAAACTCGACAACTCAGGGAGTCCAGAAGTGGGCGTCACGAGCGTGATGTTCATTGGCGGCTGGAGTTCTGTCAGCACCAAAGGTTTCAGCAAAGTTCCATCAATCATGCAATCTCCCTATTTGTCCACTTGTACCTCCGAGGGACAAGTCCCTCCAGAAAGCTCGTTTGCCTACATTTTTCCTGCGCAACTTGCGCATCTCTTTTTCACAGCGGGCGATCTGCTCTTCTCCGAAAGCTCTTTTCTTGGCTGCATCGGGCTGGCCGGTCTTTACTTCCGCGACGGCGCGCCTCCAGATCGAAAGCTCCTGTCCAAGCTTCTGGCGGGCCTTGCTGACCCCATCGGGTGTCCTTTTCATGCCCTTATCCTAACTTGTTGATTTATATAGACGGTAGTCTAAGTTGTTGATAATAAAGAAACTGAGTTTTGAATTTATAAGTCCTTTGTTTTCTTTATCGTTTTCCCCAGTTGTTCGTAAGTTATTGATTCTTATATTTCTTCTGTATATCCCTAGTTTGCCCTTTGCCTACAGATCTAGTATAGTCTTTTTTTTTACTTATGTCAACATAATTCGTAAGTTGTTGAAAATTGGATGCTAGGAAATTTTTACACACTTTTCCCTTGACAAGTGGTCTACCTCCATGATATAATTATATTAGATCGAAATTAGTGGGTAGGTGCCTCATACACCTGCCCACACCCTTATGAGGAGGGTTTATGGAAAAACTACACGAAGAACAGCGAGCAATGAAAAAGCGCTGGCAGCTCACCAAAACTGAAAGAGTTTGGAATGCACAGCATTCTATGAAGACATACTTCATTCAAGGTGCTTCTACTGGGTTGATAAAGATAGGCAAGACCGCAGGATCAGTTAAAAAGCGCTGTGACGACTTGCAGGTAGGCAGTCCTGATAACCTTCGCGTGCTGAAAAGTGTGAAGAGAGACATTGAGAGGGGTCTTCATAAGAGTTTTGCATACCTCAGGACACACGGAGAGTGGTTTCGTCCTGCACCAGAACTTCTGAGATTTATAAGCAAGTTGTAGTAGCAACCCACTGGAGTTGAGCCCCGCGTCTCTCCTTTCGCGCAATCTGTGCGCTCCTCCAGTGGGAAGAGAAATTGGGCCTAGTTTCCCAAGCGAAACAGAGCGGACAACCAACCGCTCTAGCCCATAGAGTTTGTTTCGCTGATTCTGCCGCGACAAGCCAGATCAGGTAACAACGTGCAACTGCCCACGATACTAGGCAGCATTGGCCCGAGCGTGGTCAGCCCTAAGAAGCCCCACGCTCGCCCGCCGAAGTCCCATGTCAAGCTGTTAGGTAATTTTTGGAGGCAGCGATGGTTGTCATTCTCGTACTAGGTACGTTCATTGTATTTCTTGCGATTGATGCAGTTCGATCTCGCGTTCGTGTTCCGCGTGGCACGATGTTCACCACGCCAGGATTTGAAATGCTGGGAGCATTAGCCCAGGATGGTGGGACGGAAGTAGAAGCAGATTATGAGATTTAAGCCATTGTAGCTTAAGCGGAAAAGCCCTCACTTGTAATGAGGAAGTTGGGTTTTCAACTAACCCCGATGGCTCCAGTTTTTAAGCTCGCATCCTCGTGGATACTAGATACACATCTTGTTGATTACAAGGTTGAAGATAAAGCGAGCTAAGTTTTAGTGTAGCGGGGAAGTGAATAGGATCACGAGAGGGCTCATAACCCTTAAATCCGGTTCGAGTCCGGCGACCGCTACCAAAGTTTCGCCCGTAGGTCGCTCAGCGACCCGCGAGGAGACGCTAAGCGACTCCGTGGCGAAAGAAAGACTCACCCAAGTAAACGCAGGCCGGATTCGAGCCGGAAACTTGTGCTGGTTTGAGACTGTGCAATGCGATATGCACAAACGCCACCTGGGGCAAACCAGGATAGTAGGCCGGTCGCGTGCCTTGGTGAGTTGATATCGCACCAGAATGTGGCGACATAGGGGTCTTTAGGAAGCTTTCGTCCCTCGTACGAAATGAAAGCTCCAGCTTTTATATGGGCGATTGGCGTAATCGGGAACGCACGAGGTCTGCAACCTTGAGTCGTCAGATCGTAACTGGCATCGTCCACCAAGTTCATACATAACTAATACCAGAAGCTGCCTAACCGGCAGCTTTTTTTGTGCTCGAAATACCCGAATGCGGCATAGTCGCTGTGGGCTTTGGAGCAAATATGCGCAGCGATAAGGTTCTTAAATCTTGGTACCGAAAAATTAACCACAAATTTTTTGACAATCAACTCACAGATAACGTTTGCGTCCGTTGGGCAAACGAAGATGACGATGGGGACACACTAAGGTGGGAAGAAAAATTTTTCGGGTGGTGTGACAAGGCGGGGGATGGCTACCACGAGTACGTTATAGTTCTCAGTAAGAAGATGAATAAGCCTATATCCAGTAGACTCTTGACCCTTTCTCACGAAATGTGCCATGTAGCATCTGAGCTTAAAGATCAGCATGGCCCAGCCTTCGAATATTGGAGGCAGTACATCGCAGATCGAGGCATTTTTAAGAAGCACGCGCTGGTGAAGAACCTAACGATTTTTTAGTTGTAAAATTAAAACGAGGAGACTCAGAGTATGTCCGTTGAAGGTGTGGTTGAAGAAGTGAAGCAGGAGGTCGTAAAAGTGGCTGCCGAAGTTAAGGCAGAGGTTGAGAAGGTTGTTGAGGCAGTGAAGCCCGAGGTTAAGAAACTCGTTCAAGAACTGACTGCTGAGGAAAAACTAGCTTTGCGTGAGATTGAAAATGCTTACCTGAAGGCCCAGATGGAAATTCAACGCATTCAGCCTATTATTCAGAAGGCTCAGCAAGATTTCACGAAGACTGTTGAAGGCCTCGTTACCAAATATGCTGTGGACCCGGCAGAGTGGGCGTTCGATAATGTAAAGCTTATTTTTACAAAGAAACCCGCAGCGCCTGCACAGAAGTAAGGAGCCAGAGATGGCAGAAGACTCAGAAAATAACTCGGGGCCTCTGGAAAAGAAACCAGAGGTCACCGAAGAATTAGTGTTGCACGCTAAATCACAAGACTTTGTAAAAGCAAATCGAAAGAAGAATGGACAATTTGCTAAAAAAGACCGGGCAATGCCTTCGTCTCTCGAAGTAACACGCCTCATGCGTACGTTGTTGAATCAGGCAGAAGCTGGGCCTGATGGACATATCATGAAGGGCGCACATTCGCGCTTTCGAAAGATGTTCGACAAGATCTTCGAAATCGCTACTTGCGGATTTGAGCAACCTGCTAAGGACAAGCACGGGAATGTCATCATGATGCCCGATGGCAAACCTCTCACATACAAGGATGCGAAGATGGCTATGGCATCGGTCCAGGCCTTTAAGGAACTAATGTTGCGGGCCCATGGAGAGGCACCTAAGAATGATGCTGAGCTTGAAGCTCTGCAGCAGCATGGCGTGCGCATAGTCGTGATTCAGCCTCCAGCAGAGATGATGAACCGTGATGTTATAGAGGATGCCCCGCGTCCAGCATTGAAGCCCGCCTTCATAGAGGGGGAGTTTGTAACCGACGATAAAAAGTAAGGACTCAGCATGCCAAGAATAAAACGAACTGAAGTAAAAGAACGACCAGCGTATCTTAGTCCTGACGGCACTATTGACCTTAGAAAGATATTTCAACTCCAGCCAAAACAGACGGAACTCTTGCAGATGCGTACGAGAGACGGAGTTCCTTATATCATGACGGTTGCTCCTCAATGTCTGAGTGTTGGAGGTTTCCGATCAGGTAAAACTGTAGGGTGGTTGATGTACTTCATCGAAAACTATTCTTTGGCGTATGAAAATTGTGACATACTTGTTCTTCGTAGAACATTTAAGGAATTAGAGGCAGGCTGTATAAAGGACTTCCTTACGTTTGTCCCAGCAGAGTTGTTTACTTATGATCAAACTAAGCACACTGCTACAATGATAAATGGTTCACGCGTTGTGTTTGGTCATTGCAATAATAATAAAATGCGAGACATTGACCAATATCTGGGCACAAGCTATAGCGCGATCCTTGTTGACGAGTGCGGTCAATTTTCTCCAGATGCTTGGGGCATGCTTTACTCAAGAAACATTGTAAGTGGTGCTTGTATACCTAATAAACACGGTCATCTTCCTATCCCAGTGATAGTTGGAGCAACCAACCCTCTTGGTCCTTATTACGAATATTATCGTACGGTGTTTGTGCAGAAGGAACCTTGGGAACGTCCTGAGGGCGCTAAGCGCGATGCTAATGGTGCATGGTGGGTGGAGTCTAATGGAGAGTTGCTGAACGTATACGACCCACGTTTGTATGCCTATCAGCGCTCAACCGCGATGGATAACCCAGAATTCCTTAAGAGGGACCCGGGATTCCTAGCGCGTATGAACAGTTTGCCCAAGGCACAGCGTGACAAAAAACTGTTGGGCCTTGATGGAGCAGTCGAGGGGCAGTACTTCACCAACTTTGATCCTTATGAACATGTGATAGACCTTCGTGAAGATCCCGATGCTATCATTTTTGAACCGTGGCAGAAAGTGTGGGCGGGAAGTGACTGGGGGATTGGTCACGCTTGCGCTGCACACATGTTTACTAAGGCTTTGGTAAAAACTTCTAGCGGGGATTATCGACAAAAAGTAGTGTGCTTCAAAGAGCAAGTAACCACAGGGGGAAAAACACACAAAGAATGGGCGTTGTTGTTTAGTAAGATGTGTAAACTTCCAAACGGTGTAGAAGTTAAACCTTCTTCTATTTTCTTTAGTCATGAGAAGTTTTCTAGACAAGTTAGCGCGCATACACCTGCAGACGAGTATTCAAAAGAACTTAAGACATATGGATTACCCGCTGTAACTCGTGCTACGCAGGATCGCATAGGATCTGCGTCATTGATGTACAACATGTTATCTAATGGGGAATTGGTGATACTTGACACATGCAAGGATATTATCAATGCGATTCCTTCGTTAATGCGTGATCCTGATAATATTGATGATGTACTTAAAGTAGATACACGCGGAGATGATGTTTACGATTCGTTTAGGTATGGACTGTTTGGACAGCTTGGCACAAGAAAAAGACCTGCAGAAATAGCTATTCAAGAACATGCAAAGGAGCTTGATCCCTTGGCGCGACATTTTTATTTGATGAAAATGGCTCACGACAAATCAAATTCTAACGAACCTTTTGTTCAGAAGAGTGTGCCTATTTGGCAAGGTAAATGTGGTTTAGCATAAGATCTCGAAGCTTAGCGGCTTCGGGCTAGCTCGGGAGGTGCCTCAATCACCTCCTTTGAGCGACCTATTGAGGAGGAAGAAATGTTTTATACATATCTGTGGTTACGAGAAGATGGTACCCCGTATTACGTTGGAAAAGGTTCTGGGCGTAGAGCATTTATAAACCATAGAAAACGTCGGGTGAGGATGCCCCTCGATAAAGAACGTATTATCATTCAATATTTTGAGAATGAAACTGATGCCTTTGAAGCTGAGAAATTTCTTATATCATTTTTTGGAAGAGAAGATTTAGGTTTAGGATGTCTTCTTAATATGACAGACGGAGGAGATGGCCAATCTGGGTTGGTTCATAAAGAATCTTCCAAAGAAAAGATCAGACAGGCCCAAAAAGGTCAAAAGAGATCTGTAGAAAGAGTTAAAAAGACAGCAGACGCCTTGCGAGGAAGAAAAGGCAGGATGCTTTCCGAAGAAGAAAAGCAATACCTGTCTGATCTTTTTAAGGGTAAGCCTTGGTCTGAATCTAGAAGAAAAACTCAAGAAGAAAAACCTATCCGTATGGCTACTTGTCACCCCGATAGGAAGCACGCAGCTAACGGCCTGTGCAAAGAATGCAACTACAGGGAATGGTCAATAAGAGTAGGCAGAAGACCTGGAACGGGAAAACTTAAAGGCTTTATTCCAACGTGTCACCCGGATAGGAAAGGACATGCTAAAGGTTTATGCAAAGCCTGCTATGAAAGGGAAAGATTAGAAAAGAAAAGGAGAGCTCAGGATGCCCTATGAAGAAACATATGGCGCACGAATACGCCAGTTCATTCAAGAATTGTTTGGCAGTAGGCTTACGGCTCACTTAGAGGATGAAATCACCCGCCTTCGGAACGACCATGACAGAGCCCTGCAGGATCGTGACACTCAAATTGCAGTGCTGAGGGAAGAGAAGCAGCTTCTGATGTCAAAGATCACGGCATATGAATTCGCAGTGCTCCCGAGAACGTCTAGGGCAGGTGCAGAGGTTATAGCGTATCAGAAACCTGCGCCCCCGAAGCCAAACTTCAGCTTCGCAGATCTCCCTCCTACAAAGAGCAAGTGGGAACAATTTCAGGAAAATTATTACGCGGGAGAGGCCAAGGCCATAGAGGCTGAAAAAGCAGCCGCAGCTGCTGTTGCTGCACAGAAACAAGCTGAAGCCGCCGCAAAGGAGATTTAGATGGCAGAAAAAGAAGGGTGTTGTGGTGAACTGTGTGATCTGCATATGCATGTTGTTGAAGATGGGTATCACTTTTGTTGCATGTACGAATCTGAGGATAACAATTCATTAGGTCGCAGAGCTGGGTGGGTTCCGCCTGCCCCATGTGAACGCAAAGAATACGTTGCAAAGACGAAAGCGGCAGCGATTAAGAAATTTGAAGAGATTTTGAACGAGAAGCATTGCAGTAAATAGCGGCTAAGGCCGAGGAGGAAATGATGTTCCCTACAAAAGATGGAAAATCCTACGGTAGTCGCTTTGTGGCGAAACGTAAGGACGCTGAGCACGCGAAGATGGGCGCACCTGCAGCGGGTGCAGGAGAGAATTTGATGAAGAAAGCGTCCCCTGCTGCCCCTGCGGCTGGAGCACCTGCGGCTGGAGCACCTGCAGTTGGTGAACCTGCTGAGCAGAAGCCTGAAGGCATTGGCGCAGCACCGGAAGATCCAAAGCAGGTTGTCGCTGCGCATGGCAAAGCGACCACAGTTCACATTGCGCATGATCACAAGAACGGAAAGCATCATGTTGTCAGTACTCATGAGGATGGGACTGTGCATGAGTCTGAGCATCCTGATGCAAAAGCTGCTCACACTGCAGCAGCTGCCCTAGCCGGGTCTGGCGATCAGCCAATGGGTGAACCTGCGGCACCTGAGGCACCCGAAGCTGATGGTTTCAGCATGCCGAAGCTGGCATAAAGGAGATCAAAAATGTATCAAAGTAAAACAGACCCATCCAGAAAGTTTGGCAGTGCATTTAGAGGTTCTCGCTTCGATGCGTACCACGCTGGTGAGCAGCCCGGTGGAAGCAATGAGAACGAAAAATCTGAACCACAAGAACGTGGCTCCAGTGATGCAGATGTAGCGAAGGCGAAGAGTCCTGCAACATCATTCCACTTTGTTCATGATCATGCTGGCAACAAGCATACCGTAACCTCTACGCATGAGGACGGTACTACAAATCAGACGGAGCATGGCAGTGCAAAGGAAGCATACGATTCCGCAGCGCAGTTGGCTTTGGAAGCGGGTGGGGAAGAGCAGGCTACTGATGTGAAGAAACGCACACATCCCGATCAGCAAGGCGCAGAGTCCGAAGAGCGTGGCTACGAGATGCCTGATCTGACCATGGCGTAGGAGAGAAGTATGCCGTTCGTATCACAGAAACAAAGACGCTGGGCTCATGCGAACCCAGAAGAGCTGGGTGGAGAAGCGGCTGTTTCGGAATGGGAGTCGCATACTCCCTCTGAGCTTCCGAAGTACAAGCACGGGACAACCACTTCTCCCGAATTGAAAAAGCGTTTTACCTACGCTGCAAAAACCAAGAAATAAGGTGCAGTATGTGGCCGTTGTGGATGCGAAAGTGTCCTCTATGCGGACGTGTGTTGTACAAGAGTTCACTGTCTGAGACACTGAAGTGTGTCTGCGGGTGGCTTTGGAGTTGACCATGATAGGTATGGCACGAAGCAAGAAAAAGGAAGTCGAAACAGATTCTGGTGATGCCAAGAAGACCTTCAGAGAAGTACTTGGTCTTGGGGACGAAGATAAAATCAAGTCCGTGAAGTTGAAAGTGAAGATGAAGTAATCTCAGAGGAGACATATGGCAGATCCAGGTCAAGATGTAAATACAATGACGACCAATGCGCCGTCTGCAGCACCCCTGCCATACGAGCAGCCTGAGAAGCCAGAGGACAGTCCATTAGGAGCTTACGCTCCTTTCGACTGGTCTTCAGAGCCTTTCGCAGATTTGAGCAATGATGCCAAAGGTGTTCTGATGCAACTGGACGTAATAGCCACCAAGACAGACGTGGCTGCGCGTAGGTTTGAAGTTGAGCAATGCTGGGAAGCACTGCACTTCGACCGTGGTTATCAGCACTTGCTTCGCGGGAGACAAGGTGGTTGGATACTTCCTGGTCAAGCCTCGGGGTTTGGTGCTACATCACAGCAAAACAACAACACGATTTACGACACGAACGTGTACGGGTCTAAAGGAGACATTATTGTTTCTGCCCTTGCGCGTGAGGTGCCGAAAGTGGAATTCTTCCCCGCTGATCCAGAGTACGGGCCGGATAACACCGCAGCTGAAGAGGCTGAGCGATTCAAAGAGATCTGGTCACGCAATAACTGTCTGCACAAGCTGTTGACTGAAGTTGCCCGAGTGTTCTGGAATGAAGATCGTGTCTTATTGTGGACACGATATGAATTGAATGGCCAGCTGTATGGTTTCGATGAAGATCAAGAGACCGCGCCTGTCACCTCCGAGGATATTCTAAATCCTCCCGATGACACTCCCACAGGACAAGACGGTCTTGATGATGTTCTGGCCCAGGTAGAATCCCCTCTTGAAGAGCAGAGCGAAAATCCTGACGAAGACCAACAGCTGACTATGCCCGCTGCCCCTATGAAGAGGGCGCGAGGCATGGAAGTCACTACCTATCACGGCAAGCTTGATCACAAGTGCCCTATCGCGGTCGATGAAGTGAAGGACATGCAGTTTGTCCAGCTCATGGAAGATCTCGACGTAGCCATTGTGAAGGCAAAGTTTCCGTGGATAGCGGACAAGATTAAACCGGGATCTGACGGCAATTCTGAAACTGAGTTGGACAGAATCGCTCGTGAAAATACTCGCCAAGCCGTACTCGGTGCGTATGTCACAGGTGATTCATTGCAGCGCCACACAGTTGTGAAACACACTTGGTTTCGTCCCTCTATGTTCATGGACGCGAGCGTCAATGACACAGTGCGCGCTGAACTCATGGAAGCTTTCCCAAATGGATGCTTGCTTGTCAAAGCAGGCTCAAACTTCGCCTTTGCTCGTAATGAGAGCATGGACGATCATATCGCCATAGGGCATGCTCTTGGTGGTAAAGGTCAGAACCGTAGAGCGTTGGGAAGCTCATTGATTTCGATCCAGAAGCGTATCAATGATTGGGTTGATCTCCAAGACGATTTCTTCAAACGTACTGTACCTAAAAAGTGGATGAACAGCCAGGCTTTCGACATCGAAGCTCTAAAGACACAAACCAATGTGCCTGGAAGTACGGGAGCATTCCTGCCGCAACCCGGCCTCACCACTGCAGATCAGTACATTATGGTTGAACCTACGCCGCAACCGCAAGCTTCACTCGCGGATTTCATCAAGTGGTTCCTCACAACCCTCTCAGAAGAGATCAGTGGCGCGTTACCATCTTTGTTTGGAGCGGCTACAGGAGAAAACACAGTCGGTAATGCGCAGATCCAGAGAGATCAAGCGCTGCAGCGCATCGGGTGTCCTTGGAATAACATCCAGCTCCTATTTGCGGAAGCTGCCCGACAAGCTGTGAAATGCGCAGGGGACTGCCGCGATGGTAAAGTTCTACGACAATCTTTCAAAGACCTTGGTACTGTTACCGTCAACACAGGTTATTTGACAGGCAACGTACTGTGCTACCCAGAAAGCGACCCTTCGTTCCCAGAGAGTTCAGCTCAACGCGAAGCGAAGTTGAAGGAGTTGGTGGATGTCAGTGCCAATATCCCGCAACTTGCAGCGTGGTTGTTCGCCCCAGGAAACCTGACCACTCTACAGGCAGGTATTCGTATGAAAGGTTTCAAAGTAGAAGGTGCGGACTCTATTAACAAGCAGAAATCGGAATTCGAACTTCTGCTGCGTTCAGGTCCCACGCAGAATCCAAAGTTGCTGAAGATCCAGAGCATCTTGGACGAAGCTGCTACCGATATGCAAGGGAAGCAGGCACAAGGTCTCCCGCCAGATCCGAAGGAACTTGCAGCAGTTGCGCAGATGCAGCAATTGCAAAAGCAATTGCCTCCTTTGGTAAGTACTATTCCTGTGGCGCAGGATGAAAGCGAAAATCACTCCATAGAAGCAGCTGCTTGCCTGATTTGGCTGAACGGTTCAGAAGGACAGAAATTCAAATATGGCAACCCGCAACAGCGCGCTGCGTACGCGAACGTCCACCTTCATTGGTCGGAGCATTATGCTATGGCGAAGCAGATAGCTTTGGCTAATGCACCGCCTCAGAAACCACCAAGTGAAAGCCTCAGTGTAGATGTATCAAAAATGCCTCCAAATGTGGCGATTCAAGCACTTGGCAAGATGAATATCAAGGCTACTCCACAGGATTTTGCGCAACATGATGCTAATACTTTGGACATGGCCGTGAAGAAAAAAGTTATACCCGACGCACTCAAAGGTGAGAAACCTCAACCTGTAGCATCTCCACAAGGTGAGGGTCAACCTCGTCAATTGCGTCGTTAGAATTATCTCAGGACTTATAAACCTGAGCTAGAGTAGGGAGGTGCGCGAACATCTCCCTTCTCGCCTTTTCGCGGAGGAATCAATGATTGTTTATTTGATAACAAACGAAGTGAATGGAAAACAGTATATAGGTCAGACCGTTCGCAGTTTGCAAGTACGTTGGAAAAAGCACTTGTCTGCTGTGGTTTTGGGCAGTGAGTATTATTTTCACAAAGCCATAAGAAAATATGGTGAAGAAAACTTTTCTTTGTTAGTACTCCACATTTGTGAAACCAAAGAAGAGATGGACTTTACCGAAGTGTTCTACATTTCTTTGTTGGGCACAAAAGCTCCTAAAGGATACAACTCTACCGAGGGTGGAGAAGGAACTGTAGGGCATAAACATACTGAAGAGTCCATTCAGAAAATGAGAAGTTCTCATAGTGGTCATAGAACCACTGAAGAACACAAAGAAAAGTTACGAAAAGCTTCCGAAGGAGTTCCGAAGTCAAAGGAGCATTGTCGCAGCATTTCTGAAGGAAGAAAAGGTATAAAATTTTCTTCTGAGCACCGAAAGAATATAAGTTTAGGACACATCAGAAATATTTGCCATCGTGGTCACAGTAGGATTCCTGCTAATCTCAACAGAGATGGATCATGTAAACAATGCAAAAGGATTACAGAGCTTAAGAGATTGGGGAGGAGCCTTTGATGGCAGACAAGAAGCTAATTGCTGTGATACAAAGGCACGGAAGCACCACTCTCAATGAGGACAACTGCTTTCGTGGCAGAAGTGATCCACCTCTTGATGAAAAAGGTGTTGCCCAAGCTGAGGATATGGCTGACAGTCTGAAGAACGAGGGCATCGAGATCAAACGTGTTGTTTCATCTCCCATGCTCAGGGCTTGTCAAACAGCAGACATTATCGCTGACCTTTTTGGTTTGAAAGTAGAACAAGATCGAGCAATAATCTCCTGGGATCTGGGATTTCTCAGTGGGAAAGACAAGGATGAATACGGTCCTGTGCTCGACCTTTTTGTGAACAATCCTAAACTGGCGATACCTGCCGGGGAATCTTTGGACTCCTTGGAGCAGCGCCTGTACGATTATTTCGAAAAGGAATTTCGGAAAGACAAGCTGACTTTGTACTGTACGCACAACAGCAACATCGTTACCCTGGAAACATTGATCGCGGGTGAAAAGGTTGGTAGACCAGAAGCTTCGGAGACATCAGTACAGCCCGGTGGCGCTCTGGGAATCTATGTAGACTCTGATGGTAAGTACAGCACAGAGGTCTTGTTTGGTAAGGAAAAGCAAGCAGATTTTGGAAGTTAGACTCAGGACTCAAGGAGACTCAAGATGGCTGATTCAGTGTTGGATTACGCGAGCTTAGAAACAGTAGGCTCAGAAGCAGCGGCAGTTGAAACACCTGTTGCTGAAACTCCGGTTGTTGAAACCCCTGCTGGTGAAACGCCTGTAGTGGAGACACCGGCTGAAGGCGAAGTACCGAAAGGTGAAGTCGGTCCTGATGGTAAACCTGTTGCAAAGGTATCCACAGAAGCTGATGATGAAAAGGAATTTGGAGAGAAGACTCCGCAGGAAGTGCGCAAGGCTTTGAAAGCCTTCCGCGATGCGAACGCAGGCAATGCTGGGATGACCAAGCAGCTCCATGGCGCTTACGAGCGCTGGGAAGCCGCTAAGACTATCTTCCCGGGTGGCGTCAATGAGATGAAGCAGATCAAGGAATTTGCTGATCTCGTGGGTGGAGTTGAAGGCTACGAAAGGTTGACAGGCACAGTAGCTGCAGCTGAAGCATCGGATGCGAAGTTGTATGATCCGGCACAGAATGCGTCTCTCATTGAGGACGTGGTAGAGGATCTGAAGCAGCAAGGAAAGCTTGGCAATCTCAAGACTCTCTCCGCAGCGATTCTTGACGCCACGAAGACTAATGCCGAGGCCGATTACAAAGCTCTCATCGAGCCCCATACGTTGGCAACCTTGGAAGCTGCAAATATGCCGGGAGTACTTGCGGCATTCTCCAGAATATTCACTGATCCGAATCTGAATTCGGCTGATGCTGCAGTGAAAGCGACTGCCGTGGAAAAAGCCCTGAAAATCGCCAAGGACATTTCTGACGATATGGGTGGATGGTACAAGCAGTTGACCGAGAAGAATAAAGCAGCCAAGACAGCTGAAGTTTCTCCTGAGCGTCAGAAGCTTGAAGCCGACCGCAAGGCATTCCTGAAGCAGCAAGAAGACTTCAAGACGAATCAGAGCACCGAGTTCAAGAATGGCGTGGCCAAGGTTTGCGAATCCCACAATAACAAGTTGCTGGGCGCAGAGTTGGGACCGTTCTTGAAGATGGCCTTCTTCAAAGGTTATGGCAAAGAGAATCTGATGCCCCTCGGCAATACTCTGAAATCGAATTTGTACGCAGCTTTGAAGGCTGATAATGCGTATCAGATTCAGATGAAAGCTATGTGGGGAGCAAAAACCCCGGATCGCGCCAAGATCGAAGAGTACCATCAGGCGCGTGTGGCTTCCATCGCTAAACAGATCGTACAAGACACGGTGCAGAAGATGTACCCGGGCTATGCCAAGGGTGGCGCTGCAGCGGGTCGTGTGGCGGCTGCTACGGATAAGAAAGCAGCGGCTGCGAAGATTGAAACCAAATCGGCAGCTACAGGACAGCCGATCTTTGTGTCACAGAAGCCGGGACGCGATTCTATTGATTGGGATCACGTTGATGCAAAAGGCCGCGCTGATGCCGAGATGTTGATGATCTTGGGCAGAGCATACCTGAAGCCGACCGTCAAAGGTCAACCTGGGAAGTTCGTTACGTGGCGCAAGTAGATTTAAAGTCTTAACCCAGACCCATAAACCGTCTGGAAAGGGGTCTGTAGCTGCCTGGGAGAAATTCCGAAAGCTACAAGAATTATCCTAGGAGAAATAACATGGCACAAGGCGTTACGAGGACGGGAAAGCCCGTTCAGGTTGGCGACACTGTTAGCATTACTGGTGTTGTCACGGCGGTTACAGGTAGTGGGGGCGCAGCTAATCTCACAGTGCTTTGCCAAGGTGCGCTGGATGGCCCTTTCAATGAAACCACCACTGTGCAGGGTGGCGCGTATTCGTACAGCATTGGGGTTCCCCTTGCTGGTGGGACGAACGCACCGGCTACTGGTGTTTATGCAGCCGATGTGACTGCATCTCAATCGCTGTAATTTAAGGAGAAAACAATGCATCTTTTTCTGTATGCAGGGTTAGGTTGGCTGGTGGGTTGTTTTACCCCGGCTGTTGGCCGAAAAGTTAAGAGCTGGTTTAGCTCTGAAGCGAAGACGGCAGTTACCAAATTGTAAAAATCAAGGAGCCCATGTGGCTCCGTAATACTCTATGGTGGTTTGAGAAACTACGGGACATTACGGAGCTACATTTTAGTCTCACACTACCAACCCTAGAAAACTCCGCGAACGAGTTATAAACTAGAGACAGGGGCGGCGTGGAAATAAACAGTAAGAACTCAGGCCCGCAATGCGTGGGCTACGTCTACTCAGGGCGTAACGCGTAATTCAATTAAGGAAGTAATAGCAATGCCTCTTTTAGAAGCCGCTGTTGAAGCGGTTGAGTTAGACGCCTTCGCTAAGGAAATACCCGATCTTGTCTTTCATGGCACGACCGCGTATAGCCTTTTTAAGGCTGAAGCTACCTCTATTCCCGTTAGCAATCAGTCGAATGCTGGCGGAACGGTTCGTGCATCCTTTAGGGTGCCTTTCCGAGTGCAGTCTGGTGCGGCAATTTCACAGGGAACTGGTAACGCGGATAGTATGGGTCGCGGAACTGGATCTCAGTGGGCTTCGTTCGCTCTAGCTCCTGTGTATTTGTTTAACGTTTGCGAAATCTCGTGGTTAGCTCAGGCTTCCACGGACAGCAAACAGAAGGGTCTTTTTGCCGTAGAGTCAACGCTTTAGCGGCTGCTTTAGACTTTAAAGAAAACAACACTTGACTATATCGGTGGAACCCTGCTATCCTGAAAATAGGAGGCAGACAATACCGAGGGAAGATAGGAATGACAAAACAGTCGAAGTTTTCGTATTTAGCAGGTTTCATGGATGGTGAGGGCAGCTTCTCCATCGTCAAAACCTTCTCTGTTCAAAGAAAACGGGACGGAAGTAAGCAGAAATACGTAACCTACAAATGTATGGTTTCCGTAACCAACACCAACAAAGAGGTGATGGATTGGATAGCCAAAACTTTTGGTGGTAAGGTTCTCACAGGCAGCAACGAGAATCGGAACCCAAAGTACAAAACTAGGTATTCATGGTTCAGGACGAGCCATGAGGACATTGAAAAGTTCACGTTAGGAATTCTGCCTTACCTCATTGTGAAAAGGAAACAGGCTTTGGTTGCTTTAGAGTTTTGTAAGACATACTTTACAGGGCGAATTGGTAGCCAAGAACTGAGTTCCGAAGTGACTGCAAAGAGAGATGAACTGAGACGCGAGATGATGCGCCTCAATGGCATCTTTTTACCAGACGCTTTACCTAAACCCGTAGAGACTACACGTCAGGCACCTCAAAGTTTAGATATAGACCATTGCCCCAAATGCAAGGAATTTTTGCACGATGAAATGGGTCATATGTGTCCCTAAATATAAGGTGATGATATAGTCCGACCTTCTACAGAGATGTAGAGAGGGTGGCAGAAATGTCCATCCCTGAACGTCATCACTTGCAATTAAGTAATGACGTTTTGTAACAATAAGTAAAGCCCAGGAAATGAAGAATTCTCTGGATGCCGCAATGCAAGGTATTGAGGGCTTGATCAACTCTGACGGTTCTGGCATGATCGACCAGATCCCGGTGGGAGCCAACGTCTCCAGCGGTTCAGGAGTCGGTGCGCAGACCTCTTTCATCACCCCGATGAACGTGGCTGTCGCGTTCTCCGACCAACAGGTTGTTCAGTTCTACACCACAGCCGGTGTCAACCGTGGTGGAACCGCAACGATTTCCTATGTTGACGGCCCCACGAACACCCTGTGGTTCAGCACCGCTCTGCCCGCTGGTGTCGCAGCCACGGACTACGTTGTGGTCGCTGGTGCAACATACGGTACGGGCGCATCCATCCTGGGTATCAAAGCTTGGGATGTGAACTCAAACAGCGGAACCATCGCTGGTTTGAACCGCGCATCGTATCCGGGTCGCTTGTCCACTCCGACCATCAACTTGGCCGGTGCGGCAATCACCCCTGGCATCGCGCAGCGCGCTGAAGTCCTCTTGGGACGTGCGCTCGGCCCTGATGCGGATTCCATCAAAAGTGGAATCTGGTACGGTCCCCCTGAGCAGGCTTTCGCTCAGTCGAACCTGATGTACAACGTTCAGATTGCGAACGCGCAAGAAATCCACGGGGACAAGACCCTGGATATGGCGAAGAAATCCTTCGCTGACACGTTTGGTGGACGCAAGTACCACAAATCGTGGACCGCAATCAACAACCGCATGGACCTGTTGGTTCTTGACAACTGGTACATCGGGGAGCTGTCTCCGCTGGAGCTGTACGACTTCGGTGGTGGCAACGTTGTGGCACCTGTGCCCGACATCAGCTCTACGAACGGGACCGCGAGTTACCTTACCTCGCACATGTTCGCTTACAATACGTGCTTCAATTTGGCGAATGCTGCACCGCGTGCAGGATTGTACATCCAGAACGCCGCTGTTAGCTCTATCTAGTTGATTCTAAAGCAATTAACTGATAGAAAAGCAGCTTTGCTCAGCAATGAGCATTGAGAATCTAGAGAATTCAGGGAAACACTCATAAGAGTCAATCCTGAGCCGAGCCCCGCAAGGGGAAGGTGCAACGACTATCCCGCAAGGGAGTAGGGCGCAAGTGCGCTCGAAGCACTAGACACCCGTCAGGGTGATGATATAGTCTGAGCTTGCAGGCGACTGCAAGAGACCAAACGGAAACGGTTTGATCGCAACATAACTGACCGCAAGTGTAATAAATTTAGGGCTTTCTGCAGGAAGTCCTTGGGTTGGAGTCCTGCTGCAGCGGGATTCCTTCTCAGAATTAGTTTGTATTCCAGCGACGGTTGGGATACCGCGTGGGAGCAGCCTAGAACTGCTCCTGCGCAATCTTTCTAGGAGATAATTATGACAGAAAAGATTTGCACTAGATGTTGTGTTTCAAAACTTTTGAATGAAGAGAACTTCAAGAAGAGAAAAGGTTATGCTGACGGCTTCCACACATGGTGTACCGAGTGTTTGAAGACTTACAATGCATGGTGGGAAAAGAAGAATAGAGATGCAGACCCAGAGTACTACCGTGCTCGGGAATTTGCACGAGAGATGAAGAAATACGGAACTACTGTGGAGTGGTACCGAGACCGGCTCATAGAACAGCTTGGTTTATGCGCAATCTGCGGACATCTTAGTCATCATCATGGCACGATTCAGAGACTTCAGGTCGATCATGCTCATTCTTGTTGTGATTTGCACACCAAAAGCTGTGGCAAGTGCCTTCGCGGTCTACTTTGTGCCGATTGTAACATTAGGCTAGCTCCGCTTGAGCTTCTGTTGACCGAGTTCCCTTCCGAAAGAGTTGATCAAGCCGAGGTTTTCCTTCGCAATTCCGTTGTAAAAGACTCATGGACCTATCGAGCGTTGAAATATCTCAAGAGGTACGTGCAAGATCATAATAAACCTTGGAACCTGACGCAGGATGCCTTAGCAACTCTAGAATTAGCAAAAATTAAACCAAGAGAAGGCGTGATAATCACAGGCGTGACTCAGGAGACTCAGAATGTATGAAAAATATATCAACGCTTGCGGTAGTTGTATCACGCAGCACATTCTTAACGTCACAGTAGCTAACTCAGGGCTTCATTGGCGCATGAGATTCGCACAAATCGCAGCTTTGGAGATGATTGCCCTGCGAAATGTGACAGTATCTGAGGCAGAAATACCAGAAGACGTTGCAAAAGAGCTTTGTAAGAAGCCAGTTAGCTACACTTTGCTCGGTTTGCCGGTGAGAATTGACGACAGCCTTCCTCCATCACGCATTTCTCTCTATTTGGGAGAAAAAGAAGTGAATAGAATAGAAGCTTTATCAATACCTTTTGGATTTCCTCTAGAATGACAGGTTTGCCCCTAGCACTTCCAAGGTTGCCTAGGGCATAATGCATCATGGCCCCTTCTCAGGACGGCTTGGAACCTTCCAGAGAGACCATGATGCTAAGATTTGACTCAGAAAGGAAGACTCAGTATGCCCGTAGGCGATAAATTAGCGCGTGGAGACAAATCCGCAGCGTTTGGTGGTGCAGGAAGCGCAGTAACGGATTTTGAACAAGACTTTGCGTTCCTGAATAAGGCTGAAATAGAAGAAAAGTACGGTTTGAGTGAAAAGGAATACGATACGTACGACAAACTTAGGATTGACGGGCAAAAACTGCCTGATCTGCCCCTTGCAAGCGCTCAGGAGGTTGGTCCTAGCTTCACAGTGACCGATAGGCGCATGTTCAATGCTCTTCCTGAGGCAAAGCAGGTGGAAACCAAGGTTTCCAAGTACCCTGCCAAGGAATACAGCACTGGAGTGACAATTTTAGACCGTCTTTTGGTAAAACGTATCGAAGACGACCCGGATATTGAGGTTTTGGAGGACGGGTCTGCCCGAAACAGGGTTACAGGTATGTTTATTCCGGCTAGTTACCGGCAGCACAACAATAAAGGCATAGTTTTGCGTGTTGGGAATTATTTAGGCATCGGTGGGGCGTGTTTTCCTCTTTCGGACTTTGTTAAACCTGGGGATAAGGTGACTTTTGGTTCATATAACACCGAAAAGTTTAATATGGAGTTCAAACAGGCTAAAACACTGTGTGATTCCCTAGAAATTGACCACAACGAGACCGATGAGCCCTTTCAGATAGTTCGCATACAGGATGTACGCCTTGTGGAAGCGTTGGTGACCCATGAGTAGCATTTTGCACGGTTCAGACCTCGTTGAGAAGCCTTATGACAAATTCTGGGATGAAAAACCTTCACGAAGAGAAATGCAAGCAGCTTTTCAGAAGCTTGGTAACAATGATGCTGAGCTGATGAGCATGGTAGACACCAATTGCCTAGTGGTCAACTACCTGTGTGAAAAGCTCAACGTGACCCGGGAAGATCTTGAGGTTTACGTTGCTAAGCAGAAGGAAAAGTTGGCCGCATTGAAAGTGCCTACGGAGGCTCCCAGTGAGCAGCCCCAGGGATAGCTATGAATGCTACGAATGCCCTCAGGAATTCCAAGATCGACTCACCGAGGTGGGTGGCAGGAACAAGTACGAACAGCCAAATTTTTTGGTGGTCTGGGGTCAGGGTGGACAAGAAGAATGTCTATATCGTGCAGGAGGGTCCTGGCATGTACCGGGAGAACCTACTTTCACAGGTTATAGAGATCTTTTGATAGGTGGCGGGGTGCCCGCGTGGTGCTTGCTTCAGTGGACAGATGCACTCGACTATGGGACACCAGAATCATACTACGTGGCCAACCATGACGATGAAACTGGTCTGCAGGATCTAGCCGAATACCCGTACTCAGGACGCTATAAATTGCTGTATAACATGTCTTGGCGCGATATGAAGAATGGGAAGATGCGTATTGAAGCAATGCCCTTGAACTCTTTTGTGCTCAGCATTGTGATTCCCATAATTCTGGAAGCCAGAGACATTTCCATGCAACGAACTATGGAAGCCATGAAGGGAATCAAGGAGCAGGAAGACAAAGCTGACATTGCTATGATTGAAGACGCGATGCGTGATGCCTCGGTTGCCTTCAAAGGCCCTGTGTCATACGCAAGGCAAGGTTGCAGAACTCATTTTCTCGACAAAAAAGTCGAGGCAATGACTCGGAATTGGAATCGGATGATTACCAATGCAAAACAATTAGGAAGGGGACTCAGCAGTCATGCGGCTGACCCAACAATTTAGACTCAAGGAGACTCAAGAATGATTAACTCAGTTATTACGAGTACAAGAAATGAGCAGTCGTCTCAAGCGATGGCTGCTGCGAACAATGGTTCTTTCAACTTCAATGCGAATGAATATCTCATGAGCAGGGAACCTCAGTTCATGGTTTATATTCACAGCATTTCGGAGCGTACGTACGAAGTGTTTCGTCCTCCGTACTTTAAGAAGCTAATTTTAGTAGGTAAGAAGCCGGGTGAAAAGTATATTCGCTGTGCATCTCTACCTCATCCTATGAATGTTCCAGATTGTAACGTTGACTCAAGTGAGATTGGTATTAAGCAGGTGGATGCCCGCAGAGTTGCTATGGACATTCTCAACCCTGACAACCTAGGCCTGGATCAAGACGCTGTAATTCTTAACCCTACTAGTATTGGGAATAACCTAGGTGAAAAAGGTGTGTTCTGGTCCCTCAACGAAATCCCGACGCACGAGGAGCTTCAGAAGGCGCAGAAGCGCATGGAAGAGTACTATCGTCGTCTGGTAGACAAAGCCAATACCACCCAGGCTGCAGAACCCGGGAAGCTCCCTGATATTCTGACGCCAGAGCATCTTGCTGCCGCTGCCTATCTAGAAGAAAACTTCGGTATGCAGTTCGTGTGGCATACGCGTATGGCGCGCCTTGAAGACTGCGCTATTTGCGGAGAGAAGGCTAAGGCAGGCGTGGCATTTCATCGTACGGACGATGGTGGCGTTTGCGTCCGCGATTGGGCAAGGGCTGTCAAGGCCGGTGCCCGTACGCGTGCTCAGGCATTCGAAGCTACCGAGGACCCGCAATGGGCACCCAAAGCACCTGTGCATGAACCAGTTGAAACCCCTAAAGGTGGGCACGTAGCTTCTACAAAACCTATCCCCACAGAGGATAAGAAGTAGCATAAGTCGCAGGTTCTACTCAGAAGAGCCTGCGCAAATTTTTAAGACCTTATCGACCAAAGGAGCTTCGTGAATGCGGAGTTCTGAGTCCTCCTAAAGCGTGGGCTTCCGAGGTCGATATGCTTTCTGAAAGCCACCTCTAGGCGGGAAGACTCCCTAGGGGTGGCTATTCGTGTTTTCCCCTAGACTAATTACCTAGGGGCAGCCGTGGGCTCCTTGCTTACCCAAGGGGCCTGCGCAATCTCGGTAAGGAGGAAGTCATGGGAAGAGCAGGAAAATACACAGGTCTCATTGGAAAGAGGTTTGGTCTTCTAGAAGTCAGAGTCTTGTCACGTATTGTGCATACAACTCGGTTTGGGAAGCCAATAGGATTTACACGATACTACCTTTGTAAATGTGATTGTGGTGGCTCGATAATTGTTAGAGAAACACATCTAACCGAGAAAAGAAAAGCCAACATACAAAAAAGTTGTGGATGCTTGGTGAAGGAGCTGCACAAGAGTGCTTCGTGGCACACAAAGTCTCGCAAAGAAGGCACAGCTTTTCGTAGATGCTTGGATCAATACAAGGCGAATGCAAGGAATCGTGGATTATCTTGGGAGTTGACCGATGATCAGTTCAGAGAGATCACTACATCTCCGTGTCATTATACCGGAGAGGCTCCATCCACGGTGAAAAAGTCTAGGTGCGAAGAGTATGTGCATAATGGCATAGATCGCATAGACAATAATAAAGGTTACATAACAGAAAACTGTGTTCCTTGTTGTGCAATTATCAACCAGATGAAGGCGGATCTCTCATTGAAGAGATTCTTGGAGCTATGCAAAAAAGTTTCAGAGAGGACACAATGTGAGCAGCCCAACAATCAACAGTAATTTATCCAGTAATGGTGACACAAGTCTCCTCAATATTTGTAATTTGGTTAGGGCTTTAATTAACGACAGCCAGGCCGGTGCCCAGGGTATTCCGGGCGAAGGACAAGTATTCACAGACAACCCTGCTATCTCCCCTTTCGTTCAGCCTTTTTTGAATTCCGCGATACGAAGTTTATATCGTGAACTAAGAAACGTTGGGGACCCTGCGCTTGTGTTTGACAACTACATCATCCCGAATATCACACCCATCAACAGTCCGCTGACCGGCCCAGGCAACCCTGATCCGGCACTGCAAGTCTATATTGGGCAGAGTGGGTACTTTGATGGCACACAGATTTGGCCAGTGATAGCACTGCCCAACAATTTGATGTATCTTGAGCGTGTGTGGGAGCGCCAGAGCAACACGAACAACACTTTTGTTCCGATGAGTCAGTCGCAGTTTGGTCTTCCCTCTCGGCCTCAACAGCCTTCTTTCATAGAGTGGGAGTGGAGAAACTATAACCTGAATATGGTGGGCAGCACACAGACCAACGATCTTCGTCTGCGCTTTTGGGGATCTCTACCAACGTTTTATAGCGCTACACTGGACTTCTCGTCCACGTACGTTCCCATCATAGACTGCACGGACGCATTGGCGTACAAGATTGCAACAATGTATTGTCGTATGCTGGAATCACCCGGTCTGCCTGATCTTGTTGCTGAGGCAAAAGAGCAGATGTTCCAACTGAAGAATGCCGTGGTGCGCAGATCTCAGTCCATTGAATATCAACGTATTCCTTACGGAACAAGTGCCCGCGACACTAACAATAGATTTTTCGCAAACTGGCAGTAAGGAGATCACATGGCTACACTTTTTCGTGCAGATGGTTGGGTGAAGTCGGTTCTGGGACAAGCAATCGCCGGTGCTCAGATTTTCATATGTGCTCAACCCGCGGATACCGCTTATGTGCCTCCTGTCCCCCTTGCTCAGATCTACTCTGACCCTGCAGGATCTTCCCCTATCACCCAGCCTATCATCAGCGATGGCTTCGGGCACTATAATTGGTATGCAGCCGCAGGAGCGTACACAGTTGTAATTGTCACAGGGGGCAACGTTCAGGTCGTATATCAAGATCAGGTGCCCATGGGAGCAACCATATAATGAACAATTTTTATCGCTCAGATGGCTGGGTAAAGACTACGCTCGGACCCGCAGTATCGGGGGCACAAGTCTATGTGTTATCGCAGCCAGCTAATGTTACTCCTCCTGTTACACCTCCGAGATCAACTCCGGTTCCATTCACCCCAAACCCTCAGGTGCAAATATACTCAGACGCAGGGTTTACCCCAATCACACAACCTGTCATAACAGATGGCTACGGGCACTACGATTTTTACGTACTCCCAGGATTGTACACAGTGGCCATTTATTATGGAGGGAAGCTGCAGCAATATTACGTTGACCAGTCGATAGGTAATGTGGGCAGCACGCAGGCAACCCCTGTAGTGCTTTCGACCAATGGAACGCCCAATTTTAATCAGAGCCTTCTGAACCTTGTGCAGGGCCCGTTGATTACGGTTGTTACAGACAACCTTGGGAATTCCGTGATTAGCGGAGTATTGCCTCCGACTATGACCAACTTGGTTGGGGGCTTGGTTCCAACACCTCCCAATAGTGCCACGGAATATCTAGATGGAACAGGACATTTCAGCATACCTCCAAGCGGTTCCTCTGTTCTTCTAGAAACTAACGGTATCCACAACGGAAGCCAGTCTCTACTTAACTTGGTGAATGGTGCAGGGGTATCCATCACTCAGGACGGAGCAGGAAACGTTACGGTAGCAGCACCTCCCGTGGTTGCCCCTAGGAATATTTGGACAGGCAACGATTTTTCCTCGACATTGACCTATGCAGCAAACACTGGGCCCGGTGGAACCAATGGGGAAGTGTTTACTTACCCATTCTATCTCTCGATGGCCACAGTTATTGGACACATATCCCAGCAACAGTACGGCGGTCCATATGGGGGTGGAGCCCCGACTTACCCAGCAGGGTGCTACACATGCGCGATCTACACTCTTGATGGTACAACCAAACTGGTTGACGCAGGCCCCGCAGCTTTCAGTGCTCTCTCTAGTGGATTTCAGACTAAAGCTATCACCCCTGTCACGCTTCCAGCAGGAGCATACAGATTCGCGTTTTCTTTCGCAGATGCTACTACGCAAGTGGTTTATGGGGTGAGTATATCTGATTCACCTTCTATTTGGAACGTAAACTCAACAGGCGTTCCTTTGGTTGCCTCTTGTAGCGCTATTATGGGGCCTGGGGGTGCTATGCCCGCAGCACTCGGAGCATTTACCGCAAACACGAACACAGGCTGGCCCAGCTTCTTGCTGGAGCCCTAAACTCTTCTAAGGAGCTAGTACAGTGAATTTTCTCAAACGACTCAAAAAGCTTTTATTGCCCTTTGTCCTGCTTACGGCAACCCTAGGGTTTTCCCAAGCAGTGCAGGGAAATGGTGTGCAGCCAGGAGAAGCACAGAATAGCGAAGTGTCTCTTGATACGCTAAACATTCATTTGGATATTCCTTTGGTGAACAAGAAGGGCATTGGGTTGCCAACAGCACTTTCCTTGAGCTACAACAGTAATCTGTGGCTCGGAGGCACTTTAACTCACCCAGGAGCTTTTAGGCCAAGTTCTGCTGTGACTCCCGGTTGGAATACTCCTGTTATTATTGGAGGTTCTTTGCAGTATGAAGTCTTTGACTGCGGAGTTCCGGTGCCACCTCCTGGGCAAGGCAATTATAAGGGATACAAGTACACAACCTACACAGACGTGTCTGGTGCGGTGCATCCTTTTACAGAACCCGGAGGGGTACTTTCTCCTGCCGAAGGACTGTGCGCATTGTCTTCAACAGTAGTGTCAGTAGACGGCAGCGGATTCACGTATAATTTAACCACTCCAGGTCTCAATACGAGCACCGTAGTTGACCCTTCGGGAACAGTACTACACCCGATAGGTATCACAACAGACTTAAGTAGCAGCATTGTGGATGTGAATGGAAACGCTGTGTCGTACAGTAGCTCTACTGGGGTGCTTACAGACACTTTTGGAGTAGCCGAAGTCACAGTTACAGGAACTCCTGCTTCTGGAACGGTTACATATACGTATCCTATATCAACAGGAACAGCAAGCGTTAATGTGCTGTATACAGGGTACCGATTAGGAACTTATTTTCAATGTGGAGCGAACGCTCCCGATTGGAGCAGTGACCAGACTTTCTACTTGCCTACTAAGGTGAATCTGCCTGATGGGTCTAACTACGCCATGACATATGAGAGTCAAGTGTCAGGTACGGTAACAGGACGACTGGCTTCTATAGTATATCCTAATGGGGCAGCAGTTTCTTACGCATATTCAGGACCGAACAATGGAGTAAACTGCGGTGATGGATCAACTGCTGGTTTGACAAAAATTGTCTCGGGGGATGCGACATACTCGTTTACAAGAAACACATCTACTTGGCTCACTACTACTGAGATTGATGCTGTAGGGATTGCTAACAACACTGCTGTATATACCTTTGTACAACAGCCAGTTGTTATTACCTTCGGTTCTTTTTTCATGACAAAGGAAGTAGAGAATCAAGGCTCTAGCACGCCTTTGGTTACCAAGACATATTGCTATCAAGGAACAAGTTGTCCGCAAGCTTCTGTGGCCCCTAGTTTTCCCATCACTCAAACTGATGTGTATACTACGTTAGCCGGGATGTCCACATCTTCTAGGGTATCCAAAACATTCGACGCATATCAGAATGTGACCAAAACTGCCTTGTATGACTTCGGGGCTTCTACTCCTACCCGTCAAACGGTGTCTGGACCTTTTGGGTATACCTGGAATGGCAATACTTCTTCCCCTACTTGCACCACTGCAATAGGCAGTGGGGTCAACGACGTTCCATGCCAAGTACAACTTGAGAATGGAGCTGGAAGCCAGCTTAGAAATGCTTATTTCAAATATGACACATCTTCGAACCCTGGCAGTTTGTTAGAATCTGCAGTTCTTACAGGCGGATCTTCTTATTTGATCAGCGCTTATACCTACAACACGAATGGTGTACCGTCTACAGTAACAGACGCAGCTGGAAACATTACTAATTTTGCATACAGTTCTAGTGTTTGTAAAAGTGGCAGACCAACATCAATAACAGTATGGCCCGTGGCAGGAACTACATCCCTTGTCACTTCATTTCTTTATGATTCTGGGTGCAAAGGGGCTGTAACAACAAAGATTACGGACCCAAATTCAAAACCTGTCACCTTGGGATACTCTGACCCATTTTGGAGGCTAACTACCTACACAGACGAGCTGGGGAATACAACAAACAATGCATATCCAATGCAGTCTCCGTACACAAGCATAGAAACTACTCTAAATTTTTCTTCCTCAACTGTGGATGTGTATCAGCAATCGTACCCAAATTTAGGGAAAGCTTTAGCACAACAGTTGGAGTCTCCGACATCTTCTAATTGGGACACTGTTTTATCTGCTTACACATGGAATAGCACTGGTATTTTCAACTCTTCTTCGTTGCCTGTTGTAGGTACGAAAACTACTGTTCCTACAAACGTTGTTAATACAACTGTAACCCATGATGCCTTAGGTCGTACATTGGTTACAACGGACGGTGGAGGAGGTACAGTTACCACTGCGTATACTGGACAGGATGTTTTAAACACCCTGGGTCCGGCACCGGCAGGGGAAGTAGTGAAGCAGGTACAGAAGGAGTATGATGGTCTTGGGCAATTGCTTTCTACTTGCGAAATATCCAATTCTTCTCAGCCTTTGGCTAGTGCCAAAAACTGTGGACAAGTAAATGGCGGGTATACTGGGTATTTAACCAAATATACATACAATGCCGAAGGTACCTTGGCATCAGTGGCTAAGTCATCTAGCGCTGCTACGCAGACACATTCATATACGTATGATAAACTTGGCAGAGTTTTAACTGAGACACTTCCAGAGAGTGGTACTGTTACCAACACTTATGACGGTACTTGTACAGTCCCTACCAGCGGGTGTGGTCAACTTGTTAGCTCCATAGACGCCAACGGCAACACCTCTAGTTATGTCTATGATGGGTTAAATAGGGTAACATCCATTACATACAGCGGACCAAACGCAGACGGCTATAATCAATATTTTGTGTACGACAAAGCTGTGGTTGATGGCACAGCAATGGTCAATGCAAAAGGAAGGCTGGCCGAAGCGTACACAGCAACTACAGCTACAGCCAGTAAATATGTGGACGAAGGTTTTGGGTACACAGCTCGTGGGGAAAGCTCAGACGTGTACGAACTCACACCAAATTTGGGTGGGTACAAGCATACTAAGACTTCCTATTATGCCAACGGTGTGCTTAATTCTATCAGCGGCATACCTGGGGGACCTTGGACTTACAGTGTTGACGGCAAAGGCCGCTTATCTGATTCTACTAACGGTTCCTCTACAATACTGACAGCAGGAATAACATACAACGCTGCAGACCAACCTCTAGTTGTTACCTATGGTTCTGGGGATTATGATACTTACACCTATGATCCTCTAACCACTCGCATGACTGGGTATGCTTTTACTATAGGGTCTACTCCAGCAACTGATTCTGGAACTTTGATATGGAATGCTAATGGAACCCTTAGGTCGTTAAGTATAGCAGATGGGGTGAACAGTGGGGGTTCTCAAACGTGCGCCTATGGAGGAGCTACAGCGCCCGGATATGATTCTATAGGCAGACTTTTATCTGTATCATGTGGTTATGGTGCTCCTGGCTCTAAGACTCTGACCTATTTGTGGGGTCAAAGTTTCAGTTATGACGTTTTTAACAATCTCACCAAGACGGTACCTGCTGCCCCTTCTGGGTCGTATGTGTATACGCCCACGACTTGGAACCCGGGGTACAGCTCTAGCACCAATAGGCCGAACGGTACTACATCTGATGCCAATGGTAATTTGTTGACAGACACCTTTCACACCTACACTTGGAACCAGAATAACAAGATAACAGGCGTGACAGACGCTGGTATATCCGTCAAATATGATGCTTTTGGAAATGCAGTAGAGTACTATAATGGTACAACGTATACACAGCCCATTTTAAGTCCTATGGGAAACCTTGGTTTGTGGAGCAAAACTGCTCTGAGCAAGTATAGAGTTCCACTCCCAGGAGGATCAGAACTAGTTTCTGGCACTGATATATGGCATAGGGACTGGTTGGGGTCGGTGCGTCTTGCATCTAGTCTTACCGGAAGAAATTCCGTTAAGGATACAGCGTTTGCTCCTTATGGAGAAACTTACGCCACCTTTGGAAGCGCTACAGATGATATAAACTTCACAGGGGATAATCAGGATTTGGTGGCAGGAATATTTGATACACCTAACAGAGAGTTGAATCCTGATCAAGGTCGTTGGCTTTCACCAGACCCTTCCAGTTCTGGTTGGAATGCGTACGCGTATAGTGATAATCCTTTAGGAGAAGTTGATCCAACTGGTCTGAGTATTCTTGATTGGCTCTTTGGTTCAAAAAACTGTTCCTCATCGACAGGTAAAAGCTGTAGGTGGAATAACGCCTGGAATGGGGATAATCTCCAATATGCAGGTGCGGGAATATGGCTTGCTCCCGGTAGTGGTACTGTGGGAATTAACTGCGGAGTTATCACCGGGTGTGGTCATGGCCTTCATCAAATTACTATAAAGTGGTCAGAGACAAATGGGGGTGCTGGAGACAGTTGGGATAGAAGCTTTATTTCTGAATCTGTGGGTGAATTTGAGTGGGATTTGGTTCGTGAAGGGATTTTTTTAGGTGCCGCTAGAGGCACTCCCAGCGGTGATGGAGGTTTAGTAAATGGATCAGTAGCAATGGCAAGGAACTGGCTTAAACAGCCCACAAAATATGGCACTGTTGCAACCGACATAAACGGTAATCATTGGATTCAATTGGCTATAGAAGATATAGAAAAAGGAAACCAGTGGGCTCTTGAAAGTCAGATGGTAGTAGACGCTTGGGTTAATGGTAACAAAAACCCAGGTTATTACATTGTGAAACTCACATCTGAAAACTACATGAATAGGTTGGATGCCTTAGATGCAGAGTATAACCTAAACAAATTTGGGAGAGGTATGCTTGAGGCGGCTCACGCTTTTCCAACTACCCCAAGACTGAGTATGTATGGAAATATGCCAAAAGATCTAAGGCCAAATATGGAAGACATGTTCAAATACAAGAGAGAGGGGGATTAATAACAAATATGTCCTTTACACAGAAGTTCGACAGTTTTTGCAGCGGTTTCAAGGACTACCATGTTCCTTCCTACCTCTTCATGTTCTCGACTGGAGCCATTCTACAATGGCTCCATCATCTTGATCCTACTTTCGTGACCTTTACCGCAGCTATTCTGGCAGCTATTACAGGGCACCAGTTTAGTCCTGCCGCAAAAGATCAAAACGATAACAATCCTACACCACCTACTCAACCTACCGCATAGAGGACGACGATGCCAATTACATATTTGTATCCTGAGAACCCTGTCAGTCCAAACTGTGGGTTTGCCTTGTGGGCCATGGCAGTCAACATGGCCAACAATTTTCTAAAAATTGACACCATCCTTGGCGGTGATGCAATCGCGCAGTCGTTTAATGGGCGTACGGGAGACGTTTTCCCAGATACCAACGACTACAGCTTCAACCAAATATCTGGTACGTTGGGTTTGGGACAGATACCTGCAGATGGTACTGATCAGACTTTTCTTCGAGGCGATGGCAGCTGGTCTGTTCCCTTGCGTATGACAACTACGCAAGCCGGGGATTATCAGCCTCTCAACACGGATGAAACTATTTTCTGCAACGGTTCTGGACCCCAAACCATAACTCTTTTGACTGACGATACAATTTATGTAGGCAAAAGGTATTATGTAAAACTCATCGGAACCGGCTCGGCTACAGTCTTGACTTCCAGCACAGAGATGAGCGGTTCCATACCACTGACTACAGCTCCTGGTGCGTCTACTGTGGGCGGGCATCTCAATATACAGTGGGATGGCTACAATTGGTGGCTGTTGAGCTACACTGCCTAGGAGTATGCTATGCGAGAACGCTTGTTTGCCTTTATACGCAGTACATTTTCTGAGCCAGATGGAACAGGCTCAGCGAGCAGAGTTTTAGCGGGATGCACCGTGGCGTCATGTTTGATCTGGGTTTCCTTCATAGTTTTTACGAAACACATCATCCCAGATCTCGGCGGGGCATCCCTGTTCGTTACGAGCGGTTTTTCAGGGTACGGCGTAAATAGGCTTTCCCGGGCATTTGGAGAAGATCATGACAAGGATCATCAGCAGACTAGCTAGGAAGGCCCCCAGCTTGCCCCCTGTATCCACCTTGCCTACCATCGTGGTCCCTAGCCGCTACCCAGACATCTTTGAGGCTTGCCGCAGTTCCCTAGCTCAGTTTGCCCCTAGCGCCCCCAAGATTCTGGTGCGTGACGGAGATGCCATAGGGCAACCAGAGGGCTGGAAGGTCATCCAGGGGCCTCCAGGGGACTTCTGCTATTCGCATAATGTGAACCTTGGAATCCAAGCATGCTCTGGAGACGTTCTGCTGTGTAATGATGATGTAAAATTTACACAGTCAGGTACTTTGGAGTCTTTGGCGGGCATTTTTGCCCTTCGGCCTGACGTTGGAATCCTGTCTCCTAGTGTGGATGGCGTGGCGAACGGGGTTTCTGCTAGGGAAGCCATTCAGGAAACCAAGGGGTACCTGAGCTTTGTCTGTGTATTGATCCGAAGGGCCGTGATCGACAAAGTAGGGCTGTTGGATGAACGCTACACAGCCTACGGATCTGAAGACGTTGACATGTGCCGTAGAGCACAGATGGCAGGCTTTACGCTTGCCACTACTTCCTTAGTTACAGTAGAGCACAAGCACGCAAGTTCTTCATACAAACGAGAAGAAGGCTTGGAGCAGAAGCGGGCAGAGTCGGCACGAATCTACCTTGAAAAGTGGGGAAAAGGAACACCGGGGCATTATGCCGACGAATAGAAGATTTTTGCGGAGACCTGCAGGGTTAAAACCTCAAGTTCCCGTGGCGACATTTCCAGATTGGTGGGCAACGCAGCAACACGCCCTGCATGAAGGTTTTGCATATTGCATTACGAACTGCTCAAATCCAAAGCATGTGCAAGAGTTAATTGAAGACCTTGTGCGTAAAACCACTGCCCCCTACGAAATTGTGCTTTGGGTTGAGTCTTTGGCTGCTGATTTTGAACGATTCTTGGCACACCAGATTTGGGCAGGAGTCCCAATCTTTGTAGCCGAGCGCAGCCTCCCGAAAAGCACTATTATTCGAGAACTCTTCCCGTTTTGCCAACGCAGCTGGGTTATGCAGATTGATTGCGACACTCCCAAAATGGTGGAAGGTTACAACCCCAAGGTTTCTATAATTATTCCCACGTACAAGAGGCAGCATGTGCTTCTGCGTACGATCAAATCTATTTTGGAACAGTCGTACTCAAATTGGGAACTGATCATAGTGAACAATGAGGTAGGGGGAGTACTTCCTGGGCTGCCCAATGACTCCCGAATATTTGTCTACAACCACCATGGGGAAGCCAACGCATGCTATGCCAGAAATATGGGCGTAGGGCATGCCACGGGTGACCTAGTAAACTTCTTTGATGACGATGACGAGATGCTGCCGGGATACCTAGAGAAGATGGCAGCACCTTTCTCAGACCCCAAGGTTATGGTAGTGCGTTGTGGCATGCTTTGTACCTTCGGGGCCTGTGACTTTAGTTATTCCACGCAGGAAGCGTGGTTGCGTAGGGCGTACGCCACACCGACGTGGCAAAAAGGATCTCTTGTTCACGATCAGGTTTATTATCGGAGCATGATTGAAAGAAATGGTTGGAAGAAAGAGAATATCCTTCAGCTTGGTGAAGTCCTTGTGAAGGCATATACGGAACCCAGCGGAGGTATCAGGGCTGGTGGGTATTAGGAGGACTCAGTGAAAATCTACGTGCTCGGTGGCTCAGGGATGCTTGGAAGAGCGTTTATACAGCATTTTGGTGAGCGTCATGACTTGGGTTTGCCTGGGGTGACTAATCCCCGTGTGGATGTTACTAACTTTGAAGAAGTGGCCAGAGATATCCGAAGGTTTGATCCTTGCTCCATTGTAAATTTCGCAGCTATCTGCGATATGGAAAAATGTGAAAAGGACCCCTCTTTGGCTTTGAAAGTTCATGCCCTAGGTTCGGCTAACGTAGCGCTTATAGCAAATCGGGCGAACGCAGAGTACATGTATATCAGCAGCGCTTGCGCATTTGATGGTAAAAAACAGTGGTATTCAGATACAGATGCAACCTCTCCCATATCAGTGTACGGCAAGACGAAGATGTTTGGAGAAGAGATCGCAAGGTCCATCCCAAAGCATTACGTGGTGCGTACCGAATGGTGTTTCGGAGGAGGACCAAAGCACGACACAAAATTTATTGGAAAGCTCTATCGTCAAATAGCCTCGGGGCAATCAGAGATCAGCGCAGTGCAAGACAAATATGGCTCCCTTTCTTATTTGCCCGACTTCTGCAAAGGAGTGGAGAAGCTTCTGGAGAGTAGGCAGTACGGTACCTACCACATCACCTGTGAAGGCTCAGCATCACGGTACGAGGTAGCCAAAGAGTTTGTACGTTTGCTGGGTGTGGGTGTTCAAGTGAAAGCTGTGGATTCCTCCGCATTTGCTGGGGATTACTTTGCTCCCAGACCTGTTAGTGAGAGATTGGTGAACAGCTTGGTACCGGGGTTCTCAGCTAGAACGTGGCAGGAATGCCTCGCTGAGTACAGTAAGGAATTTTTGCATGGATGCTAAGGACGACCTAATTCTCGGGGTTTTCGCTAACTATTCGTTCTCGTGGTTGGAAGCCTACATGGTATCCATTACCCGCAGCAAGTTCAGAGGACGAAAAGTTCTCATTGTGTGGAACATCGAATCAGAGGTTAGAAAAAAGCTAATCGAGTATGGTTTTGAACTTGTAGAAGTTCCACCACAAACAAAAAACGAAGTGGTGTTTGCTGCTGATTTCTTTCGTGTTCGGGACAGACTAGCCTATGAGTTTTTGAAGGAACACTACCAAGAATTTCGGTTCGTTTTTTGGATGGACATACGCGACCTTGTGTTTCAGTCAGACCCTTCCGTGTGGATGGAGAAGAACCTGGGATCGAGCAGGATTGTTGTGGCTTCTGAGTGCATACGTATTAAGGACGAGCAATGTAACGACGGGTGGGTAAAAGCAATTTTTGATCCTGCTACGTACCTTCGCATTAGAGAGCATGAAGTTCTCAATGCAGGAACTTTTGCAGGTTATGCAGAAAACATGCGGGATGTGTTCTTTCGGCTTTGCGAGATTGCTGACCACACTACAGAGGTGGCTGAACAGGCCGCTTTGAACTTTGTACTGCGGGAACCTGAGTTTGAAAGCGTCACGAAGATCCCTAGGATGTCCGAAGGCTTCGCTGCGGTTGGTTATGGTTTCGGCAATGAGTTGGAGCATGTGTGGACGGATCAAGTCCCGGTACTGAATAAAGAAACGGGCATGCTTTACCCTCAAGGTAAGATCGAACCATTCGCCATTGTACATCAGTATGATAGACATCCACAGTGGAAGCCTGTTATATCCTCACACTACACTGTGGGCAAGGTTCCTCCACCCCCAAGACCACTAAGGAATCCAAGGTTTTCAAGGAGATTACCAAGATGAACAAAACTCTTCTGGCCTTGATTACCTGTCACACACGACAGGCATACGCACAAGCACAGCGCGAGACGTGGATACCGAAGATCCCTGCAGGGTTGGACTACAAGTTTTTCCTGGGGCCTTCTGAGCGTACTCCTGGGCCAGATGAAGTGTTTCTGGAGTGTGATGATTCGTATTCAGGCCTACCCTCCAAAATAAGGGCGGCATGTCGTTGGGTATATGACCAAGGCTACGAGTTTTTGGCTAAAATTGACGACGATGTTCTTTTGAAAGCAAGCTCATTCTTAGGTTCTGGTTTTCAAAACTACGACTTCTCAGGGCATACCAATAATGATAACACAGCTGTGAAGGTTCCGTGGGGTTTTTTATACTTGCTCAGTCGGAAGTCCATGGAGATTATGGCGAACGCTCAGCTTCCACAAGGGTTCAATGATGAAGCTTGGTGCGCGAATACATTGGCTGCACATGGTATACTTCTACACCATGAGCCACGTTATGTGTTGCATCGTGGTAGACGTTCTGATTTTATACCAACTTTCAAGCGTCCCCTAAGGGCACCTACGAGGCCACACCTTATGGACGAGGAAACCCCTAGGAATGCCATAGCAACGTGCATCTTCCTTCACTGGCATGGTTACCACAATACACCAGATTCAGTGAACATCAGAGAAATGTACAAAGTGTTCAAGGAAACCCAATGACACGCGTAGAAATACTCAGGGCAGCTGCGAAGAAATTTGAAGACTCTCGGGCCGTTCCAAAGGTTTACCCTAAAGTAGACACAGTAGGGATCAGGAAGTTCTGGGAAGGCCGAAGTAAGCTTGTTTTGGAATGGCGTAAGAAAAACAAATAGGTTCTTTCTGCTACTGCAGAAGAAGATGTAAACTTAAACTGTTAAAGCATCCGATAGTTAGGACAAGAAACCTAACGAGGCGGGGAGAAAAGAGAACAAATATGTCAAGTGTAGTGAGTCAAGCGATTCTAGATCCTGCCACAACTTTGTTATTCCCAGATATTACAGGCGGCTCGATAGGCGCTTACTTCAATGTAACGTTTACCGCAGGAACTTATACTTCCGGTGGCGTACCTGTAGGCCTTATGGCTTGGGCAGACCAGCAAACAATAGATTTTCATTGTTTCTTAATCTGTGCCTTTTACAATGAAAGTTATGATGGAGCATCTCCTGTCTATACGTTCCGTTATATTCCCACAACTGACACCGTGGTTATTTATTCTAGCGGAGTTGAACTTGCCAGCGGGGCTGCAGTTGCCATTACGGATTCCGTGATTGCTCACGCAGTCTTCAACCGCACTACGACTCTTGGATAAGGAGAAAATCATGGCAGCAACAATGGGTAAAGATATATTCGCCAAGGACTTCTCAGTAGGTACTGTAGTTTACCTGCGATGCAAAGTCCTTTCTTTCACTGGCGCGGGCCCTGTGTGGGCAGGTGCCGGGGATACTGTCACTGTGCAGGTAGAGAGTAACGGAAATACTGGGGAAATCACTCCTGGTCCAATAGTTACTGTGTCTCCTGTGCAATGTAGAGCTACAGGCGCAACATACCAAAGTTAGGACCAGTAACACGAAGATGCAGCGGAGATCAGTCCGCAAGCCCCGTGGGAATCGGGGCACCTCTTAGGCTCTGTCTAGAAATGTGGAGCACTTATTTATTGTAAGGAACGGGCAAAGAAAGACTCCCTCAATGAAAAAGATTCACCTTGCTTTAGTATTTAAAGACTTTGCGTATTGGATACGTTCTAGTTGTGTTGGATTGCACGTTGCTGGTTTTACTACTGCAGAAGTTCTGCGGGAGAAGGGTGTGGATGTATCAGTATTTCCTGTGCGACACAATGTTGACTTAGTTCATGCTATAGACAAGTATAATGAAACACATGATGAGCCATTGACCCATGTGGTTATCTCTGCTCCATGGCTAAGCGCACATGATCTTAAAACCATCATAAAGAATTGGCCATGTACAAAATTTATTATTCTTTCTCATTCTAATGTAGGGTTTCTTCAAGCCGATCCAAATGGTGTTGAGTTATTGCGCGCTTACCTTGCTCTTGCGACAAGACACACGAATCTTCAGGTGGGAGGCAATTCACATCGTTTTGTAGAATGGTTAGGATATGCTTATGCTTCAGAAGTTATATGGTTGCCTAATTTATATCCGTTTGAGACATGTGAAACCAAAAAATGGAAAGATGGAGTAATAAAGATTGGTGCCTTCGGTGCAGTTCGGCCTGAAAAGAATTTTATGACAGCAGCAGCAGCAGCAGTTGCAATTCATAAAAATCTTGGTGTTCCAGTTGAACTTCACATGTTGTCGGGAGGCGAAGGGGACCAAGGTCGTGTCGCACCAGCAATTGAGCAGATGTGCTTTGGTATTGAAGGTATATCCTTGATTAGGCACGAATGGGAACCGTGGGATAAATTCATAGAGACCGTTGGTGAAATGGATTTGCTATTACAGCTTTCTTATACTGAGTCATTTAACATGGTGACGGCGGACGGTATTTCACGTGGAGTTCCTTCTGTAGTGTCCTCCGCTATAACGTGGGCACCAGAATGTTGGAAAGTAGATGCAGACGATGTAATGCAGGCTGCGGAGGTGGGCATCACTTTACTAACTGATGAAATGGTGCGACGAAAGGGTTTTGATGCATTGAGGGACCATAACGAAATGGCTATTAAAGAATGGCTTAAATGGCTTGGAATTGCTAAGAAACCTTGGTACAAGTTTTGGTAAACAAGGAGGACTCAGATGAACAGAATTGAACTCGAAGAGGAACAGGCAAGGCTGCACGAAGCCTCGCGTTTGAAAATGGCCTTGCTCAAAGAAGCCGAAGAGAAAGCCCAAGCTAAAGCTCAGGAAGAGCAAAGGGAAGCCAAGGAACGCGCTGAGAAACGTAGGATAGACGCTCGGGAAGCCCAGGAAGCCCAACGTAGAGACGCTTTGCAGAAGCAGATGGAAGCCGAAGCCGAGATGAATCGTAAACAGAAAGAACTGGACGAAAAGCTCAGGCTGGTCAAAGAACAGGAAGCTCAACGTATCGAGCAAATGTCTTTGACCGAGAAAGCTGAGCAAGAGCGCAGGAATACCGAGGCAAGACAGAAGGCAGCGGATCTAGCCGCCCAAGCCGAGGCAGATCGAGCCAAGGCTATAGCTGCAGCCCAGGAAATCAAACGACGTGCCCTGCAAGAAGAGCGAGACAAAGTAGAGGCCATCCTTGAAAGAGAGAGACAGGCTCGACTAAAGCAATTTGTTGTAGAGCAGCAACTGAATACTGCAGCGGAAGCAGAGCGTCTTGAACAGGAAAAGTCTCGACAGGCTGAGGCTGCTCGTGTTCAAGCTGAGTTTCTAGAGGAACAGCATAGAAAACTTCTGCGAGACAGTTTGAGCACCCTTGAGATGAAGCTTAGTACGTCTGAGGTTAGTGCAGAGTATCCCCAGGGGCAAGCCGAGGGCGACAAAGCAGCAGTAGGCACTGAAGGTAGTACGCAAGACGAAAACATGTCTGGGCATATGCGCCGGATATTGAGACAGTTTAACAGAGTATAAGGAGTTACTATGGCATATCTGCTTCCACCTTACTATATTGATGAGAACCCCATAACTCCGAACCTATTTTTGGGTTTGTGGGGCATGGATGTAGCGATAGCCAAGAATTTTGTAAAAATTGATTCAGCCTTTGGTGCCCTGAGCTTAACTTTTGATGTGAACGGCGTACCTGTTCCTCCTCCAGCCGAATTTGTGAACAGTGGCACCGTTACATTCTCGGTTGTGGGAAGCGTTGTCACTGCTACTGCAATTGCTGCTGTGGGTTCAGCTGCATGGGCTACGCTCACAGGGGATCTCACTGAGTTGCAAGTTGTGCCGTGGGATGGCCCCACGATTGGTACGTCTGACACAGGTATTTCTCGCATTGCTGGGGGCACCCTTGCTATAGGAAACGGAACTACAGGTGATTTCTCTGGTAGCCTTAAGTTGACGGGTATTGATATTGTTGGGGCACTGACTGATGGTACAAGCTCTGTAGGTACTTCTGGAGAGGTTTTAAGCAGTACTGTTACTGGGGTAAAATGGGTTCTCCTCAATCAGGCCCCCCCGGGCGCACAAGGTACAACAGGCGCACAAGGTACAACGGGCACAACCGGCACGCAAGGAACAACTGGCTCTACGGGTGCTCAAGGTACAACAGGTTCTCAAGGAACCACAGGTACGACAGGTATTCAAGGCACAACTGGAGCAACTGGTGCTCAGGGAACGACCGGAACTACAGGCATTCAAGGTACAAGCGGGACGAATGGTTCGCAGGGTACGACCGGCGCTACTGGGGTACAAGGCACCACAGGAACAACAGGGCCTCAAGGGACAACCGGGGCTACGGGAGCACAAGGCACAACTGGTACACAAGGTGCTACCGGCACACAAGGAACGATTGGGGCTCAAGGCACTACGGGTGATACAGGAGCCCAAGGGACTACCGGCACTACCGGCTCGCAGGGGACTACGGGCACGACGGGTTCTCAGGGCACAACGGGAACCACCGGCTCGCAGGGGACAACCGGCACTCAAGGTACTACAGGTACGACGGGAACCCAAGGAACGACCGGCACTACCGGAACTCAAGGCACAACTGGTACAACAGGCTCTCAAGGCACTACAGGCACACAAGGCACTACTGGTACGACGGGTTCTCAGGGTACTACAGGAACCACAGGTTCTCAAGGAACGACCGGCACTCAGGGAACAACAGGTTCAGGTTCCCAAGGTACTACCGGGGCACAAGGCACTACGGGTGCTCAGGGGACAACCGGAAAGGTAATCTCGTTCCAGTTTGGTACACCAGGCGGGGCTGCGATTAGCACAGGTATTCTCGGGTATATTACAGTACCTTTTGGCTGCACGATTGTTGGGTGGAGTATTGAAGTCGATGCAGGGACGGCAACAGTCAAGACTTTGAAAGTGGCAAGCGGAACAGCGATTCCCACTATAGGTTCAAACTCTATCAGCACAAGTGGTGTGGCTATTTCTACTGGAACGGTGGTCCAAAGTGCAGTTACCTCTGACTTTACGACAACCACAGTTACCGCCAACGACATTATCGGGGCGGACTTGTTTACGGTTAGCGGGGTAGGATACATCAACTTCCAGTTGCAGGTTCAGTAGGAGGAGTATGGGATTTACACATTCTCAGAGCAAGTTGGTAAATGGAACAGTTACGGTGGCTACCCCACTGGCGGTTACCTTGACCAGTAATCCCTCACTTGGGGATGTTGTATGGGTGTCAATTTTCAACGTTACAGGAGCCTCAATAGGAGACTTAACTGTACTAGATTCCAATAGTAATAGCTATACTAAAACAGCTAACTCTCCTTATACTTTAGGAGATAATTCTATTTCCTTGTATTATTTAATAGCTCCTTCTAATGCGACTAATAGCCTTTCAGTTCACGCATCCCTTGTCACCGCTATTATCTACGTTGCAGTAGATGATTTTGCAGTAAGTGGAGGAAATGCTACTTATGATAAAGAAGCTAAAGGTACTGGTACTGGTACTACAATAAATACCCCAAGTATAACCCCTACTTACCCTAATTCTTTATTGTACTCTACCGCTGCGATATCCGTGGCAGGCATAACTGCTCCAAATGCTGGAGCTACTCTAGGTAGTTGGACTGGTGGAGCCGGTCAATCGCCTTCTAGTACGAAGTACAACGATGTAGAGTATATACTTAGTGCTACCGGAGCAACAGCCGTAAACTATTCATGTAGTTCTGGTAATTGGATAGCTTTGGTAGATGCGTTTTATATCCCTAGTGCCGCAGTCACAAACAAGCCACACGTTCAAATGTTTTAACAATCCCAAAGCTTAGCGGCTTTGGTGTAGAGTCGGGAGGTGCCATTCCACCTCCCCGCTCGACCTGAATGGAGGAACTATGATTAACAGAAATTTTGTGCGTTTAGTTTTGGCTGAAGGTGGAACAATCAAACCGTTGATGATTTCTTCTGTTGACTCTGGTGGGCTTGGGCTCTGTAACCCGTCAGTGTTTGTTGATCACGGTGAAATTTGGTTGATACTCAGAAATGTCAGTTACACGATATACCACTGCGAAAATGAGAAGAGATTCAATAGTCGGTATGGTCCGCTGAGTTATCTCAATCCAGAGCATGACCAGCATTTGCGGACTACGAATTTTCTTTGTAAGTTGACACCAAGTCTCGAAATAGAACGATACTGGAAAATCGACACTAGCCATCTCGACAAAGAACCGCTCTGGGAGTTTACGGGTTTGGAAGACGCTCGTCTCGTACGTTGGGATGGGCATCTGTACGGTATCGGAGTTCGGCGTGATACAACAACCAACGGTCAGGGACGGATGGAGTTTTCGGAACTCGAATTGGTCAACGACACTGTAAAGGAAATCGGGCGATATAGAATTGAACATCCTACGGCTCCTGAATGGTATTGTGAAAAGAATTGGATGCCAGTGTTGGACATGCCTTACCATTTCATCCAGTGGACAAATCCTGCGGTATTGGTTAAAGCTAACCTTACGACTTTGAAGTCCTATCGGGCGATTGAGGTCAATGAGTCTGGCAAGATTGAAGGCATGCCATTTCTCCGTGGGGGTTCCCAAGTAATCCCTTGGCATAACTATTACATCTGTATTGTCCACGACTGTGACCTGACCAAGAATCTCATAGGACAAAAAGATGCTACTTACATGCATCGGTTTGTGGTCTATGACCGGAATTGGAATATAGTTAGGATTGGCGACCAGTTCTCTTTCATGGATGGGGAAATCGAATTCTGTTGTGGACTCGCAGAATATGAGAAGGACTTCTTGATGACGTTCGGTTTTCAAGATAATAGTGCTTGGATTTTGAAAATTCCATCATCTATAATTCCCAAATTGATCGGAGTAGCATGACCTTCTATACTTACACGTATCTTCGTGCAGACGGAACTCCGTATTATATCGGTAAAGGGAAAGACTATCGTGCGTTCAAGAATGGGGGTCGCCCATGCAAGAAACCGATTTACCATTCTCGTATTCTAATCCAATATTGGAAGTCTGAAGAAAAAGCGTTTGAAATGGAAGTCTGGTGGATCAATTTTTGGGGACGTAAGGATAACGGAACAGGTATTCTTAGAAATTTATCTGATGGAGGCGCAGGCAAGGCGGGATTTATACCTGACCCTGAACAGGGGCGCAAACACAGCAAATTTCTGAAAGACAAATTTGCATCAGGAGAGATGGGACCTCCCGGCGCTCAGTCTATAGAGGCGAGAAAAAAATTAAGTACATCGCTGAGGGCGGGACATGCCTCTGGGGAAATAGTTACTTACAACAAAGGAATCCATGCTACTGATGAGCAAAAGGCAAAATGGTGGACGCCAGAACGGAGAGCCGCTCAAGCCGAACGGTGTCGTAAAATGGCAATGGAAGTTATTTTTACTCCTGAGCGTAGAGCTGCTTTAGCCGCTGCCGCTGCTAAAAGATTTAAGGGAATTCCTCAATCCGAAGAACAGAAAACCCGAGCTAGAGAAGGTTGGAAAAAAGCTTGGACTCCAGAACGTAAAGCCGCTCGATCTGAGAGGGCAAAAGCGCAGGGATTTGGAACTATTATTCATCCATCAGTTCGGAGGAAAGATGTTTCCTGAATTACTGAGATATATATCTGATCCCAAGAATGCAGAATATAATTTCCAACTCGGACTTTGGTATGAGAATTGGGGTCACACTGCGGGAGCAGCGGGTTTCTATGTTCGGGCGGCAGAATACTCCTCAGATGCTTTGCTATCCTATGAAGCTTTGCTGCGAATCGCCAATATCTTTACACGGCAAGGTGGTCGTGTCTACATGGTCAAGGGTGTTTTGTTGCGGGCCATATCCTTGATACCAGAGAGACCCGAGGCATATTTTCTTCTTAGTCAAGTGTATGAGAAAAACAAGGATTGGCAAGAAGCATACAGCTTTGCTGTAATGGGGCAACGACTCAGCGAAGACCAGCCTAAGCTTAGGACAAACGTGGAATACCCGGGGAAGTACGCTCTGGTTTATGAGCAGGCTGTCTCCGCATGGTGGATTGGTTTGTTCAAGGAATCCATCACTCTTTTTAAGCAGCTTCAGAAAAACAAGACAATGCTGCCGATCCATAGCGTATCCGTACAGGATAATTTGCAACGTTTAGAAGGATTAGTAAGGTAGAAACAGGAATAGGAGTTCAATATGTCAGTAACACTTTACCCAGGTGGTGACAACCCTGTCACTCCGAATCTTGGTTTGGCCTTGTGGGACATGAGCATGACCATGGCTGAGAACTTTGAACTTCTGGACTCGGCTGTGGCAGCAGGAAGCCTCAAGGTGAATGAGGCTTTGGTCACAGCCCCAAACTTTGTCAACAGCCCTACCGTCACGTTTTCTGCGGTTGGGTCAAATATTTCCTTAAACGCAGCTGATGATTTTTTATCTCTTGCTGGTAATACACCTACTACCCCAGTAACGGGCTCCATTTACTGTAATGCTTCATTCACTTTACCAGTTGTTGGAGATTTTACTGGAGGATGGACTACTGAGGATGTCACAGGAAATATTATCGCATCTGGTAACAGCTCTTTAGTAGGAGGGCCAGCAATATTTTTCACTGTACCGGGCTTTGCATACTATTTCAGTGCAGACTTGGCCGGTGTATCATTCAACTCTCTAGCGGGTGCCACAATAGAAATTCTTAAAGGTTCTGGTGTTGATGTAGCCCACGTAGGAAACTCTACCGGTAATGCCGGAATGGAAACAGACACATTTAGCCCTGATAGTAACAGCTTTTATGGTGATCCAGTAGTTATTGGACAAAGTAACGATACTATATCTTCTAACTCAATCGTTATCTCTAGCGCAACCGGAACAATAGTCAATGGTCCGTTTATTGAGGCTACAACTAAAACTCCGGCATCATCTTCTGCCGCAGGGGTCACGGGCCAGATCGCTTGGGATCAAAGCTACATCTACGTTTGTTTGAACGGCTCAACTCCGAAATGGGGTCGGGCAGCACTCACTTCGACAGGTTGGTAAAGAAAGAAAGAAAGAGAAAACATAGGAGAATTAAATGAAGAACGTATTGAAAGCGGTTTTATTCGCTGCTATGTCTATCTCTTTATTTGGGACATGCCTTGCACAAGAAGGCAGATTGCAAGTAAAGACTCAGACGCACACTTTAGCACTAAAAGAAAAAATCAAGGTTGATCCACCTACCAAGTATGTTTTGTCTGGCACCTATTTGGTATCCGGCAACGGCAATGTAACGTACATAGAACCTTTGTCTGTTACGTATCTTGACGACCCCTTAACAGTAACGTGCGCGAGCACATGTTCAATCCTAGGCAGCTTAACAGTGCAGACCAGTGGAAGTATTTCCAGTAATAACCTGGCTGTATGTATGCTTGTGGATGGAGAACCTGTTCCAAACGGTTGTCAATGGTCTACTGATACTCCAGGTGATGGTACTTTTGTTGAAAGTTCTGTTTCTTCTTGGGTAGTAGATTTGCCTGCTGGGGAACACACAGTACAGACGGCCATAGCTTCTGAGTATGGCTGTGATTATGAATACTGGGGCTTTCAATATTCTGTGTACAAGCCGTAGGGAAAGCATCTCAGGTCCTCGAAACCTGGGCTAGAGCTGGAAGGAGCCTAACTCTCCTTCCTTGCTCGATCTGATTTAAGAGCTGAATATCTAGAAAAGTGGAAGGAAGGGTAGCGATATCGGACATAACCTTAAACAACTGGGTAAGTAAGTTGCCCCCTCAGTCAGTAATGATTGAGCGCAGAACCAAGAGAATTCGGTGAAACGCCCTCTGGGCCAATACCGAGCCGAGCCGCTAATGCGGAAGGTGTAACGACTATCCCGCAAGGGAGTAGGGAACAGTGTTCCCGAAGTACTTGGGGTCCTGAAAAGGATCATGATATAGTCTGGTCTTACTGGCAACAGTAAGAGTTCGAATGGAAACGATTCGAGCGTAACATATAAACGACAGCTTCTTTGGATTGTTTTGGCGGTCTTATTACCATGGCTCAAGCCCGTGATTTGCCCGAAGGTGCGAGTCCGAGATGTTTCGACGTTGACTTTACAGTCGGTAGCGTAGCCACTCGTCCCGGCTTAGTATCCGTGTATACCTACGCAAATACTTGGGCCATCACCTCGTACTCCCTTGGTAGTGGTGGTCTTGCAACATTTAACTACACCGGTATCCCCGAGATCACCGAGAACGAAGGATTGATCCTCAGCGGATTCCAAGGACCTCTCAGTGTTTTGAACGGAACCACGATATATGCCGAAGCTGTAACCATGAACACTTTCATGGCACAAGTAGTTGGACCCTTGGGCACCTTTGTCAACCTAAGCGCCAGCGCAGTTTCCCTAGTGGGCTCCTTTGTAGGGCCTAACCAAGGGGTTGCCTCTAGCACTTCTTGGAGTAGTCCGCAGAACGTGTTCAGTCCCACGGGGTACGCCTCGGCAAGCGGAGGACAGACATACAGCCCTGCGATTGTCCCTGGATCAACGTCTAGCACTTCATCTACAGCTTGGACTAACCCAAGCTATGCTTTGTCCACAAGCCCAAGTACGTACGCTACTGTGAGTTCTCTTGGTGCAGGAGTGTCCGCACCCCTCTATGCGAGTGCTTTGGGCTTGTCTGTACCTCCCAATGCAACAATCACAGGGGTGAAGGTCGCATTCTCTGCTAGAGCTACAGAGGCCAGCGGTAATCCATACGTCATTGCTCAGCTTGTGCTGGGAGGGTCGCAAAGTTACTTGGGAAGCGCAGTAAATATTCCTATCGCAGCGAATGGCGCGAGTTTGGCTCCATACAATTATGGTTCCTCAACGTTTCAATGGGGTACCACTCTGACGCCCGCGATTGTCAATGATCCTACTTTCGGGTTTGACCTAAGCGCTTTCACGGGAACTCTGTCGAACAACTTTCATTATTATTTGAACAGCCTCGTGGTCGCGGTTTACTACACCACATCGGCTACAACAGAGATTCTGACGGCCAACAGTTTCGGATTCTCGATCTCGTTGTCTTCTGGAGTCTCAGGGTTCAACACCACTTTCAAAGCGTATTCCAGCGCATCTACTTCGGCAGTGTTTCAACTACTTGAGAACGGAGTTCCTCAGGGCACTCCTAAGACTCTTCCTCTCACCACTACGCCCACGGTGTATAATCTGGGCGGGCCTGAGGACCCTTGGGGCTATGTCTGGTCAGCAGCCAACGTCAACTCTCCGCAGTTTGGAATTCAGATCACAGCCGAAGGAGTCGGCACTACGTACGTAGGGGACTTGGATGTCACCACATTTGTCACCCCGGCGCTATCGAATTTCAACTGGATTGGGAGCTATGAGCAGACGAATGCTGCGCTTACCACTCTGGCTCTTGATGCTGATGGCAACATGTGGGCTGAGAACGTTCTCAATAACCCTGGGGTACTATCGCTCTCATTGAGCGGTTTGCTTCCAGATTCGTACGCGGTTGGAGCTACGATGAATGATTCCGAGTTCATCATGTTCTCGGATCTGAATATCGGCACCGACCGTCCTCGTCAGCTCTACAACGATGGAAACTGGTATCCGGTGACCCAAGTGGGCCCTGGTAGTGCTCCGACATTCTTGGCTTCCACAGGTGGGATTACTAATACCCTGCACATCAGCGCTTACACAGCAGTCGCAGGCACACCCACTATTCCGTCATCAACGACCTTCACAATATCACCTGTGGCAGCTGTAGCTCCGGTTGTTGGATCACTTTATGTACTGAGCGGATTCACTGGGCCGGACGCAGTATTGAATGGTCAGGTGGTCACGGTTTTGACAGGTGCAACCACTGCTAGCTTTTCAGCAGATGTATCGGTTACTGCTCCAGGCAACACCGCTGTCGTAGCTCTTGCTACGCTCACCTTCGCATATCCCATAGAGAGCATCAAACAATTGGGGTACATTACGAGCGGTCTGAGCGGTGGGGTGCTTTGGTTCCTTCTGAGTACAGGACCTAACCAGTCTGCTCAGGGCAGTGTAGTGACAGTGTACTACGCATATGCATCGCCTTCACTAGCGCCAAATTTGAACCTTCAGAATGCTTGGAATGCGTCTGTGGCTGGAACTGGTCCTCCAGTTTACGTGCAGATCAATAATGCAGCCAATGTCAATGGTTACAATTTTGATGGGATCTGGCAAGTCACAGGCATAGGGTACAACCATTTCTTGGGGTATACCTCACAGGGGTATTACTTCACTTTCCAGTACACTGAGTCTGGTTTTGCCAACGGCACCAACAATGCCACGGCTTATCTGACACAAGCCACGTTGACCTTAGCTTCCCCTGGTGTCGTTGGGATCACGAATAATACACCCATCACTATTACAGGGGTCACAGGAAGTTCTCCAGATCAGGTAGGGTACAACAATACGTGGGTTATCACCAACGCTGTCAATACAGGTCAGTATAACATCACTGAATCCCAGTATAATGGCGCTGGGGTTGCGACCTTCACATACAACTTCGCCTCTTTAACTAATAGTCAAGTTCCTGTTGTAGGTAATACCATTCAGATCATAGGCGTCACCAACAATGCCGCCATGAACGGTATCTTTGCAATTTCGGCTGTGAATGCTGGCGCTTCTACATTCAGCGTGCTAGTGACTATCCCAGGCCTTGCAGCGCAGCCCTCAGCTATTGCTGAGAATAGTGCGCAGGCAACTATGGCTGGTACGCAGTTCATATTTGATCCTGGGGCTTTGCTGGCGGGCAGCGCATCTGGAAATGCTATATTTGGAACAGCGACCGATGGAGACGTATCATTCATTGGTGTTACGCTGGTTCCGATAGGGGCAGGTACGCGCCAAGGTGTCGTGTTCTTCATTACGAAGACTGGCTCTTGGACGCCTGCGTCTCCTCCTGTAACATTCACTATTGCAGCTGATGCAAACCAGCTCAATGTGTCGAATATCCCAATTGGACCTCCTGATGTCGTTGGCCGAGGCATAGCAATTACCGAGGCCGGTGCCAATGGCGTCCCAGGGGCAAACTTCTACGTGATCGAGACCGCCGTAACCACAACTGTAAACACAGTGGTGACTACGAACACGTCTACGATCATCAAGGATAACACAAGCACCACAGCTTCCTTTAGCTTTTCGGATGCTGTCCTTCTGAACTCTACAGAAGTTGACGTGCCCAGCCTAGACATTTTCAACACGATTGAAATAGGCAGCTGCGCATGGTGCGTTCCTTATTCGAGCAGAATGTTCTATGGCCTGCAGCTGAACAAGGTGCAGAACTTTAACAACCTGACGTTCGACGGGGGATATGTAGTTCCGAATCAACCTGCAGGTTGGGGCTTGAATCTCGCCACAAGCGTTCCTACAGAATTGGAGCTGATAATCAGCCCGGTTACTGGAGACGCAATCTACATCCTTAACTCAACGGGGAGCATTCAGCCACAGTTTGGCATGCTCTATCAGACGGCCTATCAGGACCCCTACAACGTTGCGATCATACAGAACAACACAGCGTATTCGGTACGCGTGGCCTGTTCCTGTCCTTCGGGCGTTGCTATAGGGAATCTCGTGATTGACCTCACGCAGTTCAATAACGGCAACTTCACGCAAGGGGCAAACGGCCTCGGCGTGTACGGCTCGTTCGTGCTACCTTTGTCTGAGATGTCACCTTCAGTACGAGTCTACACAGGGCCACTGCTTGCTGCGTCTGTGTTCACTGGGAATGTCGATCCATACCTGACGTTCCGCGTTTGGGCTCAAAACATGGGCCTAGGGGCAGACTTGCTCATCGACCGTATCGAAGTCTATCCTACGCTTTTCCCTTACCTTAAAACTGAGGTCTATGGGTCATACATAGGGCGACCAGAGATGGTGGACGCATCGGGGGACGGGGGCATTATCGACACGTCTACTGAGAATCCGCAGCCTGTCATGGGAGCGTTTGTGCTTCGTGATAGTCTATACTTGCTCAAGACGAATAGCATGTACGTGACTAAGGATAATCCAACTTCAGAGCCATCAGGCTGGTCCATAAACGAAATAGATAATAGGGCTGGTGCATGTGGTATCAACGCATACGACACGGGTGAGGAATGGGCGATCATGGCATGCCGCAATGGCATCTATGGTTTCGATGGGGGCAAGCCTGAACTGCTCAACTTGGAAATACTTCAGGTTTGGAATTGCATCAATTGGAACGCGGGAAACTCCATATGTCTGAGGAATGATACGGAAAACCGTAGGATTCTCTGTACAGTTCCGCTGCCCACTGGGACAAGCCCTGATGGCGTTGCAACCGCAACGACTACATGGCTCCCCTACGCACCGTATAACCCTGCTCCGACTACTCCCAATGTCATACTCGTATGTAACTATGAAGCCATAGGGTCGTTTGAAGAGTTACTAAAAGACCAAGGTGTCCATGCTACGATGTTTGGCCAGTTGGCGAACCCAGATATGCGCCGTAAGTGGACAATCTGGAACATACCAACTCCTTATTTAGGACAGGTCACTAGAGCCAACTTACTTGAGATAACATTGATGGTTTGTAACGGAATTGACTCTTCAAAGATTTATCAATTTGAAGATGAAGCCACCAGTGATGATGGGGCTCCGATACACTCACTTTATTGCGGCTACGGTTTTGTCAACGCGGCCAAAGCAGTGACCATGCCCATTTTTGGGCTCCATCAGAAGCGATACACATTATTACAGTTTAATGCTAATGGTGCTGGGCAGATGAATGTCACGTTGTTCCCTAATGATTTGGGGGCAAGATACCCATTGACTGTCCCACTAGGATTGCCTTATGGCATCGCTCTGGTTGACCCCGCAAACGATGATTACTTTAGGCCAATCAACATCAAGGCACAACGGTGCTTCACGCAATGGGAAACCAATGCTGTTGGGGCGTGGTTTGAACTTTGTCATGTTTTGCTTTCAGGAAAACAAGATCCATGGTCCTCACTCAATCCAACGGGTGGAGGTTCGAACGGGATAGTTTAATATCTCAAGGCTTAGCGGCCTTGGGCTAGAGTTGGGAAGTGCTATGAACACTTCCCTTCTCGCCTTTTCATAGGAGGAATTATGCCAACAGGAATTTATGAAAGAAAACCAACAATACCTAGAATGTCTAACTGTCACCCTGATAGAAAACATTTTGGAAAAGGAATGTGCAACCAGTGTTATCATAAGGCTTACCACGTACAGCATAAGCACTCGTTTGTAGATGAGTTTGGTATTTCAATACCAGAGGGCTTCTATACCTACCTCTGGTTCAGGGCAGATAGCACCCCATATTATGTGGGAAAAGGCAACGGAAAAAGAGCCTACGTAAATCATGGACATTCGTTTCACAGACCTGTGAGTAGGGCAAGGATTTTTGTGCAATATTGGGAGTCTGAGGAAAAGGCGCTTGAGATTGAGGCTTGGTACATTGCTTTTTATGGGCGCATAGACAAAGGCACAGGTTGTCTCAGAAACCTAACAGATGGAGGAGAAAATCCTCCAGGCAATAAAGGTGTAAAGTTTTCAGAAGAGCACAAACGAAAAATAAGTGAAGCACAGAAAGGCCCTAAGGGACATTGGTTTGGAACAAAGAGGCCTTTTGTTTCTAGAGGTAAAGGTCGAGTACAAAACCCTGAATGGATTGCTAAAAGGGTAGCCAGTACAAAAGCAACTCGTGAGTGTAAGAAGAAAGGAGACCCTACGGTATGCAAGGCAGAACTAGCGCGCTCGATGGCGGGCAAGAGCTAACCATAATTCAGCGCCAAGACTTCAACAATGGCAACCTCCTCAATCGCATCATCCAAGCTATGAACGGGCTTGCCCATAACTTGGGAGCAGCCGCTGTGGGCAAGTTGGACCCGCCTCCTCCCGTACAATCTATTCAAGTGCAAGGCGTGCAGTCGGGCAGCACACTCATTTGTCCGAGCGAGCTGCTCCATTGGACAATAAATCACACTCAGGAGATTCAGAAGCATGTCCGCTACTTTAGCGAGATTGCGACAGAGCCAAACTTTTTGGCTCCGCATGTCATTGACCACGGCACTAGCCGTACTGGTTTTTTACACCTGCCAACATATTTGAACGACGGCGTTACGAAGCAGACGTATTACCTACGCAGCTACGCTCAGTACCCTGGCTCTGACCCACAGAAACCTACAGTACTTGGGGGATTAGCCAGCCCCTTGAAGATTCAGATGACGGGCAGCTCAGCCACAACACTTCTCAGCTCTCCTGGGTCAGGCACAGCAGCCGCAAATGGCACCCAAGGGGGCAAGGGGTTGGGCGTTGTACTCACACGCCCTGCGCCAACGACGAAGAGGTCGATAACCTAATGTCAGAAGAAATTTTGGTCAGGTCATACGCCCCTTCGGACTTGGCGGCGATAAAGCGAATACATGAGCAGAACAAGCTAGACTTTCAGTTTCCCAACTTGGACTCAACGCTGTTTCCCGCGCACAAGGTTCTGCTCATGAACGGGGAAGTCAAGGCCTCCTATGCATTGCGTCTGGTAACCGAGGCCAACCTCTGGCTGTCCCGAGATGAGTGGACAGACGCCGAGGGCAAATGGGCAGCAATCAGGTTGCTCGACAAAGAGACCACCGAGGCAGCAGCAGATGTCGGTCTGGACGCAGTGCAGTGTTTCCTGCCTCCAGGCTACGAGAGATTCGGAAAACGAATTTGTGGTAAAGATGGCTTAGGTTTTTCTCCAGACCGCCCCGGGTGGTTGGGATACAGCAAGTTCATAGGAGTGAAGAAATGAAAGTTTATACACGTTTAGAATATCAAATGTTGCCCAATGGTGGGCTGGAGTTGATCTCCGAAGATTCGTACTCCTATGAAGGCCCTGTAGCACAGTGTTTGAGACAAGCAGCTGCACAGGCAGGACAAGCAGCTAACACTGCGGCGGCAACGGGTGCCCAGCTGGGCGGTGAGGCCCAAGGTGAGCTAGGCGTTCTGAATCCATTCGCCACTCGTGAAATGCAGGCTGAGCATGCTTTTGATCCGAGTCAGCTCAATGAATTGCTCACAGCAGCCGGAGCAGGGGCTGGGGGAGTGACAGGGGCAGCACAGGCTGCTATGCAGCGCCAAGCGGCTTCTACAGGCAATGCGGCGGGTGCGACCAAAGGCTTGCAGGAGTTGGCGCGTGACCGTATGAAAGCGCAAGCTGGGGCATCCGAAGGTATCGCAGGTGAAGACGTACTGGGTGCGCAGAAATTGCGTCAAGAAGGCGCTGGATTAGAGTCAGGTCTTTATGGAGAAAACTTAAAAGGCATGCTTTCCGCGATGGGGCAGGTTGCTCCAGATGTACAAGCTGAGACTGCAGCATCTAAAACTGGATGGCTGCAGAATGCTGAAGGTGCCTTAGGTAGTTTAGCAAGTACTGCTGCACCTTATCTAAAAATGTATGGACCCGGTGGAACGAACACCTAGGAGCATAAAATGCCAGATGAAACGATGATGGGACGCGTAGCTGAGCGAGCACGTCAGCTTTATTCTCAAGGCAAAGCCCTGGTTGCCCCTATGACAAGCGAGCAGCAAGGTTTGAAAGAGAAGCAGCATCAGATTGATGAAGCTACGCAGACACCTGCCGAAACTCCTAAGATGAACTACACGCCTGCCCCGTCTGACTATGTACACCCAGGTATGAAGTATGGGGACAAGCCGGGGGAGCAGCGCTTGCCTGTATATGATGATGGTGGAGATGTGCCAGAGGATCAAGTTGCAAAGCTAGGGCAGGGGGAACGTGTACTCAATCCACAGGAAGCTGCAGCGTATCGTCAGGCTGAGCAGGAATATAATGTGGCCCCTGGGGAAATGAAACAAGAAGGTATGATGGTAGATGTAGGTGGAGCTAAAGCTATTCCTAATCCTAAGGGGATAAAGCCCATGATGGATACAGAGCCGCCTGAACAACATGTTGCTCCTTTGCAGGGCGCTACTATGCACATGGAGAATGCTCCTATAGGCAAATCTGTGATGAACACTGAAAAAGCACCTTTACAAGGGGCAGACACAGTAACCCCGCGTCAAGAGACTCCGATGCAGGAGATTTCTACCATGGGCACGCCCAGGATGCGCATAGAAACTCCCATGTCCTCGGGCACTACGGATCATCCAGAAGCTCCTCAGCAAGGTGAGGAAGCAGCTGCTCCCACGGAAGTCCCGAGGTTCTCAGTAGACAAAAGTTTTGGAGCCCTTGGCGAGAAGATGGACAAGCAGAAGCAGATTGAAGATGACCTGAAGGTTGTAGAGCAAGACAAGCTTGCTGCAATGCAATCCGGGGATCTGACAAAGCTTGGGATGGCAAATATTCATGAAAGACAACTGAAAGCAGCGTTGCCTGAGTTGCCACAACCTACACCACCGACTGCGCGTGAGAATGTGATGAATCAGGAGAAGGATTTTCGTAACAAGATGATCAACGCCCCTAGCGAACAAGAGCGCTTCCAGGCCGAGAAGGATCTGGCTGAGATGCAACGTCGTACACCGTGGGGCACTGAAGGATCAGCACACCCCGGAGTTTTGGGCAAGATTGGTCACGTTCTTGGCGGTATTGGTCAGGCGGCTGCAATGGGGACAGTTCCTTATGCGCTTCCGATGATCCCTGGTACACAGGCGAATATTGCAAAGCATGAAGCTGTTGGCGAGCAAGGGGTTGAGCAGGCGCAGAAGAAAGAAGCTACTGCAGCTGAGACTGGCTTGAAAGAAGCACAAACGCGTATGGTTGGAATGGGTACAACCGTACCCGAAAAGGTATATAATTGGGCTATGAAAGGAAATGCTGGCCAACCAATGATCAACCCTGATACGCAGAAGCCTTATACACCCCCTGAAGCTCAAACACTGTCCACCGGGGAAGGCAAAAACGTAGCAGAGCAACTGGCACGTGCCCTTATTCATAAAGTTAACCCTGAAACAGGACAGAATTATACACCGGATGAGGCTTTAATAGAAGCAATGAAGCAGCAATCTGGGGCTAAAATGAACGAGCATCAGAAGCGCGTAGCTGATTATGTGTCTGCGCATAATATGGAAGACACACCGGCTAACCGTGAAACTGCTCGTATAGCTTTAGAGTCCGCAGATACAGCAGCGAAGCAAATTGCAGCACTTCCGTATGCAGAGCAAAAAACTAAGTTCAGCAGTGATCTTGCTACTACTCGTGCATTGTTGGTCCAGCAAAACGCTGACGCTAACGGTCGGGGCTTGGAGGCTGACAAACTTCAGAACACTGAGAATGCTCGTTATAACAAAGTGAACAGCATGATCCAAATGGGTTTGAATGCTGTCAACACTTCAGACCACTCGGAATTTGCAGCTAGCATAGCTCCAGTTGCCACACTCTTTGCAGCAACAAATGAAGCTGGTATTAAGCGTGTGAACGCAGTCGAGTTGGCAAAATTCATGCCAGCCAACGGTAGTTTGTTGCGCTGGGCTGAAACCCATGCTGACAAATGGACGGCGGGTGATATCCCTGATGAGTACAGGAAAGAAGTGAAAGAGTTCTTGACTAATATGGGCAAACAAGAAGAAATCACTCACACAGCCAATTCTAAGAGTATTGATGATACTGTTCGTAGTGGTGGTCAAGAACCAGTACAGAAGCCTGCGGGTGGCGCAGAAGCTACACCAAAGAAGTCTGAATCTAAAGCGCCTCCAACAGCACCTCCAGTTGGCAGTGGTTTTGCAGCGTGGAAAGCACAGCAATCGAAGTAATCGTATAGGAGTCAAGTATGCCTACAGTAGAAGAGCTTCAGGGAGACAAGGATTTCATGGCGGCTACACCCGCTGATCAGCAACGATATTTATCCTCTGTTGACCCTGAATTTAAGGCCGCACACCCTGAGGATCAATCTGCATACTTGGCTCATGTTACCAATGCACCAACAGGTGAGCAACCAAAGCAAGGTGCGCTTGACACAGCTAATCAGCAGTATGAAGGTCCTGGGGTAGTCAATGCTTTGGGGCGCGTAGCTACTATGCTACCAAACATGGCTAAACAGGCGTACCATGCTTTCACAGACCCGCGTACGGAAGAGGAAAATAAACTAGATAAAACACCTGTGGTTGGTAATGCTGCATTGGCCGCGAAGCGCATGCTGTTGGACCCAAGTCAACAGGCGTATGAGAAGACAGAGAAAATGGCGAGAGACCGTGAACAGTATTTTGCTGAGCATGGTCAAGAAGATCCCCATCCGATACAGGCCAAGATGGCTGAGGCTGGCGGTAAAGCCATGTCAATGATCCCGATGGTCGGGCCTTGGGGTATGAGTTTAGGAGAGCGTGCCGGTAAGGGAGATGTCTCTGGCGCGTTGACCGAGGCGGGAAGTCTGGCTCTTGCTCCTGAGATCGCGCATGAAGCAATGCCGGGTGGAGCATTACCGGGCGCGGCTGAAGCTGGCGCTCGTCCATTACCTACAGCTGATGCGGCTGTTCGCATGGGAGCACGCGGAGCTACTAAAGTACAACCTATGCTACCCACAGCAATTGGTGCAGTAGCAGGTGAAACCGTTGGTCACCCTTATTGGGGCGCTATCGCTGGGCGTATTATGCTTCCACAAGCGTGGCTTGGTCCTCTTCTGGAGAAAGGCCGAACTTTTGGTCTTGATGCTAATGAGGCAGGTATTGTACATCTAGGTGAACGATTACAACAAGCGGAAGCTGCTGCTGCTGAAGCTAAGACTGCGTATGATGCGCACAAACCTGGACGAGAGCAAGGTATTCCTGCTCCTAAGGAAGTGCTTGATGCATATGAGAAAACACAGACTGCTCTGCAGACAGCGCAAGCACACTTCCAAGCTGCACAAGAAGACTACCTAGCTAAGAGAGGTAGACCTCCAGTATCTATGGAACTTTCCCCTGAGCAACAAGCTGCCCAGGCTGAGCGTATGACGCCCCCTCCGACTAATGAAAAGCTGGGAGCACGCCAAGAAAAGCTGATGGCAGACATAGAGGCCAAGGCTCCCCCGTATGCAGAAGGGACTGAGCCACTTCCTCGGATGGGAGAAAAACAACCTGGGATGACCGAAGGTAAACCGGAGGTCCCTGCCGAGGTAAAGCCCGAGGTTGCCCCTATCATGACCGCAGGTAAACCTGAGCGTGCCCCAAGTATGGCTGGGCTAAAAGTGACGCCCGAAGGCAAAGTAGAGGATACCACCGCTATACAAACGGCAACCAAGGAAGCCCTAGGGGCAGAGAAACCAGCTAGGATGGTCCCAGCTACCGAAGGTACGGCAGTGAGACCTGGGGAAGTGCCACCGATGCGTGGTGAATATACTCCAGCACCTGCACCAGCACCAGAAGTTAAGGCAGCTCCAGTTCCAGAAGCTAAGATTCCTGCAAAGGAACCCGGTCTGATGGGCCCTGAGAAGGAATTGGCGCACGAAGGACGCTCACCTGAGGATCTAGCGAAGGTAGACCGTGCCGTCGCTGAACTGCCCAATCAAGACCTCCAAAGGCTGGGCACACGTTTTGGTCTAGATGAGTCAAAGTATGACTTCTCAAAGCGCGAAGCTACCCGTGAGGGTGGCAGCAAGCACCCAATAGAGCGTGAGAAATTCTCCAAGGACACCCAGGAAAAACTACCTGAAGCCCTGAAGAACCATATCGTAGATGCGGCGAAAGCCTTTGATGAGAAGAATCCCGATGTCTTTAGTCCGCAGGACTTGAGTTCTTCTGGGAATGCTGCGCGTGCCAGAGCCATCCTGACTGAGGCAATGAAGCGCTATACGGACGAACTTGCTGCCAAGGGGCAAGCAGGGGGCGCACCTGCTGACATACGTACGCAGGTCGGAGCACACAACGCTAATGGAGGCTCTACATTTCACCCAGAAAAAGGTGATCTAAAAGGCCAACCCTACTTTGCTGTGGGCGGTGAGCCTGAGTTCAAGAACCCAGACCTGAAGATGACAGTCAAGGGCGGGGAATTGACTGCTGAGCAACTCAAAGAATTCTCTGAGCGTCCTGCGGTTAAGGAAGCACTTGCTAAGCATCCCGATGCCAGCATAGGTACATGGCATGATACTGGGGAAGACAACACAGTTGTGGAATTGGTTAAAACTCCAGCAGCTCGTGACGAGGCTATCGCCATGGGTGTCAAGAATGGCGAGAAAGCCATCTATGATCTGAAGGAAGGCAAGGAAATCCCTACTGGGGGCGACCAAAGCAAGATGAGCGCAGAGGATCGCGCCAAGGTTCAAGAAGAGCTTGCCAAGGAAGGCCAAAGTGGTGGTGCTCCTGGTGTAGTTACCAAAGAGGCCAAACTACCCACAGGTGATGACTTGATCAAGAAGTATGGGGAATCCAGTGGGGACCCTGCGCAGACTACATTCATCCTGAAGGATGGACGTGGTGTAGCCAACACTGGTGTTGACCATGATGTGATGCTGGGTGGCAAAGCTACCGATGTAAATCCTCGGCGCGAGCAGTTCATACAGGATGGAAACATTCGCGTACGTCCTCGCTCGGGAGGCAAGGCCGGTAGAGAAGTAGCCATCTCCATACCAGATGATGGAATCACTGCAGAGCAGATGAAGTACCTTCAGAAGATGAGTCCGCAGTTACGAAGCGGAGTCGTCATGATGGAGGGTAGCAAAGCTGGTTCCAAGTACAAGGTTCTGGAGTATGGCGCTGCTACAAATGAAGCTCTGGAAGATGCAGTCAATCACATTACCAATGATGCAGGTAAGCATCTTCCCCCAGTCAGTGGTGGGTCTGGTGCAGCAGACAAAGCTGCTAAGGTAGCCAAAGAGCTGCCCCCTCTTCCTGAATTAGCTGAGAAACATTTGACTCCCGAGGAGAAGTTGGGAGTGAGCAAGTCGGAAGCTCAGCAAACCAAGTTTATTGAGCGTATGGAGCAGATCCCAGAAGTTCATGAATACAGGGATATAGCTTTGGTTGGTGAAGGTGCTAGAAAATGGTACCAGAGAAGTTCCCAAGCTTTCGACGCTATGGCTGAAGAAGCTCCTGAATACTTCAAAGATGGTGATAAGGAAAAATTCATCAATCTATTAGCTGCCAGTTCACCTCGGCAGTCTGTAGCGATGAATCTACGTGAGACATTACGTACATGGACAGCCTATGTTGATGCAAATCGACCCACAGGGCAACCTTTGGAAGATTTGTTGAAGGAGAATTTGACTTCTGCAACATCCAAGGTACCCAATGCACTGAAAGCCATCAATGGCGAAGACATGTGGCCGGACATCACGAAGAATAAAGCGTTCAAGGTACCAAGTTTTGCAAGAAACTTGAGAGGATATCTCGATTCTGTTACCAACGATGGGTGGATGTCTCTGTTTGCTGGGCTTGATCCCAGGGAGATCTCCAGTGCTCACTCATATCACCCTCTGTCTGTTGCTACGCGTGCTGCCGCTGAAGAACTTGGCTGGAGCCCTGCGGAAGCGCAAGCGTCAATTTGGAGTTTCACACAAGCTTTAACTGAGCGTGGTGAAGAATTACCTGAAGAAGTTCGTAAGCATTCTGAGGACTTTGTTGACCTCTTAGCTCACGACCCACAAGTACGTGGTTTACTAGCAGATCTAGGAGTCTCACATGCCAACCTCGACGCAAAGCTCGCAGCCATCGGAGAAAAGCCAGAAGTCTCCGGTAGAACTACGCCAACTACTTCTCGCAGTATTGAGCGGCTTAAAGAACGCATCGAAACAGCAAGAGGTAAAGGAACCATCCCACCTCCAAAGTCAGCCCAAGGAGAATTTGGGTTCCGAGAAGCTCCAGCAGGAGAATCTCGGTCCAGACTCAAGGATGAGGATGTCGAATTCAACACTGCAAAGATGAACGCTGTTCGAATGAAACGATAGTATCCCTCGGGGTTGCTCCCGAGGATAGAGTGGGGAGGTGCTCATTCCACCTCCCTGCTCGACCTGAATGAGAGGAAAACATATGCCAGCAAAAGGACAGTTTCAAACACACTGTAAACGTGGCCACAAAATATCAGGAGACAATCTGCATATTGTAAAAAGTACAGGTCAAAGAATATGCAGACGATGCCGAAGAGAAAGAGTCAGCGTCTATAGGAGTTCTGAAAAAGGAAAAAAAGCATCACGTAGTACAGCTAACAACAATAGAGAAAAGATAAAGGTAGAAGTTCTCACGCACTATGGAAAAGGTGGGAAGCTTATGTGTTGTTGGTCTGGTTGCAAAATTTGTGACTTAGACATGCTAAGCTTAGACCATGTGAAAAATGATGGTCAAGAACACGTTAGTGAAACAGGTATAAGGTATCTAGGCATACGTCTATATAGATGGGCAAGGAGAAATAATTTTCCAAAAACTTTGCAAACCCTATGCTTTAACCATCAGCACAAAAAAGAAATTGTCAGGCGCAAAAAGAATAGGATCGACAATCGTGAAAGAGATGCCAAGCGCATCGGAAGGAATTAACAATGCCAGCTTATCAGACTACACCTTTCAAGCCAACCCCAAAGGTCATGACTCCCGGTATACCCGCGTATTTTTGGGGAACGTGGAACGACAAAACCGGAAATACTACGGGCAAAGTTATTAGCAATTCTGCTGCTAGTACAACTGCTACAGTGACATTGCAGATTCAATCTGGAAATATCCCAGTAATAGGGGCTCTTATTAGTATTGTAGGTTCAACTAACTCTGCTGGCATTTTCAATGTTACTAACGCAGTTCTCTTATCAGTTTCATCGCCTGCAAACCCTGACGAGGGCATTTACACAGTAACATTTGCAATTTCTTCTACAACTCAGTCTACTATGACTGATTCTGGTATATTCCAAATACCACAGTCAGAAATAGGTGAACCTCTGGCAGCAGGTGCATCTGCACCGCTCGTTCAGATGTACAATATCATGTCCGCTAACCTGAGTCAGGCTGTGACTGTCGTGGCATCGTTCCCAAGTTTGCCAACGTCCGTGATTCTCTATCTGCAGCAAGCTCTGCAGGACCTGGATTCCGAGTATCAGACTGTTGCGACTATAGCAACGGTCAGTACTGGGGCAGTGCAAGGGTCTCCCCAGATTTCAGTAGACCCCACGCTTGGGCGCTTTTTCAGAGTACTCAACGGAACCGTGGTGGGCGGAACACTACCTACCGTCATTTGTAAAATAATGATCTAAAGCTAGGAATGGCCGGTGCTTTCCCCCGGCCTCATCTTTGCATTTCGAAGGGCACCCCTATGGGATATAGCAATGAATTAGAAGTAACGAATCTCTTGCTTACCACCAATCTGCTACAGCAGACCAATGAACTTCAGGTTGCTAATGCTCTTTGGGCTGGAGGGGGGCAACCAATCCCCCCTAGTCCTCCGGTTTCTGCAAGCGGTTTCGAATTGGAAGATGGATCAGGAGTAATTTTGTTAGAGAGCGGGGATATCCTGCTTTTGGAGAATTAATAATATGGCAAATACTAAAATCAGCGCTCTCACTTCTGGCAACCCTGCACAGGCTGGAGATGTAATTCCCATCGACCGTACAGGCGCAAACTTTTCAATTACAGCAGGTAGTATAGCTGCTCTAAACACTCTGCCTCAAACTGCTGCTGCTGTCGGATCAAAGTGGCTAAACAGTTACACAGCGTCCACAGGTGTATTCACAGAAACCCAGCCTACATTCACCGATTTATCGGCACACCCTACTACTCTTTCTGGGTATGGCATTACTGATGCTCTTCCTATCGCTGGAGGAACTCTTACAGGTGCTCTATTATTCTCTGCTGATAACACATACGCTATAGGAGCAGCGGGTGCCACACGTCCAAGTACAGTGTATGCGGGCACTTCAGTTGTTTCGCCCCTTGTGTCTATACCGTCTACTGGTGTAGTGGAATGGAGTATAGGGAGTAGTCCTGCTGGTATTAGTTATACAGGAGCTGCATCACTTTCTATAGGTAATGGAACTTCTGGTGATTATTCTGGAGAGCTAAAGTTATCTACGCTGGACATTGGAGCGTACGCGGTTACCACACACATTCAGATTAGCGCAGCTAATAGCAATATCACATTTCAAGATTCTTCGGGTGATCCAAAAATTGATTTAACGAGTACTGCTGGTCTTTTACTGTCAGATGATCTATATATAGGGTGGGGAGCCGATAGTGTACACTATTTTCCTCCTAGCACAAGTATTTCAAATCCTTCGGCTGGTACTGTTTCAATAGATACTACATCTGTTGGCAATGGCCTTGGCTCTCTCACAGCAGCTAAATTAATCGAGAATGCTACGCTTACCCCTGCTTCCGCTACGACAGCAGGAGTAACAGGACAAATCGCTTGGCAAGGCACGAATGGCACAACTGGACAAATCTTCATTTGTACTTCTGGTGGTACCGCAAGCAACGCAATCTGGATGGCTGCAGCGTTGACCAAGGTGTAAAGGAGATTTATGGCTGATCAATACCCTGCAAGTGGACTTACACCCAATTTAAAGATGACTCTGGAAGGAATAGCAGTTGGAATAGCTACTAACTTTCTTGAGCTTGACTCATTGTTTCCTAACGGGCCAACCCCATCAGGCTATCTTCTTCTTACTGGGGGTACCATAGCAGGTAAATTGGGAATTGTTCCCGCTGGTACTGTTGGTACAAGCCCTGTAGATGCTATTGACATTCTGCTTCCTCCTATAGGAGCAGATTCTTATTTAAAAATAACAGCTCCGGGTTTGACATATTCTCTAAGAGCTGGATCAGCATCTCTTAATCAATATGATATTATGGCCAATATGATTAGAGACGCAGTGGGAAATACCTATGCTGATGACCCAACGCATGTTGGCCTACAATTCGCTATTTCCCCAGAAGGTAATCTTCATAATAGCGAATTTTGGTTTGCTGTTAATCCTGTCGGCGGAAATGGATCTGATATAGTTTTTCTTGTAACTGGAGATGGTGTTGTAGGTATACCTGGCACATCCAGTGGACCTAGCACTCCTAATGGAGGAGTATTTGGTTGGTCAAACATTTATCCCGTTGATTATGACCAATTAGACACCTATTTATGCCGTCTTTCACCCGGTGTTATAGGTATCGGGGCCAGTATAGGGTCTTACAACGGTTTTGATGGCTCTCTTAAACTTACTAATTTGACTGTTGCTGGATCATTTACTGATAATTTATCCTCAACCGGATCGCTTGGGCAAGTTTTGAGCAGCACCGTAACAGGTATAAAATGGGTAGCTGCTCCTAGCCTTATATCTGCTGCATGGGCTACCTTGTATGGTGACCTGACTGAGAACCAAGTTATTCCTTGGGATGGGCCTACTTTAGGCATACCAGACACAGGTATTTCCCGTATTTCCGCGCACACTCTTGCATTCGGAAACGGGTCTGCCGGGGATTATTCTGGTCATCTACAAGCTGCTGTGTTTACGGATGGAGCGGGAACGTATTTATCCGGTGGAACTATACGTTTGGGAAATGGTGCAGGACAGATCAATATTAGTGGCTCTCAGATTTTATATGGTGGAGGAAATGGTTATGGTAATACCGGACACCTATTTTATATTGATGGGGTTGGAGAAGTTTTTTCGGTTCTATCCACCGGCATAGTACTATTGCCTTTGACTCCGCCTACTTCTGCCCATACAGCTGGGACACAAGGTCAGTTGACCTCAGGTACAGACGGTAATTTATACTTCTGTTCGATATCGGGACCGGGGGGTGGTGCAACAACTTGGAACAAACTCAGCATGACCGCAGTATAAAGGAGGCCCCATGCAATTCTATGTCCGCTCCATCAGTAATCGCTTTCTTAGGTTCCTGTACAGCTTTTTCGTGCAGATGCCCCTGGAGATCTACTGGCGGTTCATCACTGCGTACGTGCCAACGAGTGCCGTGTTCTTAAATTATACCAGCGCCACTGACCTAGAGCTTCACGCTCAGTGGTCATTGGCCCAGCAAGGCCTAGTGTCCGCTTCGTTTCCTTTGACTTGTTCAGAGAACGGGCCGATGCATGCGGCAGTGCCCGCAGCATTGACAGTGGTACCCAAGCACGTCACAGTTGTCTCGGTTCCCGACATCACGCCGGGTGCCATCGTGACGCCTGATATGACACAGGAACCATGCCATAGCTTTGCCTGCTGTTGGCGTAAAGGCAGAGTCTATGCGGCAGCGTCCAAGGTGCCGGTGACTTTAGCCTATGAGTTTCAGAACCTGATTTTAAGCGACCTCGGAATTGACGTATCCCAGAGGTAGGAGAAAGAAATGCAAGTTCAAACAATAGTGCCGCTTATGACACTGCTTTACAAGGTGTTCATGGGCCTGCTGGTCGCGGGAGGAATAGGTATTATTATGTGGCCTTTTAGATCCATACGAAAAGAGTGGAGAACCTTGAAAGACAGCGTAGCCGAGACGCATGCGGAGCTTGTCACCCAAAGGACGAACTGTCTTACCACACTTCAAAATCAGGGGGATCGCCAAATCGAACTTTTAGGCAAAGCTGTGGAAACCCTTGGAAATATCCACACTTCTCAGGCTGCAATGTCTGGTTTTATGCAGGCAACGCAGATCATAGCGGCTCCAACCCGTCGCAAACGGTAGTTGACAAGCAGCTTCAGTTTGTGGTATAATGTTTATGAAGTAAATCAGTGACTCAGAAAGGTCAAATTTAATGCCAGAGCCAAAGATTTTGTTTTTGGATATAGAGACGTTTCCCAACCTTGGGTACGTCTGGGGCAAATACGACCAGAATGTCATTCGTTACACGCAGCAAAGTTGTATCGCTACCTTCGTAGCAAAGTGGGCAGGGAAGAAAGAGATCATCACTAAAGCTTTGCCAGATTATGCTGGGTACAAGCCCGGTTCATACAGTGACAAGGCAATTGTTTTGGATCTCTGGAAACTGTTTGATGAGGCAGACATAATCGTCGCACATAATGGGGATCAGTTTGATGTGAAAGTGGTGGTGGGCCGCTTTATCCTCCATAATATGCGCCCTCCAAGCCCGTTTAAAACAATTGATACCAAGAAACTCACCAAAGAAGTTGCTCGTTATAATTCGAACGCTTTGGACGATCTCTGCGGCCAGCTTTTCGAAACGCACAAGATCAAGACGGACTTCGATTTGTGGGAAGGTTGCATCAATGGTGATCCGAAGTGTTGGGCAAACATGGTCAAGTACAACAAGGTAGATGTTCTTTTGTTGGAAAAACTGTATTATCGTTTAGCTCCTTTTGCAAAGACACATCCGAACCTGACCTTCTGGACTCGTGGAGAATGCCCCAAGTGTGGCGGTCATAACGTTCAGTACCGAGGGGTTGCCCGGTGTATCACTCGGCAATACCAGAGATTCCAGTGCAACGACTGTGGCAGCTGGGGTCGGGTTGCGAAGAGCGATAAAGGTGCTGGCACCAAAACGGTTAACGTTCCAATTTGTTAACAAAAGGAGACTCAGTAAATGTCACAAGTGGAGTACATAGTACGTGTAGAGGGAATGCACAATTCATTTGGTCTTGGAGAAAAGATCGGTGATGGCATTACCCTCTTTAGGGCCGGTATGTATAACCTCACAGCAGAAGAAATCGACGCGAAGGTGAAGCAGACTCGGGCTCGGAAAGTCGAGAAGCTTTGATGGAATATATTGAAGCAGCTTTTTCCCTCCTCATCGTCCTTGCAGTTGTGGGGACAATCATCCTCAGTCTCTATGGTGCGATCTCGGCGCTCGTCTGGCTTACGCGCTACATTTGGTGGAAGCGATGATTATTGGGCCAGTGATTCACTCGGTGATCCTAGGCTACGGACATCGCGCTCGTTCTGGAAAAGACACCGCAGCCTCGATTATTATCAAAGAACGCGGAGCAGAGTTTGACATACGCCGATATAGTTTTGCAAGTGAATTGAAGGCTGAGGTCAACCACAACGCTATGAAGGCTGGCGGCATGAAGAATTTGTTCGCTGACGGTCTACGCTTGGAAGGTTGCGGGTATATGCAGGAGAATGAAGAACTCCTGCGACTACCAGAATGGGTACAAATGGACCCCAGTCCCGATATGAGCGATCCCGAATGCCCATATGGCAAGCAACGCTCGCTCTTGCAATTTTGGGGAACAAACCTTAGACGATCAGTGAACGAAAACTACTGGCTCAACAAAGTGAAGCAGCGTATTGCCGATGAAAAACCACAGATCGCCCTGATCACAGACTTGCGTTTTTTAAACGAAGTGAATTTTATACTCACATACGGGGAAGTGATTCGCATCGACCGTCCTGGTCTCCCGCCTCTCAGTGAGGCGCACGAATCAGAGCTAGCTTTGGCCAATTATGATGGTTGGTCCGACATTATCAAGAACAATGGCACGCTGAACGAGTTCAAGGAAAAGGTTCTCTTCAGCTTTGACATGTTGCTTTCAGCAGTTCCGCAAGAGCACCGAACAGAGGAACCGAAAGGTACGGTGGTGAAGGTGTAATGCTCTGAACTGAGCACCTTCAAGGACTCACTATGAAAAAGTATTTGCTACCGATCCTGCTGTGGGCCCTCCTCGGATTGGCCTCGGCAACCGTCACACCAGCACAGAAAACATTGCAGCACAAGGCTACGCACACGATTGTCATGTCGAATGAGAAGGCACATGATGGAGCTGGTTGCTCCGCAACGGCAATCTCTGAACATGTCCTGCTCACTGCTGAGCACTGCAATGTCCCAGGCAGTGTGCTTTACCTTGATCAGAACAACAGACCTTACCAGCACCCGCTGGAGATCTCAGAGCGGTACCTGGATCATCAGGATCATATGCTCCTAGTTCTCCCAGGCGTCTCGTTCAAGAACTTCGTGGATTATGGCTCCGCTGCTCCTTTGAAGCAGGGTGACCATTACTATCTGTGGGGCAACCCAGGCTTGATTCGAGACCAGTACCGCGAGGGCTACGTCACCGGGTCAATTGTTGATCCGATCTATGAGATGGAGATTGATGCAGTCAGTTCCTTTCTCATGTTGAATGGACCTGTGATTGGTGGAGATTCAGGCAGCGCAATATTCAGCGCCGAAGATGGCCACCTTGCAGGAGTCCTGACGTACGGGATGGAGTACGGTATGTTCGCAGGCGTCTATCCGCTCGCGTTCACAGCTGATCAGATCGCGCAGGCCGAGGGCGTAGGTTCATTCGTCTACTTGCCCGACACTCGCCCGGTCGTCAATGTCAATGCTACTGCAGCTCACTCTGTAGTCGATCATAGCGAAGCTCCTCTGTGGGCTCTGGTGTGGTTGTTCGCAGTCTGCATCTTGTGGTACACGCTGGGTGGCGTGTTCAAGACACTAGCCAAGGGCATACGCGGGGCAGCAGGGCCGGTCTGGAAGGCAATGAAGTACGTGGGGCGGCTGTTCAAAACTGCATACCAAACTTTAAAGAAAATATAATTACATCTCCCGGGGTTGCTCCTGGGGGCTAGGGCCCTAGCGTGACTCCATCGCGTTGGGGCCTGTCCTATGGAGGGACACATGATTCACATCAATGTAATGACTGCAGCTTTGCGAAATGTTCTCAACGCTCGAAATTGGCGCAGAAAATACCCTGAGAAATCTCGTTCTAGTGCTCTTGCATACTACTACGCAAACCGTGCTGTGGCCCTTGAACGCAGGCACGTTTATTGCAAAGAGAATCCTGAGAAGGTCCGTGCATGTAGTCGTGCATCAGCTCGGATATGGCGCAAGGAACACCCTGAGAAAGTAAGAGAGAACACTCGTGCTTGGGCCAAGGCACATCCTGATAAAGTGCGTGAGAAATCCCGTGTATGGTATCAGGCCCACCCCGAAACACGGCAAGCATGGGAGAAAGCGCATCCTGAGAAAAGAAAAGAAATTGAGCATAAATACAGGAGACTGCACCCAGAAAAAGTACGTGAGAAACAACGTGTACGACGCGCTCGCAAATTAAATGCAGGTGGCTCTTTTACAAACTTGCAATTTAAGCAACTCTGCGCTTCATTCGGAAACACATGTCTCTGCTGCAAGAGAAGTGAAGTAGAACTTGCATCTTTGGGTTTCACACTTGTACCTGATCATGTAGTTGCACTGTCACGTGGCGGTAGCAACGATATCATCAATATTCAACCGCTCTGCGGACCTTGCAACGCTCGTAAACAGACCAAACACATTGATTATCGAAAGGAAACAGAAATATGTCAGGCACAAGCTATGAAGGCAAACCAATAAATGTAGCAGATCAGGTCTCTATCCTTGGCGGAGTTCAGTCCATCACAGGTAGTGCGCCTAGCACAGCCTCAGTTGTTCTCCAGGGAATTTATGGGGAAACCTTCACTGTGCAAGCGAGGGACTGCACTTCGGTCCAGCACACTTCAGGCGCTGCTATGTCCAAGAATGGTAAATTATTCACAACGGCGGATCGCGTTACGGCCAACGGAATCGTCACTGCGGTCACAGGGTCTGGTGTCACTGCTCAGGTCACTGTGCTTTTAGACGAATCTCAGCTTTCCGTGACAGTTTACGCGGGATCTGTACATTCGAACGCGGCGTAGGAAAAGGAAACTCAGATATGAGCAGCACACCCACAGTCACACCTGTAGTCACCCAAAGCTGGTTCAAGGTCCATGAAAGGCTTTTAATAGTCCTCATGGTCCTTTTAGCCGGGTCTTGGGGTTATTCCAAGTACGCAGATGCGTCAGCTTCTAAGGCAGAAACAAGAGCAACCGTAGCTGAGCAGGCCTTGGAGTCTCAAAAAGAGAATAATGCCGCTATGGCCCTTCAGACCGCGCAGGTAATCGCGCAGTATCAAACCATGTGTCAGTCTCTAGCCGCCCAGACTAGCGCCCTGCAGGCCTCCCTGACGCAGCGGCAGGCTACCCTGGCCAAGCAGGTAACTGTAGATGCTAATCTGCCCCTGTCAGGCCTAGCACAGCGCTGGCAGACCTTGCTTCCCACGGTTACCCCCACGGTTACCCCGGTAGGCATAGGGCTTACTTCCCAAGAGGCCCATGATACAGTCGCAGCCTTGGAACAAATCTCTGTTCTCCAATCGAATCTAAAGGATACGCAGTCTGACCTAGGGGCAACCCAAGGCGCGCTGGGGCAAGCCAACACTGTGATTTCCGACCAAACCAAACAAATCACAGGACTTAACCTAGAAATAAGCGATCAAACTAAGACTTGCACTGCACAGGTTGCTGCTGCCAAGGCCGAAGGCCGCAAAGGGAAAATACGATGGTTTAAAATAGGCTTCGTCAGCGGCTTTGTAGCGGGCCTCTGGGGAGGACATTCAGCGGGTTTGTAAAGGAGGCCCCATGCTCACCAAAGCAGAGAAGCAGGAGATTATAGAACGCGCTCACACAGACAAAACATTCTGCAAGGCTCTGCTCAAAGAGCTTGTGAGGCTGGCAGTAGCAAATGATTCAGATGTATTAGAGAAAGCCTTGAAGAGAATCAAGTAGTTTAGAAACAAGAATAGCCCCTCAAGGGCATCCTAAGACAACTAGGGTGCTCTTGAGGGGCCTTTTTTTGTGCCCAAATTAACATCTGGGCTTTGCTCTGTTCTCCTCTTCACTGTCAGGTGTGTACTTTGATCCTCCAGCGAGTATGCTCGCTTCTAAAAGATCGAGGGCTTCCCTGAGGTTTTTGATCTGTTGCAGCAATTTGTTCCTAGCTTCGATCATTGATTGTTGGTCCTCCTTGGGAAATGAATTCGAACCCCGTGCCGTCCTTGTAGTCGATGATGATTTTGTCGTCCTTGTTAATTTGCTCGCTGAGTACGAGCTTGGCCAGTGGTTTCTGGATGTACTTCTCTATGGTGCGCTTGATAGGGCGCGCTCCATAGGCTTTATCGAAGCCTTCTTTGAGCAAGAAGCGTCTAGCTGATGGAGAAACAAAAAATTCAAAGCGAGGTACAGGGGGCCTTACCTTTAGGCTTGTAGTGGTTAGATCCGAAGCAAGCACTATAGAGCAGGGAGTACCCAGCACCCACAGGCGATATGCTAAGTCCCGCAGCTCGAAGTCTAAGACCTGATCTGTTTGCTCTTTGGTAAGAGCGGTAAAGGTAACAATATGCTGAATACGGTTTAAGAATTCTGGGCTGAATTTACTCTTAGCTGCACTCAGAGCAATTTGCTCAAGGCGTGCTTGGTCTTTTTCATCAGACAGCTCAGCGAATCCTATGCCTCTGTTTGCCATTTCTCTTGCGCCTAGATTGGAGGTTAGTACTATTATTGTTTTGGAGAAATCTACAGTCCGATTATCTCCTAGAGTCAGAGAGGCGCTGTCAAGAATTCCTAATAAAAGTTTCCACAAAGAATCTGAAGCTTTCTCCACCTCATCTATGAGAAGAATAGAAAGTTTCATTTCCTCTGTATGGTACTTATCTAATCTTTCTTGTTCTAGCATAGGATGGCATTCTCTGAATCCTAAATATCCGGGGGGACTTCCTACTAACTTTGCGATTTCGTGATCGTGTTGAAACTCAGCACAATCAATTCTTATGCATGCCTTTTTATTTCCTAGTAACGCTTCAGCAAGTGTTTCACATACAAAAGTTTTACCGCAGCCAGTTGGGCCTAAGAACAAAGCTATTCCTGCAGGTTTGCTTGGATCACTAAAACCAGATTGATGTGCTTCGAAAATGTCAATCAATACCTGCACAGCTTTTTCCTGCCCTACAATCTTGTTGGAGAATTGTTGTTGGAGAAGTTTAGAACGCTTGCTAGTCTGCGTAATATCTAAAGCTCGTTGTGCTCCTGCTGCGGACATAAAACTCTCCTTAAAGGCTCCTAATTTTAGCTGCTCGTGCGGCATGGGCTTCTTCGAAGGTATCAAAGACCCCAATGTGTTCTCGGATATTTGGTGCCGGATTCCAACGGGCTCGATAACGGCCTGTGCTTTTTATGAACGTTATGCCTTCTCCAGGGGTGCGCCCCGTTTTAACTGCATGTACCGTGTTGCTTCTCTTGGTTGCCCATTCCAGCTTGATAGCCCGACAGTCTGATTTTGGACCAAGGTGGTTTACTTCTGGCAGATCCATAGGATTTGGGATAAATGCCTTCGCAACCAAACGGTGGATAGCTAAACTGTGAGACTTGCCGTTCATGTAAAACTGGACTGTCATGTAGCCTCCAGTTCCCGGCCAAGTTTTTAGAAGCGTCTTTCCTGGGTGATGCTTGGTGGCTTCTTTTCGACGTACTTTTCCAAGGTCGCTCACTTCGTACGCTTCGAAGCCCTCTACAGTCTTCCAATTTTCTAATGCGCGCTGCGTACCTGCGTTGGCCATGGGGCCTCCTTAGATTTCTTCTCTGGTTTCGTAGTCGAGCACAGGTTTATCCAAGGCTCGTAGCATGCGTTCCAAAACTTCCCTCAGCTCTTCCGGGGTTTCCCCATGAGGGTGATCAGGTTCAACAATGATTAAAGGCTTATCCTCTATACCATAGTACGCCTCGTGAATTTGGTACGCTATTTCTCCATCAAGTGCTCCTGGGTATACCCGGCGTACGACTCTGTGATTCCAATGGCTCATATAGGTACTCCTTCAAAGTTGTGCTCTGGGGAACCCCCAGGCTGTGTGACAGGTTCTTGGCAAACACTCTCCAGTTACCCGCGTACTTCTTGGCCAACTGCTGCAGCGTCATATCCGTGGAGTAATGCTTGGAATGCCCTTGGATGATGAGATTGATTTGTCGATACAAGGCCATCCACCCATCGGTGTCTGTAGCGAAGATGACATGGCGTCCCTTGCCTATTCCGCTCTGGCCTGCGTATTTGAAGCCTTTCACAGCCTTGATATCTCCCACATTGTGGTATCTGTTAGGAATTGATCCCTTCACATAGAAGCCTTCAGCTTTCGCAATAGCATGTGCAAGACGTTCAACCTTCGTGAGGGGTTGTTCCGGCATTCGTACTGGGTATACTCCCGCCCATAGCAAGGGGGTCATCAGCAACCAAAGTAACAACATGAAAATCTTTCGCATGAGGATTAACTCCTTATGTGGATTTTGGTTCCTCGTAATCTTGGCTCATATAGAAGTAGAGGAGCTTTATAGCAGCTTCCAGCTCTGCTTTCCGTTCTGTGTAAAAAGCAGTGCTTTTATCGTACGTTTCAAGGATGTTTAGTCCAGTCATCCATACGTCGTAAAGCTCCATCAGATGCTTTTGTCGAGGTCCTACCTCATCCATGAAACCTGTGTAGTCCGGCATGGTTCCTCACTTCCATATTACAACGATGGTTATAGCAACGCAACAGAGGTAATAGAGGCAGAGACGTATGTCACCTGCTACGAAGTATCCGATGGATGCTAGGGATGCCAGGGCTACTCCAGACCAAGCGAAGAACGAACCGAAGTTCATACTCTTACTTTCAGCTGCTTCTTTAACTGTCTACGCAAACGTAGAACTTCATTGGCCAAATCTATCATACATTGGCGTATCTCTTCACGTACAAACATGTTCATCCAACTCCAAGTGAAAAAACCCGTTTTTCTTTGTACCAACTTTTCAGCTGGAGTCATCAGAGACCAAATCTCATGTTGGTTCATTGCCATTCTCCTGTGAGTATCTGTTGCACAAGACGCTCAGCTCGCTCCCCAACCTCTGTGTACCACGCAGAAGCCTTCATATCTGCAGCCGCCTTCTCAAAGTTCCCGGCTTGAGTATCTGCAAGGTCATGGTGGAAAGACAAGAGCCCTGGAACTCCGAGATTGAAGCTCATATTTTGTAGAACTCCTAGGCGGGCGTCATCAAGGTTGACTATCCAAGGCAACTTGCTCTGTAGGAATGTGGAGATGCGTTCCACATCCTTGCCGAGGATTTGCAACGCTTGTGCTTGGGTAATAGGATAAACTACGTCCGGTAAAGGGTTGGCATCCAGGTTATGCCCGACCCCAACGGTATCAAAGCCTCGGGTATCGTGATAGACGGTTAGACGCATGCCTTCATCGCGCACCAGTTGGTCTATGATGTTGTTGATCATAAATACCTCCACAAAATTTTTGTACCACACGGACGGGCTCAGTGTGGGTGGTACTTAAGGATGACATGCAGCGCCACAAGCTGTACTATGAAGGACAGTATGGCGAACACAGTACGCAGAGTACTTTTAGTGGATTCCTTCATCTTTGTCTAACCCCGTGATTGAGATGGCACCTACCAGTTTGTGGCAAGCAATGCCTTGGTACATGCTGTGTGCCTGCTTCTCATACGTGAGGATAATGGGTTCACGAGAGAAGTAGTCTGACTGGTCCCCACAAAAAAGAACCGTCTCTTCATAGAGCGCAGGTGTGGCATAGGGCCAGAAGCGTACGTTGGTGTACTTGCTACCGTCTAGCAGTGTCACTTCTATTGGCTCCGCAAGTAGGTAAGCGTAGGGGTTCTGGTAAACCTCGCTAACCCCTAGGGAATTAGGGCGGTTGTTTGTAGTCGTGCAGTGCCCGAAGGTCAGCATTGAAAGTACGAAGAGGAACACGATTAGACACGTCAGCAATTCATTGTGTTTCATGATTCCCCTCTCGTATAATTCCCATTTCTGGATACCAAAAATGCTGATGAAGTGCAGCAGGTATAAGCCACTGCAAGTTTGGGATGGTGGATAATTTGGGCAGATCTTTTACACTATACACATTCAGCTTCTCATCAGTCATATCCTTAGCATAAGTAATCTCATTGGAGAACAAAGAGAAGCAATGTAATTCATAGTCTTTTCCTGAGAGTATAGCAAACTTTTTCCAGTTGGATTCATATGTTTCTATACCTGTCTCTTCCTTGAATTCTCTAGTTTGTGCTGCGTGCTCGCTTTCATTTTCAATGTGCCCACCTACACCGTTCAGTAATCCTCGCTGCCAAGCAGGACGATTCTTACGAATTAGTAGAAGATGTTTACCTTGTTCATCAAAAGCAAACCCCACAACATATTTTGTAGTCATAGTTTCTCCCGTGCAACTTCGATGAGGATAGGCATGGCAATGGACGCGGCCAGGATGCCAAAGAACGCGTACACAGCGTGATGCCTGTGTTCCCAACAGTAGAGATTGAATCCAGAGGCTGCAGCTAGGAAGCCACCAATAAGGTAGCGTTGCAAATTCAGACTCATTGTACGACCTCCTCATACCAGAGCTTCACCCTGATTTTTGAAATGAACTCATTGTTCTTCAAACGGAAGTACCGTACGTCTGTGCTAGAGACCACGAGGTCTTCATTTTGCACAGGGAAAGTATTCTTGTGAATAGGCACTGCCCATAACTGTGGGATATAGTGGATACGTAATAAGAACTTCTTATGGCATCCACAGGCTGTTTCCAAATGAATCTTAGCCAGCACTCGGCACCTCCGTGATCACTACCGTGGGTGTAGCAGGGGGCATCCCGGCCAGCACCTTCATGGACTCAGCGGAGTACCCACCTGAGGGAGCTTCCAGTGCCTTCACAGCTTCAACCAAAGCCGCAGCCACATTGCTGACCGTGACCTTGCAGGGCTTGCCACAGCCTGTGCAGCGCCAATGACCCAGGCCGGTCTTGTCCTTACTCCCCGCAATGGGGGTAAAGGCCTTGGGCTTCCTCGCGGGCAGACTGCAGCACGCGCTGGTGTACGCGTTGACGGGCCCTTGCTGTTTGGGTGCGGCGGAGGGCTTGCGATTCTTCTTGCCGTGCTTCTTGCCTTTGTACTTCGGGTTTTGAGAGCGGGAGTGCTTTCCAGTACTCGCTGAATGCCTTCCCGTTTTCCCAGATGTTGATAAAGATTTGGTAGATTTCCCGGTCGATGGGGTTGCTACCGTCGTAGCAGGCGAAGGTAAATTCTGGTTCGTCGTATTCGGCATACATGAGATCTCCTGGTGGTGCAGATTTGTAAAAGCTACAGCTTGGACCCTCGTGAAAGCGGAGCCCCAGCTTCCTCCATCTCTTTCTGAAGGATTGCCAGTGCGCGCCATGCCATCTTGGCTGAGTGGCGTGCGCCATCTGTGTCGAACTTCCCACGTTCCATCCCGTGGCGAATCACCGTATCCCATTCGTCACTTGACTTACTGCGATTCCAATGCAGCGGCTGACCAGGGTTGTGCTGCTCGTTTCCCAGGTAGGACACCTTGGCAACTTCGAGCAATGCAGCTGAAAAATAATCGAGCACTCCTGTGCCAACAGGGATCTTCTTGCGCTCAGCTGCATCCGATGGGAACAGGTCTTTGACTACCTTCAGACTGGGATCAGCTGGATTTGAACTACTCATTTCAAACCTCCTTTTTTGATGTAGGCCAGGAGGGCGTCTACATCTTTCACATGCACACGCTGGGGGAAACGGTCGAACAGACTTTGTATCCCACCAACAATGATGATCTGCTTTCCCCAAGCATGGGCCATGCCGGTCTCCTCCATGCGTGCAGCCGTACACCACCCGCTAGGCACAGTAGGTGTCGAGAGATCATCGGAGAAACGGATCAACGTATGCGCCCTCTTCACGTCAGCGGCATCCATGTCTGCTGTATCCAGCAGGAACCTTTTCAACTTTATGGGTCCCGCTGGGGCAGGTTCTTCATCGAGCCAACGTGATGTAATCTCCACGCCCAAGGCGGCAATCTTGAGCGAGATATCTTTCATTTCTTCCTTACGATGAAACGCTGCCGCTAGGTACACCGACTTCGACTTCATGCTTTTCCTCCTTCTTGTCCGAAAGCCTGTGATCCATGCTTTCTTTGGGCTCAGGGCGAAGGTGCATTGCCCACACGATCTGGTTGTACACTGCGTTGAATGTCTCGCGTGTCTTCTGGTCAGGGTGTTTGTACCCCAAAATCTCACAGGCATGCGCCATGTGCAGAACGAAGTGTAAGGGGTACTTGTCCAGGTCAGCAATGAACTTGGTAGCGGATTCAAGAAGCTCCGCGAACAAATCATGCTTCATGTATGTTGTCGTAGTGTCAGCATTCTTCAGTGACGCCATACGAATTGAGCGAGAGATGTGCTTGCTTGGATCGTATTTCGAAAGGCCATCGCAGCCGCGTAGACCAGTGATGATGACGGTCTGCTGCTTCCACGAAATGGTCTCAAGCCACTCCTGAAACACACTTGCCGGGTTGTCCATCAGATTTTCACCTCATGATCTGCCTTGACTAGGTTCGTCACCATCTGACGAACTTTGGCAATTGCTTTCTCGTCATCGTGCAGACGAGCTTTCAACTTTGGTAGGCCATAGGCAATTTGCTCAACACCGATGGGCTTCTTGGTTTCGGGATCGACGTTTCCTAAATCCATCATGTACCACAGTCCATCCATTTTGAACAAGCCACGCTTAGTAGCATACGTGATGAGATCGCTGATGGTGTCAAAGCCAGGATCTCGGCCTGAATCCGGGTAGTAGAGATCCACTACAGTTTCCAGCAGCGGAGTGCCCACCTTGTTCTTCACGGCTTTGAGTCTGACATGATGCCCGAGGATTCGGTCACCGTCCTTGATCACTTCCTGTCGGCGCACATCAAGACGTACGCTCGCGTAGTGCTTGAGGGCGCGGCCCCCTGGGGTGGTCTCCGGGTTGCCAAACATGACCCCGATCTTCTCGCGGATCTGATTGATGAAGATGATCGTGACCTTATACTTGGCAGCATCAGCTGTGAGGATACGCATCGCTTGAGACATCATGCGGGCCTGGAGGCCTACGTGATTGTCACCCATCTCTCCAAGCAGTTCAGCTTCAGGGGTGAGGGACGCAACGTCATCCACCACAATCAAGCTCACGCACTGCGACTTCACCAGCTCACGTACGATGTCCAAGGCCTGATCACCATGGTCCGGCTGACTGATCAACAGATTGTCAATGTTGACCCCGAGGTTCCTGGCGTAAGCTGTGTCAAGCGCATGGGCTGCGTCAATGAAAGCGCATATACCACCGGCCTTTTGCTCCTGGCCTATGAGCCACAATGTGAAAGTTGTCTTCCCGGCAGACTCAGGGCCGAAGATCTCGACTATGCGTCCACGCGGGATACCTCCACACCCCAATACGTACTGATCGAACGTGGGGAGATTGGCCGGTATGCTGGGGAGAGCCACGATGTTCTTGGCTCCAAGGCGTATGATCGAGTTAGTTGTCTCGTACTTCTTGTCGATCTCCTTGGAGAGTGAGAACAGCTGTGCGAACTTCTGTAAGTCGGTAGTCGGAGCGGCGACCACCACTTTCGGTTCCTTCTGCTCTTCTTTCTTCTTACCGAAGGCCACTGATCACCTCCTGCTCAGCTTTGATGTCAAGCGTTCCACCTTCTATGGTCTGCACAGGCTCAAGGCCGGATGCAGCTTGCGTCTCAGGGCTTGCTTGTCGTAACAGCTTCTCCTTCAACCATGCGCCGAAGGCTTGTAGGAACTTCTTGCCATAGAGCTTCACTACGAATTTCGATCCTGCATTCATGAGAAGATTGTGCAGACGTTCCATCTCCTGCGCGTTGAAGCCCACCTCGAAGAGCGCTTGCCAGCAGTGCTTGCAGTTGGCATGTCGAGGTGCATGACGTAGATCAATGCGGTGACCACAGGCTTTGACGATGGGGTGCTTCACTGTGAAGTTGGCCGCACGCCATGCGCGGACTTCTCGCTCAGTAGGTTTGTGCTCGGTCTGCACAGGTTTGCCTGCGCCTAAATCTGCGCTGTCTAGGTCACTCATGAAAGTATATCCTCCGCGTTTATTTCCTCAGGAAATGATGGGCGATCTTGTACAATAGATTCATGAAGCCGTTGGTTCTTGGCTTTGAAATAGAGAACGCGGTAATGCCCTCCCACTCCAAGATTGTTCTTCAGGAAAACCTTTCCAAGCTCTTGCTTGAAGTTGGTAGGTAGAGCGTCATAGCTTCCATCTTCAGCCATACGTAGGAACATTTGGTATTGCAAAGGAGTCAACGTACGCCGTGCTTTGATTTCTACATCGCACAAGAAGTCTGTAGCGTCAACATTTTTAAGACTAAGAGAAGGATTACTTTTTAAGCTATAATAAAGCGCTAAAACGTTGGCGAAAACCTCTTCCGAGCGCAATAGCTCAAGTCTGATGTCATTCATCGTACCTCTTTCTGATTCACAAGGAGTTTCATGAAGTCTTCAAATTTCAGTGTAACCATTGGTTCAGTTCTGTTTCGGCCATGTATCAACAGCTTTAACCCAGGTTTGTCCGCGTATTTTGCAAAATGTTCGTAGAAAACCCCTACCACGTTCAGCTTTTCTACCTGCTTGCATTCTATCAACAGATTAAACACCTTCTGTGCAGCAGGGGAGAGGATCACATCAACTCCGTTTTGCCCCATCCCCCGGGATTCAATGTCACCATCTACAAGCCCATGGGATGCCCCTGCTATGCGTAGGGCATCCCGCACCTTCTGTTGGAGAAGGCGTCCCTTGGCCTTTGCTGAGGAAGTTCTCGTGCTACTTCCTCACCGCCCGATAGACTATGGGTTCGCTGCCATACATTTCTATGGCTTTGTTGGCTTTTTCTTCAGATGGAAACACTACACCATGCAAGCCTCGATTTCCGCTGGGTATCCAGACCCAACCTTGGCTTAGGTCCTTAATCTGTACCTCTACAACCCATTGCTCAACTGCTGTTACCTTGTACAAGCTCTTGCCCCTATTTAAAACAACATATTCTACCTGTCCCTTGATGCGGAGGTTGCGCAATACACGATCCGCAGTGCTCGGGGATACTGTGCCTGTGATGTGTTCAGCCACATATAAGCGAAGCTCGTCCGCAGTGAATGTATTGTTTAAGTGCTGTTTACAGAAAGCAAGCACAGCATCCCCTGCGGTTGCTTCGTTGTGCTGCAGGTGTTCATTCATCGTTTGCTCCTCTTCTGCTTTAGTTTTGCTGCGGCTTGCGCGATCTTAGAAAAGTTCCTAGCGTATTCTGGGTCTTGTGCAGCAACCTTAGCCATGCATATTTGACAGTTGGCCAAGGGGCCTCGATGGATTTTTGTCTTCATTGCTTAATTAGCCTTTCTATATTCATGGCTTGTTCTTGGTAATACTCGGCCCGCTCAGGATGACCAGCAGCTTCGTGGCGCGCACCTGTGTTCAGGTACTGATTTTGTACCCGCTTCAAAGGTGCGAGGATATCACCGTCCTCGCCAACGTCAATGGTGGTTCGTACAGGTGCCCAGACCTTTGTCATATTGTGATTGCCTCCTCCGTTGTGATTTTGGGTGCAGCCACATCTTCTGTGGGGATAACCTTGACACTGCCTCCTCCTTCAAGGGGTATCACCTTGTTATATTCTACGTTCTGCTTCATGCCAGCCTTCTGCTCGTTGGGGATCGAGCGTACTTGACTACGTGCGCCGTCAAACAATAACTTAGTAGTGCCCCCAGCTGAATACCGAGAAAGACCCACAGTTATTTTAGTGATAGGGTCGAATGACTCTAAGGATTCTGTAAAACCTTCCTGCTCAGTTTCCCATTCACTCTTTTTTAGTTCCCCAACAACTCTACGCCACATAGTGATCATACCATCACAATCCTTAGCCACTTGTGATGATCCATCAACATCATTCGTAGATATGGTTGCCCCCTTTTCAATGCGTTTGGGCTGCAGAATGCGAATCATTTTTATGTTGTAGTCTTTGGTCAACTTAGCAAGCCCTTTACTGATCTGAGACAGCTGCACCGTACGATGACCTTGGTTCTTCAAAGTGTCGTCACAAAGGCGTTGTAGATTGTCAAACATGATCCACTCAACACCATAGCGTCGAATGCAATCTCGCATCAGTTTGAAAATATCCTCAGGTTCACTTACGAGCTGAGGGTATGCGAAGTACAAATCTGCTGCACGCTCTTGTTGAATAGAACGTGCAGTTACGCACGCCGCTTTCAATTCTGCTAATTTTTGTTTGGCCGGTTCAGTACCGGGCTCAGTCATGACATCTTCAAATCCCGTTACCAATGAAACCCACTTCTTAGCAAGGCGGGCCTGAGTCATTTCCAAGCAGACCAGAAGTCCATTCTCACCATACTGAGACACCATATGGTCAAGAATGTTAAGGCCAAAGGTTGTCTTCCCCACTTTTTCTGGGGCAACAATATCTAGCACATCTCCTTTCTCCATACCAATCAGCTTGTTCAACTCTGGCCAGGGAAAAACGTACGTAGGTGCAAGATCTGTCTTCCCGTTGAGTTCGTTCTCCAACTGCGTGAGCGCATCTACGGAGGATGTGACGCCTGTGATATCGAACAAGCTTGCCTGTTTCTTTAGCTCTTCAAACTTCTCTAACGTCCCTTCCCCATAGCGGAACCAGTCGTTGATGTCTTTTCCAGGCCGCGTTACGCTGTCCACAGTTACGTTGAATAGAGGCAGAGTAATCTTGTAGCATTTCTCAATACCAATGCGTGATGCTAATTCCTGTGCTCCCTTCCTTCCTGCTTTGTCCGCATCGTACAAGATGTAGATCTTCTTAGGCGCAACCTTATCAAGAGCGTCTATCCACAAAGCTTTCTTGACATTTGCTCCGGGTACCCCAACTACGTATGAGACACCGTGTGAGAGACAGCTGAGGGCGTCCGCTTCCCCTTCAACAAAGAGTACTTCGTTGATTCCTTCAACAAGGATTTCACCGTTGTAGAGAGGGGCTTCCCAACCAGATGGTGTAATAAAATCCTTTGGCTTTGGAGGGAGTGTGCGGTACTTTGCAAACACGATATTACCACCGACGAGATAGGGAATGACGAGCGCCTTGCTTTCTCCTGCTTCATGAAACCAAATTTTCTCCTTTAGACCAAGTTTTTGTTGGTCTATAATCTCTCTCGTGAAGCCTCTCACGTTCAAAAGGTAGTCCATGGCCTCGGGGTCACCCAACAGAGCCTGATGACAAGCTTCAGTATCCGGTAATGCGTCTGGTTTATGCTCTCCGTTACCTGCCCACTCTTTTCTACTATCTACTCCCGGTATCCGTAGACCTAAATGCTCGGCTAAGGTCCTTAAATTCCCTTGTCGATCACAAGAGCTGTGGAAACACTTATGTAAACCATCGCGTGTATTGCGTGGGTCGTTAGGGTCCCCTGTGCCCATGAAGAATTTGAAGTCCGATTTTTTACAGTAGGGACAAATTTCAATTTGTATTTGATCTCCAGAACCAGTACGCCAATTCCATCCCTGTGCAGTTACAAATTGAACAGCTCGGCTGTGTTGCAAGTTCTCGGGTATAGTTTGAGTCATGCTCCTCCTACTGAACTGCTGGGCTGCACTGGGCTTGAAAGAGTGCCCTACCCAACGGGGTCACCGTATACACTCGCCAGATGCGCCCTGTCTGAATATTCTGCTCTTCGACTTTTTCCTTGTTCTCCTCAGTGATCTCTTTGACCAACTTGAGTACGATCAAGGCTTCAACATCAGCTGCAGCCTCGATGGTCTTGCAAGCTATGCCGAAGTCATCCGTTGGGAGTACGTTGCATTGGCAGAACACATTCATCTCAATATCTTGGCAGGCCCCCACGATGAGATTCAGTTGTCGCTCGGTGAGCTCTGGGATCTCCACGTTTCCTCCTCGTCTTTTAATCTGTATACAGGAAACACTTCATTACCTCCATTTGCAGCCAGAATAGCGTCAGCTTCTTTGGTGTAGAGCACTTCATTGAATACATCCCACCACCCAAATCTAGTAATTTCCATAATCTCCTTTCACAAATACGTGCAGGCATGCCTTCTCTTCTATGACAAGGACGCGTCCGATTGCTCGGTAATACATCAGCTTGATCACTAACCAACGGTACTGTGCTTTGGTCAAATGCTTGGAGAAATCTACTGTCGTGCCACGAAGGTGACTACTAGCCCTAGGCCCATCCCAAGGTGCGGCAGAGTGGTTCCAACGTATGAGCCTACGCTGTACGTTAGCAGGACGTATCGCGCTGTCGATCAGTAGATACATTCTAAACTGGGCATAGAATTCTTGAGACAATTGCTCCACAAAGCTTACTGTGGCAGGCAGGGCGTACCTGCGTTCCACAGGCAACTTCGGGGATACTCGATAGTAATTGTGATCATACAAAGCTGAGAGTTTTCCTGCATATACAGCCTCGTCTACCTGCTCTTGCGTAAAATACCTAGGGGCACCCATGGCATCCCCAGCTTGATTCTCCAAAAGCACAGAATCTTGGGTGGCCGGAAAATTTTTGCACCACACGGACGGTCCCCTATGGGCCCTAGCGCTGGCCTGAGTACAAAGGAGGGCAATGCTCAGCGCTAGGGTCCTTATCCACATGTCAATCTCCTTTCACGGATTCAATATCGAATGAATTGATTGTATCTGCAGTGCCGTCTGCCCATTTTCCAGTAAGTTTGCGAGACCACTCGGGAGCGGGATTACAACCGGAACCCCCTGTGATGCGGAAAGTGCGTTCCTTGACACTGTATTTCTTTCCACTCAGGGGGTTCCTAACGATCACAGTCTTGCCTTTCAAGTCTATCCCTAGGTCATTCATACGTGAACACCAACTTGCCATCAGCACCACCCCCGGTACCTACGAAATTCCCGGGGGCGCACGCAATGTAAAGTTTGTAGTTATGTACTGCTGAGTGACAGTCTACGCATAGGGCACAGAGGTTGTAAGAAGCGTCTTCACCAAGTTCAGAGCGGTAAATAATATGGTGAACGGAAAGGTTGTTTCTGAGACGGCATCGTGGATTGCGACATTTATAACCATCTCTTTCCAACACTTGTTTACAGAGTTTCTTGTACTCTTCCTGTTCTATACGGAGGCTCATAGGCTACTTCTCATATTTACAGAATGTAACTTCCCAATTTTGAGTTACACAAGTTTTCTTGATAACTACTTTCTTCTTAGGCGCTGCTTTGTGTATTTTTACTGCTGTCTTTTCAGGTGGTGAGATGATTGTGACAGGAACCACAACACTAATAGGAGTAGCCAATGTAGGTGCCGGGGTATCTTCGATTGCAGGGGCAGCTATGGGTTCTGGTTTAGGTCCCATGCAGTCCTCCATTGTAACACCGGCCTTCTTCGCCTTTTTGGTAGCGATCAGGATCTTACATGAGGCAATTGTCTGTGGGCCAGAGAAAGCCCGTGCTAATTCTCTATCATCGCAGCCTGAATCGACCTTGCCGCCACCGAATGCGCCTCCAACCATTCCCATCTGCAGCGCCCCACCAGCACCCTTAAAACAAGGCACCGTAGGCAATACGGGAGGAGCCACAGCTGTGGACACTGGAATCTTAGGGGCTGCTACATACGTACTGTTGCTCACCGAAGAGTTTCCTGATCCTTTAACAGAACTGTTTCCACCAGTAGCATTAGATGTGGAGGATGCGGAGCCTCCATTTGCGGTCTGCGTTTGCCCTTGCTTCTGGTTTTGTGCTTGATTCTGAGACTGCGTGTTAGTAACCGTCGTGGGCGGATCTACTGGTGGGGATGGCTTAGGAGGTGTGGGCGGATCACAGGCCCAAATCAGTGTGGAAGTGAGCAGGATAGCTACCATTGTGCGAAGCAAGTTCATTGATTCTCCTTTGTTATGTGCTCTGCTGAAACATGTGCTCGTAGACCTGTATTTGTAACTTCATGGAGCTTAGGTAAAAGAGCGTCATTCTTCTCTACAGACGCTTTTAACTCTTCTTCCCGTTCTGCATTTGCTGCGGTATTCGTAGCAGGACCGTACTTGTTGTGATTCTTGTAGCGTCCGAAGTGCGTACTATGCTTTTTTTGGAATATCCATTCCAGAGGTTTCTTCTCCTCGAACATTACCTTCCTCCTTTAATCTCATACCAGCCTTGAGGGCTGTCTCCGTTAAAAGCTCAGCCCGCGCAAGAATGTGAGGCCCATACATGTGATTAGAAAAGAATTGCTGCCTCAAGTCCAAGGTCATGTCTTCTATGCGCTCCTCAATACTCTTCATCAAAAGATCCTATCAATGATTTCTACGAGATAGGCAGCATCAACCTTCTCAGGATCTTTCTCCTTCAAACGATCCAGAAGTTGAATAAAATAAGCTGTGTCCACGCCAGTCAATTGATCTTCCAGCACAGAAATGTTTGTTAGATCAAGTTTGCTGATCTGCATAGCCATCTTCAGGATCTGTCCTGCATTGACTCGCCATCCACGCTCAATGAATTTTCTCAAACGTACGACTGAGCATATGGGGTATTTGCTGCCTATATAACGTAGTTCTTTGGAGAGTAAGGCCTCCAAGGCTCTAGGCCGTAGAACAAGGTTGTTATCCCAGCTCGACCAAAAGTTGGTGCAGTGTACGAAGTCGTAATTGCCATGGATCTCATCAGGCTCTCCATAGAAGCGAAGGATGATTTGAATTTTTCCACTCAGCGTAATGGCATTGCTTGTTAAAAACCTCGGAATATACTTCTCATTTTTTTCTTCTTGGCTAAGTACTGTCTGCTCAATTTCTTGATAAGTGTCTTCTATTTGAGCAGGATCATTAAGCACTTCACCAACATATACAGCAGCGCTTTCATCGGGTTGTCCTTCGAAATACTGATAAGGCTTTTCTGTGCCCTCTTTACTTGCTATGCCTGCTGATTTAACTACAATTTTCACACGCACGCCATCGTCATACACCTTCATTGGTGTAGGTATTCCTTTGCTCTTGTGGTGTTGCTCAAATTTACTCAGGTAATACTCGGCTACAGACTTGGCTAGGTCATGATTGCGAAGATAGACATCGAAATCATTGACCTCTTCACCAAGTAGCATGGAAGCAATGGAACCTCCAGTGACAATCACCCCTGTCTTGAGCTTTTCTCGTAGCGTTAGGTCTTCAACACTGTCCAACCAGAGATTGATCTTACGATGGATGCGACCTTTGATACTCTTCGCTTTCATCCCGTGCTTTACTGCTGGCACTTCATTCATTTGCTCTCCTCCTTGGGTGTAACTAGGATCTTCTCTGTGGCCGCGACTAATGCAGCGCTGCCCATCGCTTTGTCAAGGTCGGTAGTCTTCGCCAAGGCTGCTCTGACTTCCTTGGCAGTACCTAGCTTTCCCAGGCGTAGGGCATGCGGGTAATTGATCCTGAAACCTATGGACGAGAAACAACCTGCAATCTCATCCAGCTCTTCCGGTGTTGGTGTTCTCATATCTTGTCCTCCGTGGGGATCTCGATTTGTGCGTGGCTTTCATCCGTTTCTTCCAAGAAGTTCCTGGGGTCTGCATTCCACTCAGCGCAGAGTGTTTCGATGACTTTGCCATCGGAGTAATCGACTGCTGCGCCTGTTCCATCCCGGCCTGCACTGCCCAGCTTCATGCGCACAGATTCATAGCAACGCGTGATGACGTTCTCCCAGGCTGATAGGGTCACTTTGTAGTTGCGCAGAACCATGGCGTTCTCGCCGGTTTGTCCTTTGAGTCTCGCAACTTCAGCTTCTACTTCCAAGGCAGAAAGTTCAGGGGCTTCTGCCACAAGGTTTGTGATGAGTTCTACCATGGGTGTGTGCGTTTTCTCTATGGCATTGAAGAAATTTTCCTCGGGATTCAGGGTAGTGATTTGGCGCAACTTAGTGACCCCCGCAGGCTCGTAATCAGAGCGTTTGATACCACAAGTGTTCATCACTCGAACAATTCGGCTCAAATACTCGGCTTTTCTGACTTTCAACCCAAGCTCTTGTTCTGCGTAGTCTGCAAATTTCTCAAAGTTCCACTTGAGGTAAAGTCTGCTCTCATGGACGTGGAACAAGAGTTCAGCGACATCAAAGGTGTGGACATTGATGTCCGTGGTCAAGCGCAGCAAATCCCGGCGTATTGAGGCTTCTTGGCCTGCTACTTGCTCCCCATGGATTGCTGGTACGTTCAGTGGGTCCATACATCTCCTTTAGAGGCGAGCGAAGTTGCAATGAGCGAACTCACCGAAATGCTGCACAGCAGCCATATCATATGCACAAGCCGCTTCGAGCGGATCTGTGAAGTATCCAAGATGAAACCTTCCGTTGTTTACGTGGATATATGCACGCCACTTTTCTCTATCTTTATTCCATGAAACACCTTTGAAACCGGAAGTGTTGGCCCGCGTTAAAAGCGCGTTACTTGCATTTTGCTGAGGCGTAGATACTCGCAAGTTGTACTTTTGACAATTCAGACCATCGTGATCCTCATGGTCAACTTGTATCGCAGGATCAGTGACATTCATAATGAAGCGGTGTAAGGATTGGCTTTTAGTTTTACCTTCCACACGCCAACCTCGTTGAGCGTATACACCTACGATAACTTCATTGCGAAATTTTTCTTTTGCACACCACTCACGGCGGGCTACACGCTCGTAATCTGAGTCGTCTACTAAAGCTATGTAGCCCTTAGTAAGTTGGATCTCCTTCATTTCTTCTCCTCCTTGATTGTGATGCCCATGCCGTGGGCGCGCAGCTCATCCTCAGCAGTCCACTGCGCCTGCTGTGGATGATTGAGACTGTCTCCTGGCCTATTCGACTTCCAGAGGTGCTTTGGGCAGAAGTAAAGACCTCCCATGTCCATAACGAAAGGTCCCGGGTTGATGCAATGCGGGATCGCACATCTAGGGGGTGGAGTGCAGGCAGCGCAACCATCGCACCCCTTCTCGCACTCCGGTTCCTCCAGCAACTTCTCCTTCCAATGATCCTCACAGAACTTGTTGCCGCGCCCGTCTGTGTGGCTCGCTAGAAAGTGGCATCCGTAGATGCAGCACATATTCTGTTCATCGAAGAGACTCATGGAGGATACCCAGCATCTTCCTTTCGCGGTCGGTGAGTGGTTCAAGGGGCTTGAATAGCACAGCCTCGGCGCGCTTGCTCAGTTCAGCGAACCAAGCAAGCATGCGCGTAGACAGGGCTTGTTCCTCGGGGTCAGCTTTGACCATTTCTTCCTCCAAAATGAAATGAAGCGGGGGACGCAAGCCTTATAATCGGCCCTCCCCCGCTGCTGTGCCTGTCTGAGTCAACGCCGGTGATCAAGTCACCCTGTTCAGTCTCAGTAGTATCGTCGTGTGAGCACGGCACTGTATCTGCCCAACCTCTAGAAATCGGTAGGAGAGCCCTTGCGGGCTCCCCATCCTATGGCTAGCGCCCGCAGGCAGCTGCCATGACCATCGGCTTTTCAGTCGCGGTTGTTTGTTACGTGTCTAGAGTACGTGTGCCACGTCAGCACGACGCGCAAGTTGCAACAGCATACATGCCGTTCGAAGCCTGTTCATCCCCCAACACGGCTCACTATTCGGAAGCCGTCTTGGTGGAGATGCCCGGAATCGAACCGGGGTGACGCCATGTTGATGCCAACCTTCTACGCGTGTTTCTCCGTATTGCTACGGAATACCTAGGGGCGCACGGCATTCGCTATGCACCCTCCACCACCTAGCCAAATGTGCGACTAGGGACATTTATTCGTCCACCTCCACGATGTTTCCATCTACGTCTGTGGAAATTATGTCGTCATCTATCCCACCGTTACGAGCGAATACGAGTTTGTCGTCTTCAATACGGAAAGTGATGAGTTGCCATTCGTCTTTGCCTTTGATATCCACGCTGACTATGACCTGCTCATCGTCATTTCCTGCTACGCGTAGCCTCATGCTTTTTCTCCTTTGGGTTGTTAAATCGAGATTGGTGTAGTCGGTGGCAAAATCTCTGACTTGACAGTTGCTGGTGTTTCCGCAACAGCTTCCTCAGACTCAGCCGCTTCAGCTGCAGCAACAGCTGCGCTGGAGTCGATGGCCACCTTGTTTTCGATGATGTCGAGGTACAGCTGGCCAAACTCGGCTTTGTTCTCAGGACTCATCATTGCGAACTTGTTGAAGCTCATCACGAATGAGGAGCCAGCAGTCGAGTTCACATTGTTGGATGTTATATCGAAACTGATGTCGAAAATATTCGGCAGCGGTTCCGGCGCGAGCTTCACAGTCCCCTCGGGCAATACGAAGCCTGGGATGTCAACGAAGCGGTTCTGCACCTTGTTGTAAGTGTAGCCACGCGTCTTGTTGATCTGGCGCACATTGGCGAAGATGTCCTGCATCAGGCCATACATCTGCTGTTCCATCGCATCCTTGAACGGCTTGTAGCTCTTACCTTTGCAGTTCAAGTAATATGGGCGCTGCGTCTGACGGTCGGCCACCAGCAGGTTCCAATACGCTCCGCATGGCGGCAGATCATTCGGGTTCTTCGTCTTGCGCCACGTCTCCCAGTTGATATCTCCCTTTGGGCACGTCTTGCAGAACGGCACCGGGGGCTCCAGAGCACGCGGGTGCGGTTGAATGCCATCGAGCGAGAAGCACTTCTTGTTGTCCTTGCAGAACACGTTCTTGTCTTTGAACCACTCGCGCTGCTCCTGCGGAACAGCGAGCAGGACCACGCGGATCACGCGTCCCAGGTGCTGGTTAGTCGAAACGATACGGAAGTCTCCGTACACCACGTTCTCAGCTCGTGAAGACTTCTGCACCAGCTCGATCATCATGGGGCGGGCTCTGAAGATGCCTGCTCCGAATCCAACACCACCTTGCGCCAGCGCTTGATTGCCGCTGATTTGTACCAATTCCTCACTCATCTTTGTCAGCTCCTTGTGATTTGTCAACTCCGGTTGGCATCTCCGCGAGCACGCCCTGCCCATCAGGCAGTTTGGCACTCACATAGATGTAGGGTGAATTCTTGATCTTTACGAACAGGATATCGGACTTCTGATCCAACTCCAAGAGGGTGTGGATGACCTCAGCTACCATCATGCAAAAGCCTCCTTGCGTGCAGCCAAGGCAGCTTTCTTAGAGGTGAAGTATCCTAAATAAATTTTGTGTTGGGGCCGTGCTGGATCAGGCACAGTAGCACGGTAAAGTTTTCTCTGTTTATCAAAGAATACACCATCTCCACGTTGACCTCTTCGAGCAATGTCTGCTGCATGCTCTTTGGTTGATACGCGTACAAGACGACATGCTCGATTATCACTCTTGATGCCTTTGTGATTAACCTCGCGTAAACCTAAAGGATTGGGAATAAATGCTGTGGCTACTAACAAGTGTATTTTTTTTGTGTACTTTTTTGTGTGCCTCACTAGTGTGACTTTAGCATATCCCCAACCATCCAGAGAAGAGCGTAATATTCTTCCAACTAGTGCTCCTGCACTTTTCTTGATACGCTTCACTCTACCAAGATTGCTTACAGCATAAGCATCGAAGTCTTCAATGACTTTCCAGACTTCTTTCATGTTTCCTCCATCGGAATTTTTCTTAGCTTCAAAGCTTCTCTGTTGGCTTTGGCTTCCATTTTAATTCTCTCCTTCTCGGCAGCGCGCTCCAGCTTCAGCTTGGCTTTCTCAGCTTCGCGCTCCACCTTCGCACGCATCTTCTCGATCTCTTTCTGCTCGGCCCGTTGTTTCTTCTTGGACTCGCGTATGAGTGCCTTCCATTCCTTCATGCGCTCATCCACAGATTTCACCAACTTGGTGAGCCTGAGGCATGCGAGGAATCCGGCGAAGTCTTCAGCATAGGTCTCGGGGCCCAGGTACCAGGGCTCGAATTTCCCAGCTTCCTCTTCGTTCTTACCCAGACGCAGAATCCAACGATCATCTATTGGAATCGAAAATTCCTCAACTTCAGCACCTTGATACGCGGCGGTCTGGAAGAGGTACTCGATGTACAAATAGTTGCTGGATTTCCAGTCGATCAACGACCTGTGATTCTTGAAAGGCTTCGCGCAGCAGCTAGGATCTGAGCAAGAATCGCAAATTGCAAGTCCGTCCAAGGTGCCTGCGTATTCGTATTCCTTGCTATAGATCTTCGTTTCAGTCTTGATCCAGCGCACGTTGTGACGACTCATCCAGTCGAATGCCGCAACAGCGCAAGCACAAGCTTTCACGTCCTCGGGCATGTTCTTCAGCACACGTACAATATGTTCAGGGTCATGATCCAGCGCGTGTTGAATCGACTCTTCGAGGCACTTATGGGCAAGATGGCCAATGTCCCCAGCTTCTACTAGGATCTCTTTATGCGCGTTTTTGGCTTCCATCACCAGCTTGGTAAACTCAGCCAAACTGATTGTAGCGAGCATCAGTGGATCAGTAGTTGATAGAGGAATCGTGCGTATGATTTTCTCCGCGCACTTCTTTGCTGCCCACGGGGTAAGCGCCACTGAGCGATCAATGATGTGGACTGTGTTGGTGACCCCTAGTTGCTCGACAAGATTGCCAAGCTCCATGACTCGGTAGTACTTGTGATCCGAGACATTGAATCTCAGCTCGACTGTCTTGTTGTAGAACCAATATGACTCTGTGAGCGTGGAGAACTTCTCCATGAACGCTCCGAATGCGTTTGGCGCATTCGACATGAGCAGGTTGGCCTGGGGAGTGTCACCATCACACTCGGGACAGCCGCCAAACCTGCCCAGGAAATCTTGCATCGTTCCCACTATAAACCCCGCTCCTTCCAGACGTTCAACCAGTATTGATTGTCCATCGTTCCATGCGTGTCCACCTGCTGCTTGGCTGCAACGTCAGCAGGTTCGTAGTCGGGTGATAGGCTGTAACGCTGCGTGGCCAAGAAGGGCTTATCATCCTCAGCGAACATTGTCTGAGGCAAGCGTTCAAGTGAGGCAGCTTCCTGCTCGTTTCGATGTGGATAGTTCACAGGGCCTCCCTGGCTTCTACAGTGGTTTCTCGCCGGATGATGTTGTTACCTAGCTTACTGCCTCGGGTGAGCGTTTCGCCAGGGAGAAGTTCGATGGGTATGTCCACACCACCCATCTTTGTATTCATGAAGACACGTTCTCGGGCGTCAAGTATTGCGCGCAGCTCCACTGCATCATGATCCAATGAGTGAATAGCTGTGCCGAAGAATTCTCCGACACGTTCCCCGACATCAGCATTGTCTACGGCCTTTGGGTCCATTCTCATAGCTTTTTCTCCTTGGCTTTTTCAGCGGCTTCGGCTTTGCGCTTTGCAACTTCACGCTTGGCCATGGTCTTGAACTCGGCTTTCGCCGTGGGCAATGGAGCGAATTGTGGGGCAACCCAGTCATTATAGTGATCAGCCACAGCGACTGAAGCTTTGCGTAGACGTAAGCGATCTGTAGGCGTCAAAGCTTTTAGCTTTGCCAGGGCCTTGACTTGTTCACGCTCATCGTCACGCTCGCTAACTCTCCGTGTCCATTTGGAGAGCAATGCTTCCACATCCCGGCGTATGGGGAGGTAAGCGTCGATTACTCGTTGCTCAGCTTCCCAAGCTTTCTTGCGCGCAATCGTCTCGTCCAGTTCCTTCATACGCTTCTTATTGAGCGCTTCTTTATCTTTTGCGCGTTGATCGTTCTCCTTGAGCTTTGCAGCCAAGGCATCAGCCCGGTCTTCTTGTTCCTTGCGCTTGGCGTCAGCAAGCTTCTGCAGTGTAGCCTTGCGCTGTGCCTCAGCAGCCTCTTCATCAGCCTTGGCTTTCGCCTTCAGAGCGCGCTGTTCTTCGTTGTAAGCTGTGATCTCTGCCGCAGTCTTGTCCCGGCGCGCTTGTACTTTCTCCACACGCTCTTTGATCTCCGAGATCATGGGGATGATCGCACGAATGGGAAGATCCTTAACGTTGATTGGAATACGCTTCTCTTCAAGCTCGAAGATCCCGAGTGCAGCCACCACGGAATTCTGTGCTCGACCCTGCTCACTATCTTTTCTCCCTTTGATGTAAATACCACCAAGAAATCGAGCTAAAGTATCAGCGGTATATTCTACTTGTCCCTCGGAGGGACAAGTCGGCTTTTTCCCCGGTACAAAGCTGGGAGCATAGCGAATGTTGTTTGGATTTGTCCTTTCCGGCGCAGGGATTTCTATCTTTCCCTCGGCCAATGCTCGGACTGCAGCGCTGACCGCTTCCTTGACTACGGGGAGATCCCCGCGCAAGTTCTCACGCGTCATGCGCATGAGCATCTCACCATCTGTGAAGTCTTCCAGGGCTACAGGGATCGCTTTCAGCCCTGCAGACTTCGCAGCTGCCAGGGCATCCCCTGTATCAATGGACTTCGCAGCGTCTGCTCTGTGATGTCCGAAAGCCAGTTGCACGGTGCCATCCGGCATTTTGCGACCATACACACCGATCCAGAATTCCTTGGTGGCAACGATGGACTCGGCCAGGGCTTCAACGCGCTCCGGGTCGATAGGGTTTAACTTCCTATCGCGCCACGGATTGTCCCTGAGCTTGCTCAGCGGAATCATCTCAATGGTAGGTATCAAGCGTTCTCCTTCTTGTCCAGACGCATGACTCTGTGTCGGACGATAGTCTTGGCTTGCTCAACGAGGAAGGCAAGGGGTTGCCCTTCGGCCCATGCGGGTCTCACATTTGGGGGTGTAAGGCATCCCTTCTCAACGATTTGCGCCCACGTATTGCCTACGCCAATCTTGGCCGTCTGCACCTTGAACTCTATGCCGTCCGAGGTGATGGTCATGACAACCGGCAGCTCGACTCCGTACACTTTGATGAGTCTGCGGATCTTCTGGCCCTCGCGTAAGGTTGCGCTCATGTCGATTCTCCATTCTATACATTATACAGCAGTTGTGGGCACTTTGTCAAGAGGGCTTGGCGGGAGTGCCGTCTCTCCGTAGAAGCGGAAGGGCCCACCAATACGATTTTGGATGCGCGCCCGCCAGTGTTCCACTGTCTTGTTGCCTTTGAAATTGTTGCAAGTTCTGCAAGCAGGTATCATATTGACAGTACTGCTTGGCGGGAAGCCAGGAAATATTCCGCATTCTTTCAGGTACTCGCGCAATTCAGTTGGAGGATTGAGCGGAATGAAATGATCCACGTTGTCAGCGGGCTCTCCACAATACCAGCAGAGTCCATCTGTCTTCGCAAAAACCCGCGCCTTTTTGCTCGCAGTTATGTGATAGCACTTCCGTGGTTTACTCATCGTCTTCGTCCTTTTCCTCATCGGGCGTGTCGTCCGTGGCATCTATAGCACCACAGTTGTCACATTCCCAGACGTACCCATAACCTTCGGGATCAGGTATGCCAATCATCGAGGTAGAATTGCAACTGGGGCAAAAACGTCGTTCTTCTTTTCCCCAATCCTCGGCGGTCTTGTCAGCTTCATTCATCGAAACCCTCCAAATCTTCAATTCTCTGATAATCGCTTCTGCGATCAGTCAGGTCCACCACGGGTTCCTCCTGGGGCTCAGGGCTCTTCGTGGGGATCGCTTGGGCCGCACGGCGTACCCAGCGCTCTGTTTCAGGGGTGCGCAGAACAAGCTGCCCATCGACCAAGACGTAGCGGCTACTCATTGGGGATCTCCACTTGCACTACATTTGATGGTTGACTCATGACCTTCTCCTCATCGGTCATAGTGACGTAGTAACAATAGGTCTTCCCATTCTTCACGGTCGTGTCCACCCACTCAACAGTAGTGTTGGATACTTGAGCGCGCTTTACATACGCACCTGTGCATCCAATCTGCCGGTAGATGCTTTGCCACTTCGCTTGCGTGGGACTCAGCTGCCAAGTGAGAGTGACTGTGTGAGCGTAGGCAAATGAACAGAGAAGCAGAAGCGCAATTAAATGTTTTCGCATTGTTCACCTTTCTGACTTCAACAGGTTTGGTCCTAGATCAAGAAGTGTGTTGTGATATCGTCTGTACTCATCACGCAAAGCACTGTATTTGTAGGCAATGTCTTCGCAGTAATTGAGCGCTAGTGTCCGATCACCATCAAAGCGGGCTAGAATCGCCAACAATGTTGGGCTAAGGTTAGGCATCGTCTTCCTCCTTTTCAGGGGGAGGCTCTTCACAGTGAGGACAGTTATCCCCGCTATCAGTGTAGAACCTCCCATGGACTGGGCAGGTGCGCGACATGTAACCGTGTTGCTCTGCCCATTCTTCTCGGGATATGCTCACCGGACTTTCTCCCAGTGCCCAATACCCGGCACTTCTTCACCGCCCATAGTGCTAGGTTCTAGTGTCCAGACCCACTTCTGTTTCTTGCGCCCTAGCTTCTTTGCAATCATCCATTCCTTGTGGGCTTGATAGTTCTTGTCATTGTTCTCCTTGCGACCACGACCACGCTTGACTTGTTCAGTTGCCATTATGAAGCTCCTTTCACACAGAGAAATTGCTTCAGTGTAGCTACAGGCGTCACGAGATCCGACTGCGCAGCCATCACATCTTCTATGGGCTTGTACGCAGCTGGTGTCTCGTCTAATACTGAGGCGTCCTTGCGACATTCCACGCCTTCAGTTGCGGCAACGTGATCTGCAATCGTGAATCGCCGCTCCGCTTCCTTGCGACCCATAGCACGTCCAGCGCCGTGAGAGCAGGAGCAAAAGCTATCGCGGTTTCCAAGGCCGCGCACGATGTACGTTCTCGCACCCATGGAACCTGGGATGATACCCCAGTCACCATCTTGGGCGCGCACCGCACCCTTGCGCGTTACCATGACATTCTTGCCAAAGTGCTTTTCCCAGTTCACGTAATTGTGATGGCAGTTAATCACGTTGCCAGGAGTCACACTTTCAACATGCAGTGCATCAGCTACAGCTTTCAACACTGCTTGCAGCATCAGTTCGCGGTTCTTCAGAGCAAACCTCTGCGCAAAGCGTACGGCCTGAGTGTATTCGACAAACGCGTTGGTACCTTCAGGCAGATAGGCGAGGTCTTTGTTGGGCAGTGGCACATAATACTGCTCACACTTCTTTTGCGCCACCTCGGTGAAGTAGCTGCCAATCTTGTTGCCAAGGCCGCGTGACCCCGAGTGCAATACGATCCATACCCAACCATGCTCATCCTCGGACAGCTCGATGAAGTGATTGCCGGTGCCGAGGGTTCCCAGCTGCCGGAAAGTATTCTTAGATTGCGCGCCGGGATTCTTGGTGCAGATCTCCTCATACTCAGTAGCGAAGTCTGCATCCCAGACAGCTTGAATGCGCTCGGGCACATTACCCCAAGCTCCGATGTCCCGAGGGCCACCATTGTCTGAGCGACCATTGGGCACAGCGCGCTCGATGAACTCGCGGAGGGCCTTCAGGTCTACAAACTCAGAGCGCTTGAAAGGAAGTGGGGCCGCAAGCATTCCGCAACCGATGTCCACACCTACAGCGGCGGGAACGATAGCTCCAAGCGTAGGCAACACTGTGCCAATCGCTGAGCCATTACCCCAGTGCGCATCAGGCATCGAGGCTACCCACTGCCATACAAAGGGCAGCTGGGCTACAGCCTTTAACTGCTCGATCACTTTGTCCTCGAAGTACACACCTTTCTTCCAGGCCTTGATGATCTTTCCGTTGCCAGCGTCAATCACTTCGTAGTTGCTCATTACCACCCCCATTTATCGAACTCTTTTTGGATTTTTGGTACAGGTGTGCGTTTGATACCAATGAAGACGGCGAGGGCCAGCAGCATAACACCGGCCCATGCCATGAAACCAAAGATGATAAGCAAGGTCCAGTTCACTCGGTCACCTCCAGAATGTACTGGATGCGCGAGGTATGAACCCAGCTCGGATGCTCAGGCGTGCTGAATATGAAGTGCTCGCCCTGCACCAGATCACTGACCTCAGTGTGCATCGTATACGGACAGTACTTTTCGTGACCCGAGATGTAAAGCTTGCCAAGCTCCTTATTGATCACATAGGTAGTGTTGCGGGTGCGAACATGAAACACTTGCCCATCGCTGATGTCCTGCAGTGCTACGGTCTGCTTGACTTTCATTTCACCTCCAGAAATTGTTCGAAGCTGCTGAAGCCTTCGTTGGGTTGATTGAAGAAGTAGTCAAAGGTGATGCTGGTATCAGCCACCTTCAAAGACTTCAGTGCTTGCCTATATATCTTGTCCTGCTGACTCTTAAGTTGGTTTATTGCGCGACGAAAACCTTGAGCCATCACTACACGGGATTTAGATTTCATGCGCAATTCATTGAAATTCTTCACAGGTCCTCCCACTTTCACAAGCCATGTCTCCTCCAGCATTGCAGAATTCTCTTTCCCCAAGACAGCCATAGACGCCACCCCGAGAGAGTTAGGGTGACGCCTGTGACTGCCGCTTCGACACACAGACCACACATGTCTTCCTCCTAGAGAGCGTTGATCTCCTCTGCCGTGAAGAGTGGATCACATTCGAACTTTACTACCTTCTTGCATACCTTGTCCCGAGAGATGCTAACTGAGACAGGGCCAACGGAGGACTTGAGGGTAAATTCCGCGTACTCTCCCTCGGTGACTTTCTTCACAGCTGTGCCGAAAATCTTGCTGATAGCTATGAACTTCTCTTTTTCGTAGAAGTACAACCTGGCTTCTTGAAAGTGCTCACTGTTTGTGACGTAGACACTTCCATCCAAATCGAATGTAGGGCGCGAGTCTAGGAAGCTCGCTACCCTTCTAAGTCCTTCTGCCAGTTCCAATGTATTCATCACTTCTCCTTTTTGGCTTTGAGTTGATTGATTGCTATGGTGACTTGCCCTGAGTTGATCTGCATATTCTTACAGTCCTGGCAAAGCTCGCCAGGGGTCCCAGAGCACTTTACCCCGTATGGACACAGACAATAAAGGAAAGGCTTCTTGCCTACCAGCTGCTTCAGATACTTCTTGGCAGCGTTGGACGCGGGCCCATCCTTCCATGGCGTATTGCGTGCGAGTAGCTTGACTTGACCGGGACGGCAACGATTGACCACCTCATCAGCAGTGGCGAATGCTTCTTGGAGAGTGTTGAAGATCCCCAGCTCGCGCTCGCGCTCCACTTCAGAATGTGTCAATACATATTCATCCAGGTCGTTCTGATTGATGTGTAACTTCTCGTGACGGTACTTGTAGAACTGCCGCGCATCCACGATCTTGCGATCCTCGGGGATGGACAGCACGTAGCCGCCATCTGCTGTGCTCATCCACATCAGCTTGGAGAACTCTTTAACTTCTTCACTATAAGGTTCAGCGAAGAGATCCAAGGACTCGATGTAGACTTTGACTTTGCTAAGATCATCCAATTGAGACAGATCAATGCTTGGATACTTCTCTTGCAGGGCTTCTACCTTCTCAATAGCTGCAGTGACGCTCTCCCCATGTAAGTTAAAATCAGGGTTGAGCCCAACCAAAGAGGGAAGAGTGACAAGAGCGCAACGCTTGTTGTTGTCACAAACGTCTATAATGAAGCAATCTCGTTTCTTCAGAGGCATGCCCAATTTAAGCGCTTCGAGCAAGTTGCCTGTGCTTTCCTCTAGCCGCGTGCCTCGACCAATCTTCTGAGTGTATCGAGAACTGCTCTTCGTTGGAGCAGCATCCAACACACACATGACTTGCCAAACATCGAAGCCTTCGGTGAGCAGAGCGCAATTGCAAAGTACAGTGATGTCTCCCGCTTTGAACCGCATTAGTTTTGCTGTGCGCTCTGGGTCCGTTCCCCAAATTGACTCCGCTTTGATACTCGCTTTGCGGAATGTGTCAGCAAGGTCTTTGGTGTGCTGCACATCTACAGTGAAGGCAATGGTTTGACGGTTCTCAGCTACATCCTGCCAACACTTTACGATCTGCTGATTGCGTGTTACAGTATTGACCACTTCGGACAATGCGTCTTGCTGATAGTCTCCCGCAGTTGTTTTGACTTCGCTTAGGTCTGTCTCGGTCTTCAGGCGAAAACCCCGAATAGGAACTAGCCAACCATCTCGAATAGCTTGGCGTATAGTGTATTTGTGTACAATTTTCTTGAAGATGCTCTTCAAAGACAACAAGTCCGCATCATCCAGTACTTCAAAATGTTTCTGCTTCCGCAAATTTTTCCGTTTGGGCGTAGCTGTCACACCCAACAACAACTTTTTGGTGCCTGCTTTGAGAACTCCAGAAGCTTCCAGCACATTCATGTAGGTGGAGGCTATACCATGATGGCATTCATCAATGACAACCTTGTCAATGTTGTCCCATCCGAAGCGCTCCATGCGGGTTGCTCCGGTACGCCCGATGCTCGCCACGCATGATACAATTACATCGCAGTCTGTGTCTGCATAATGCTCTGCCATCTCTTTGCCGATCTTCAGTTTTGGGTTCCAAAAGCGCATGGCAGCAATGGCTTGATCTACCAGCTCTTCACGATGCACGGTCACTAGCATCTTGCCGGGAAGCACATGCTTCAGCTTTTGCGGAAGATTGGAAAATAGAACAGTCTTTCCAGTACCCGTAGCAGCCATCACGAGTTGTTGTGTGGTCCCTTCAGTGTAATTTTGGAGAACAGCATTGAGTTGCTCTTCTTGATATGGGCGTAGCAAGTATGTCCTCCTTATAGAATGTCTGGCAGCGCTTCTATCGCTGTTTTGCGCGCTGCTTGTGCTTGTCTCTTCGTTGGGAAGTAGCCAAGGAACTTCGGCTTGTTTGGCTCTGGGCTGTAGATCGCCCGCCATTTGCCTTGGTGCTTGTCTACTCCACCTGTGTACAGTCCCATCTTCACAGCATGCCGGTGATTGCCCAGCACACTGCGCCATTCAAGATTGTCAGCTTGGCAATGTGTCTTGCATCCGTCCTTGTGATTCACCTCTGGCAAGCCTAGAGGATTAGGGATGGCCATCTCCTTCCCAGCACAGGACTGATTTCGGCGCGTTCTTGTGCTCTGCTCGATACTGCCGTGTTACTGTGCCTAATGGTACTTGGTCGGCAGGAGAGGGAAAGTTGGAGGTACGCTCTCCCTGCGCTGCGTATGCACTGCCCTCTGATGCCGTAGCACGTACATCGGCGTGCTGTGGATGCTCGTTGAAGTACACAGGGCGATCCCCGATATTCTGAGCGAAGGCACTGATGGTGAACAACATCAAAATGAAACCAAGAATGTCAGTCATAGTTTTCCAATGAGTTTCCTCATTCTCCTTAACTCGTAAAGTTGAGCTTGCTCTCCCCGTGGGATGCGATACTTTCCCTCATCAGCCTCTGGTTCTTCTCGGGGTGCCTCGCCATGCCAGTGCCAAGGTGTCATTTCTACTTTGTCTAGTTCACGCAAACGTTGTACTACACTGAAGGTACGCTCTGTATCCTCCTCTATTTGTGGATGTTCCTTCGTAAACTGAGCAGCATCGTGTAAGCGTTCAATGGCTAGGGCTGTGCGTAGCGAATCAATAGGCTTGAAAGCTTGTTGCACACGCTCTAGGCGGCACACAGGGCAACCAGCGGGCGAATTCAGCGCAAACCAATGACCACACACTTTACATTGTCCGCAAATCATTTGTCTTCCTCCGTTCCTTGTTCTTCTCCAGCACAAGGTGGTAGAACGTAGCGTGCGCATGCCACCCCACAGCTGTGCCTAGCACGAACCGTCGTACGCGGGTGTTGCAGTTGAATAACTCAACCATTCCCAGTACAGCAAGGAAGCCATGCACTAAGCCCTTCATATGCTTTTCTTTCATGGCTACTCCTTGGGCAAGCGATTGTAATCCTCAGATGTAAAGGGACGCGTGCTATGAGGCAGTTTCTTGAACAGTTTTTTGGCCTGTTTGCGAGCTTTGTTTGTCATAATGCCCTCCGTAGGCCATACGTCTGCACCCGTCCCTTCCCAGTTGCGTCTGGTGGTTACGTTGCATTGAATGGCCTACGCAGGGCATCACCCCGCGCCGTGCTTAGTATCGCTCAGCTTCTATGCGTGTGAGGAAGAAGTGTATTCCTCCACCGCACTCTGTCCAGCGATCCTCATTCCATTTGTCACAGCGTACAATTTGTCCTACACGATATTGCACGTTGGGATCATGTTGGCTGATACCAACTTCAGCACCAACCACTTCTAGTACTTTGACATGCTCAGCACGGCACTTGCGTCCTGTGGCATGGCTACGCTTTGCTGTGTTTCCCACAACAAGGCGCACAAGTACGTCATTTCTACATTTCTTCCAGCCCCAAATAGGGCCAGTCTCAGGCAGGATAGACGACTTTGCTAAAACAAGTTGAATGTCTTGGGCATCTTTGAGGTTCGCGCTCCTGAGGTTCGCGCCACTGAGGTCCGCGCCACTGAGGTCCGCGCCTCTGAGGTTCGCGTCCCTGAGGTTCGCGCTCCTGAGGTTCGCGCCACTGAGGTCCGCGCCACTGAGGTCCGCGCCTCTGAGGTTCGCGTCCCTGAGGTTCGCGCTCCTGAGGTTCG